GTTTGCGTCATAAAACTTAGTCATAGGCTAAATCCTATCAACTATCTGAATCTTCTAGTAGCCAGTCAATTAGCCCAGGATTCTGCGAGAACACTAGTAATAGCGAGTTCTCAATGGTTCCAATGAAGTAATGCTCCCAAGTATCAAAATCGTCTGTCTTCTTAGGCTTTAGAGAGTTATCAAAAACCATGCGACAAGCGTGCAGAATCTCATGCAACAGAGTTATCTGCTTTTTAGTTTTGTGAATATCTGCGTCTACGACAATCAGATTCTTTTCATCAAGCGTGTAGCCATAGGTATTGTCAGTAAGCATTCCATCTACATCAGCGGAACGCTCAATGATATTAAATACCTGAGTACCAACCTTTACGCTGGTTGGCATAGATGATTTCTTCTTTGGACTAGGCGTCGCTGGCATCTTCACTTTCCTTAATCGGTTCTAGGAAGTATCTAGCACAGCACCCGTCGCACTCGTGTCTAGCGTACTGATGTGTTAGGTCGTGCTCACAAACAACGTAGTTCATTGGTTCCTCATTTCGCATTTTTCTACAACATGATGCCCTGATAGGTTTTGGTATTCTTCTGTATAGCAGTCTTGATTCTCTGCAATCCAAAGATAGACAGTAACTCCAAACAGGAGTCCTACAGAGATAAGTAGCAACTTCAAATCTTTATTCATGCGAATCAACTTCTTTTTGCTTACATCTAGCTAAATGCGACTCGCAGTCGTCAGACCAGTTGTACCAGTTCTCGTTTCCGCCTTGACGCGTTGCCCAACCACAAATTGGACATGTCCATCCGTCTGCCATTATTCTTTTCCTTCACAGTTCATAATTGCTGCCTCTTCAGTCTGGTATTTATCCCAGCAGTTGTCCATCTTTCCGACTCCAACCACAAAGAAACCATACAACAAAGAGCCAATCATTGCAACAAAGATTCCAGCAAATACTAGAATCTCTTTCGCACTCATTTTGTCATTCATCAGTTTTCCCCTTAATAACGTTGAGTGCAAAATACCATCCCTTTAGTTCTTCAGTAGATAGAGATGTAGTATCTGCCTCTACTAACAAGCTAATGATACGTTCACGCTCACGCTCAATAGCTCGCTCTCTACCCTTACGGGCTACGTCAATATGAATCCAATTAGTGTCATTCATTAGTTGGCTCCTTAGCGTAATACTTTCCATCTTTTTCAACGATTTTACCCTCTACAATCAGTGCTTCAATTGCTGCTCTAACATCGTCTGACACATGTTCTAATTCTTTCTTAGCGATATCGCTTAGAATAGATGGTGCAACTATCCTGTTAAAGTCTTTTTCAAAGTTTTCATTACTCATTTGTTCTCTCCTTTGAGTACATTAAGAGCAGTCTGAAGTCCATCAACATAACCCTTATTAACTAACATAGGGTTCCTAATCTTCTCAATCTCTTTTGCTATAAGACCAATAAGGCGTTCACGCTCAGAAGCTTGACCAGCTTCAAAACCTAATACAAACGCCCTTGCGTTCGGTTCATTCATGTACATCTCTCCTAATCAACTCAATATACTCAATAATAGCCTTACAACTCGAATGAGTTTGCATTATCTTTGCATCTCTACAAAACACCTTATCACACAGTAAACCGTTAAGCAAGTTAATTACTCTATTACGTTCTTCACGTCTACCAGTCTCCTCACCAGCTAACCAGATAGCCCTGGATTCCTCGTCGTCAGGACTACTCCACATCCATATTCCCCTGAATAATCCCAAGAACCTGCTTTTTTGGACTATCTACGTAATGCTTATAACGCTCACTATTTACATCTATGTAGTCTTGGTCTCTATGCTCGTGGTGTAAAGTTAGTGCGAATCCATCAACTCGCACAAAACCTCTACCTAAAATCTTTATATGAGCCTCGGAGAAAGCATCATCTTCATAACCCCACCCTACAAATCGTTCGTCCCATCCGTTTAACCTTAGGAACGTCGACGAACTCATAACGTAAGCACCTCCAGGATGATTCCACGCTGAGTTCTCACCTTGAACAGCTAATTGCTCAAAAGACAATTCTCCTTTTAATAGGGACGTCGACACTTTTTCAGACAGACGATTGTAAAAGGTGTAAGGCATACATACGTAGTCTTCTTTACTTACTACAGCAATAGCCTTTTCAATAGCTTTTTTATCTAGTAGGGTGTCAGCATCTACGACCAGCAGAACGTCACAGCCGTCTTTGATTGCAGATAAGCACCCTTGATTACGACTACCGGAGACGTTGAATATCTTTGTTTCTTTGTCAGCGTAGTAAACAGTAGAGTTCGGAAATTGGTCCATTAGGCGATTAACAGTTAAGCCAAACGCCTTTACCCTAGTAGGTCTTGCCCTCCAGGGGACTACTATCCCGAGTTTCATAAAACTTACTCATCAATCTTTTCGCCGTTGATTACCCTAATCAAATCTTCTGACCTGAAATGGTCTCGGTACATGAACACACCGTCATCTATTTCAACCCCAGAGCGGTTCTCTTCAATCCACTCAATGATTCTCTGACGTTCCTCGTCAATGCCAATTTGAACACCCATAGCAAAAGAAGCGTCCATAGCATTCTCAGTTGCAATCTGCATCTTCTCCCTAGCGTTTAGGGCATTCGCTACGCTTGTTCCGATAGGCGAGGTGATTTTGTCTTCCGTACTCATTTATGCTCCTTAGTGCATTACTTCTTGTCAGATACTACACTAGCATCAAAGTTATCGATTAGACTTCATTTCCCCAAACATCCCAACCATCCATAGGACGTCTAGCAAACATCTCTAACTTCGCAGCATCAGGGTACAGACGTTCAATCCTTCGGTGGATTTCGTCTGGCTTCCTCGAGTGCTCCATCTTTGCAGCAAGAACCACATGGGGAACACCCTCGTCCGCAAGGGGCAGGGGTCGGCCCTTCGTAACGTTTGAGGCAACAATAACAAACTCCGTTGTCGGTTTTACGACGCTCGGGCGTACGCCTTGTGCGCCGATTGGAGTTAGGTTGTCTTTCTTTGTCTTCACCCATGTGAATGCAATACCTCTGTATGTATACCCCCAGTGGCGGAGTAGGTCTATAGCAAAGTCCAAGCGAGGTGAAGTAACCCACATAAAGATTACGCCAGGCTTGTTTAGAATGCTTTGGATATCCATTGCCATCAAATCTTCATCAGGCATGGTTGGATAGAACTTTGCAGCAGCACCCATCTTGTCTTGTGCACCATAGTAAGACCATGGTGGGTCCATCAAGATGACGTCATACTTCTTATCTGGAAGTGATGTCATGTTCTACTTCTTGTTTATTACGATGTCAAGTCCGTTGTCTGGGTGATATGACCATGAAATAGCAATGCCATCAAATTCATCTGACTGACGTCCCATAAGAGAGTTTGTAGTTTCCATGTTGCTAATAATGTAGCTAGGAACCTTAATCTCAGTTAGTACACAGACAGTGTCATAGATGGTTGCTCCATAACTTTCTTCACCTGTACCGTTGATAATCAGGGATTTTCCACCGTCTGAGACTGTAATTCCAGTGGGGGTACGACACGTATCATAGGCTTTTTGAAAGGTATCAAAACCTACACAACCAGTTAGACCTAGTGTCGCTACTACAGCAACAATACCTGCGGCGACGATTTTAGTTTTCTTCATATTTTCCTTTTGTAGAAGTATGAAAAAAGCCTAGCATACCTACGTATTGTCTATAAGATTCTTCACTGTGGTTGGATACCACTTACCCCCATTTTGACCAAGCACTCCATCAGCATTCAGCCCATCCGCTATCTGACGATAGGTGCGGCCACGACTTCGTTCCAAGTATACCCTATTCTTTACATCATCGGGAGTTTTGTTCTTCGGCCCCATATCAACGCCCCACTTCACCCCACGCTCTCGGCGGTCTTTATGCACGTCTTTCTGACGAGCAGAGATAATCCCACGCTCCATCTCAGCCAATGCACTCATAACAGTAACCACGAATCTCCCCTGATAAGTAGAAGTGTCTAAGTTTAGGTCCAGCATCACCAAACGCCAGTTTTTCCTGTTTGCCCTATCAACAATGTCCAAGAAGTCTGTTGTGCTACGAGCAAGGCGGTCAATACGAGTAACGAACAACGCCTGAGCCTCTCCGGTCTCTAACTGCTTAAGGGCGGCTGTGAGAGCGGGTCTACCAGTAATGCTTTTACCAGAACGCCCCTCCTCACGAATAATCTCCCAACGGGTGAACCCGTGGAACTCAGCAGCCGTTACTAACTGCCTTTCCTGTACATCTAGCGATACGCCATCGTTTACTTGCATTTGCGTAGATACTCTTGTATATAAGAGTGCTAGGCCAGGGTCAGGAGTTTCCATACCTATATTTTACCCCAGAATGAAAACCTTGCTTTAGAAGCCTAGTTTCTTAAGGACGTCGACGACTTTTACCTTGTAGCCATAACTGCCATTAGTGAAGTCATTAGTAATGCCTTGCTTGCCTAAAGAGTAGCCTTTTTCCTCGATAAGGTCTTTCAGGTCCGAAGTACGGATAATAAGCATCCCATTAGCGTTCGGACCAGCACATACCCACCAGTCCGCCTTAGTTGTTCTAATCCCAGAATCCCGTAGGTCCGATTCATCCGACCAGTTGAACTGTTGGCATTCAATGTAGAAGTTTCCGTACTCCCGAGCAAGGTAGTCAGTCTTTACTTCAAACTTAGCTCCGTCAGCCAAATCTCCAAGAAACGTACCAAGTAGTCTTTCACCCACCTTTCCACGCTCTAAATCATGGTCAAAGTCTGGTTGATATCCGTCAGTCATTGCGTTCTCCTTTGTGTTTATAGGACATATCTATAAGGTATCATCTTGTACAACCAAATGCAAGTCCATCTAGGTATAAACCTAAACCTAAGTTTATACAACATATACAAGCATCTCCCCGATTTGCAACAATGAACACCCGAAACTAGTGCGATAATAGAGGGGGAGATACACACACTTTAAAGGAAAACACCGCCATGTCCGCTCAAGACCCTACATATAGAGTAGTTGCCGATTTAGTCATCTCTCCGACCGAAACCATAGTTTTAGGCGAAACCGGCTACATGTACTCAGTTACAGAGCCTAACAGAATTGCGACCATTGGCGACTTAACATCTGCCGTCGGCGGGGTTGATACAGCTTTCACCGTTGCAGGTGGAACTCTAGGGACTCAGCCTACTTTTACTGGAGCACCCTTATTTACTGGTTCTTATGTAAGAACAGGCGACCAAGTCCACTTTAGAATTGACGTTGACATGGACAATATCACTAACTTTGGTAGCGGTCAGTACTACATGGACTTACCATTTCCATCCAAGTACAACTACCAGTTTGCTGCTGGCTGTTTGCACGATATCTCCACTGGTAGAGACTACCCAATCTTTGGACACGTTCTAGCAGGACAATCTCAGATGGTGCTGAAGAGTATTGATGCTCAGGGTAACTCTGCCTACAATGTACCGTTTACTGCAACAGCCCCCGTTACTTTAGATGTAGCAGACAATTTCCACGTCTCTGGCGATTACATTACCGACGCAGAGTAAGTTTGGCAGACCTAGTACTGACTTTCCCTAAGTTTGGACCTTAGTTCCAGAGGTTCCCACTCTTGCGAGTCGTCTCAAGTTTTCACTCTGCTGGTTGGTCGTGTGGACTCAGCAGTAAAGAGCCTTTTGTGGACTGCGAGGAATCGCACCTCGGAAACTCCTTACGGAGCACCTCTCGCTACTTTATTCACAATGGTCAAGTAGCACAGTCCTAAAGTTTATTTAGTCTTTCTCTTAGAGATGGCAATACCTAAATCAAAAAGACCTAGAGTAATAGCAATCGGCAAAAGTGGCAAACTATAAGCAGCAACAAACATCATAACCTTCGCAGCATCATTCACTGCTGCGTGAGAGTTGACATTGAAACCTGCTAAAACATAGACTGTGCTAATTGCTACTAGTGGAATTAGTCCTAAAACAATTCCAGTCCTGCGTATTACTTTTTGTACTTTGTCTTTATTATTCATTATTTCTTTCTGCCTCTCGGCGTTCTTTGTAGCATTTATGGTACGAGTGGACTGCGAGGAATCGCACCTCGGAAACTCCTTACGGAGCACCTCTCGCTACTTTATTCACAATGGTCAAGTAGCACAGTCCTACGAAGCGTATAGGTGTTGGTACACCCACGCTTCGAGCCTCTAGGGAATCCCCTAAGCATCAACAGACCGATGAGCTAAAGTCTGGCTACCTCCACGCAAACTGGTACCACCCAGTCGGTGTCGGGCTCTGTGGAGATGCGGGGAATCGAACCCCGGTCCAGTGGACGTTCAGTTATTCTTCTACAAGCTTAGGCAGTTTAAATATAAATAGTGTTTGACCTGCCAGACCACTATATTTTCGCTTTTCCAGGCAAGCGATTTAGCCCTGTTACTAAGTTGTTCTATTTATTTAAAACCTGACTGCCCACCTAGAACTAGTGCTTTGTCAGGGGCCAAAGCGTTGCGATTAAATCACGCGGCTAGAGCGTATGCAGATGTATTAGCATTTATTGTTTTGACAGATTCAAGAGATACTGTCATCTCTGCTTGCTTCACTAACATCAAGACAACTGTCGAAACCAGTCATCCCCTCAATATTTAGTTTTGTTGTACTACTAGCTTACGCTTCTCTTTATCAAAGACTTTAGGACGCTTTTTAGACGCCTTACCGTTTTGACGAGTAGTCGTAGTCTTTACTGGTGCCGAAGCACCGCCTTTACCTTTTGCCATAATAACTCCTATTATACATCAATTCCATCATTTGTAGCACGCCACACTGACGGAGAGTGGTTTTCTTGAACTGCCTGCTTTACAGCAGCATCGTCGTAGAGACGAAGGATGTGTATGCAAGGGTCGCCTATTTCAAACTCATCGTCTTCTGCTGCAGTTGTTGGTAGCCCATCGTGCGTGTAGCAGACAGCTGGACCAGTCCAGCCATTAGCAATACCTAAGGCAATCCATTCATCGTATGTCATTATTACTCCTCTGTTAGATACTAAGCATAATACTAAAAACTCCTCCTTAATGCAACAAACCCTCCGACAAGCGGAGGGCATGTTGTAAAGAACTTTATTTATTCTTTAGTTGCACTTTTCTTGGTTTCAGCCAAAGCTGCCTCAGCAGAACTAGCAAAAGCAACATTGATTTCATCATCGTCTAGCTTCCCGTCAACTACGTAAGCACGAGCCAAAGACTCAGCAACTTCCATAATTCCAACGAAAGCAGCAATCAATGCAGACTTCCAAAGTTCAACACCACCGATAGAACCAGCAGCAAGAACAGCACTAACTTTCAGGATAACAAGAGCAATAGTTCTCTTGAGAATCATCAAAACGAGTTTCATATATCTCCCTAGGGTTGAGTTGGTTTATAAGCCTCCCTCTCCCAAGGGCATACATCTATTGTACCTTAAAAAGGCATCTCCTATTCAGACTTAGAACTACCCTTAATTTCGGTTTTAATCAGCCTGTTACGAGCAATGGCTCTTCTCTCACGCTCGGTAGTTCCACCCCAGATTCCGAGTTCATGGTATTTAAGGGCGTACTCCAGGCAACGAACCTTGTAAGGACATTCAGCACAGATGGCTTTAGCCTCTTTACCGTAGGTGTACGAGGAGTGAGTAAGCTCGATTACTTTGCCGTTTCTGAGGGCGTCAGACGTACTTCTTTCTTCTGTAAAGAAAGCGTCTGGATACGTTTCAGAACAGGGAGTGGCACCATGCTCTTCAAAGTCGGGATAATCTTCTGGGATAAGGCCGTCTAGCATGGATTGTCTCTCTATCTAAATACGTCTCCTCCGAACCCGTTTCCGAACTTTATCGGGGGTGCGGTGAATATTTTTAATAGTTTAGCATCGCAACCCTCAACTCTGCAAATCAAGTCGGTAGGTTCGTCAGCCGTGATAGCACGGACCTCGATGTAGCGGTGCTCTTTATCCTCAGGGTGGGTCTCACACTTATATTCGTACGTAGGCATCTTATTCCTTAACTAGAGAGTTCAGTCTATCTAATCTAAACCCAGCCCAGTTGTCCTCCCCCGCCACAACGACGGGGGCTGACGCATAGCCTTTTTCTTCAATGAGAGCAAAGACTTCAGGACTTTCTGAAATCATCTTTGACTCAAAAGGAATCTCCTTTAGAGTAAGGAATCTTTTAGTCTGCTCGCACGCAGTGCAGTTTGGGTTGCTGTATACGATTACCATTACTTCTGGTTCTCCACAATCAACTTGATTTCACATGCGTCTGTGGTGCAGTAGGCATCGCCAATAGCATCGATACCAAGACCCTGATAAATACCGTCAAGAGAAATAGGAAACAGCTTTGATACTGACGCCTCATATTCTTCTTCAGTAATCTGTGTGTACGGCATCTGAGGGTAGGTCATGTTACCTGATGGCAAGAATGATACAGTCTTCAACTGACCGTCGTACATGTGTAGAACAGACTCGACGTGCTGAGCTTCTGTCTCAGGGTCGAATGAGATTGTTACAGATACGGAGTTGTCTGACCAGTAACGCTGAGCAGTTGCAGCAAGTGCCATCTTCTCAAAGATAGTTACGTCACGCTCTGCACGTTCAGCCATTGACTTGATTGGGAAGTAGACAACTGTTGTGTGGTCTGGGTTAGATACGTCTGGCTCAACTGTGTAGTTAGCCATCTTGAATAGCGTCAACATAGGGTCGTCGTTCCCAAAACGGATTGCACGGTTGAAGAACTTACCACCTGGAGTCCAGTGAACGCCCGGAGATTCCCCAGCCAAGATAGATACAGTACCTGATGGCTTGACAGTTGTGGTCTTGATTGACTCACGAATACCTAACCACTCAGAGTAAGTAACGTCATACTTCTTCACTACTGCGTAGCCCTCGTCCATCCAAGTACGAAGTTCTGGGAGACCCTTGCGGTCAGCAAAGTTAGCAATACCAGACATTGAAGTTCCAATACGACGGTTTCTCTGCATGATTGCGTTGGTCTCTTCCCAGTGGGTAGGTAGAAGAGTTACAGTCTTAGCGTATAGGTAGGCAAACTTCAAAGTGCGAAGATAGTCTTCCTTGCTTTCGTGACGGTTTAGGTAGGTCTCAACAAGAGTACACATTTCGTAGCTTTCAAGCGACTGCTCTGCACAAGGGTTGTAGCCCATGATGCGGTGGTCCTTGTTGTTGATTGGGTCACCTAGACGGCCATAAGCCTTAGATACGTCTTCCCAAATAACTCCAGGCTCACCGTTAAGAATGATTCCATCTACAATCTTAGAGAAGTCAGTACCAACGTTGACCATGACTGAGTTGTTTGACATCCAACCCCAACCAGGCTTTTCAGCATCGTATGAGTTACGGTCCGGGAACTTCTCAGCGTTCTTTAGGTTCAAGAAGTTGTCATCGTCAATGCGACCGATTAGTAGCTCAGCTGAACGACGAACGTTTCCAGATACAACACAGCGACCGATTAGGTTACCGATGTCTGCAATATCCACGGTAGTCAAAAGCTGACCCGCACGACCGTTGAAGATTTCACGAATCTTGTCATGTAGAGCAATCAACGGGTCTGGACCTGAAGCAGTTCCACCAAATGTTGCAATAGGTGAGCCATAAGGACGAATCTCGCTGTAGTCGAAGACTAGGCTTGCTTGGTCTGCCTTTAGGTATGAGTTGATTAGAGCAACAGTGCTTTCCTGCCAACCCTCACGGGTGTCAGGGATAACGTAGGTCTGAGCCTCACCTGGAGTGAAAATCTCAAAGTTCTTGTCTGCACCCTTGTCGTCAAAGCCAACACCCACACCGAGCATCGATGCTTCCATGAGGAATGCGAATGGCTTTGCAGGATTTGACTTGGTCATTTCCAAAGTAGACACAAAAGCACAGTTCTGCAGAGCAGCCGAGTTCTTCTGAACGTTTACGATGTTAGTTCCCATAACCCAGAGTCCACGACCTGGAGGCGACCACTTCAAGTTGAATAGGGAGTCGTAGAACTCTTTTGCTGAGGCAGCAGCCTTAGCGTCTGACCATGGCAAGCGGTTCTGCTTTGCGTGGTCTTTCTGGATTGAATATGTACCGTTAGTAACACGCTCACAAACTTCGGCCCAAGTTTCTTTGGTGCCATCTTCTTTCTTACGTGAATAGGTGCGTAGGAATGTAATCTCGCCTACAGAGTTCCCAGCAGCGTCTTTATAGCCAAATGGTGATTCTTTTTTTCTGTAATCTGATACAAATTCTTCGTTTAGTTTAAATGAGAACATAGATATTTATGCTGCTTTCGATGGGAGTGATTGATAAGAATACAAGTATACATCGACTACGAAGGGTCGAGTATTACTCGTGATTCAAGAATAGTGCCTCTACTATTTTTTTGCAAATCGGGCAAATCCTTAGTTTTTCGGGGTCTCTAGAGGGTATAAACTCTATCCCGCATAGGGCCATTACGACAGTTCCCATAATATACCCCTCTGTTACTTTAGCGGCATCTGCGTAATGAGCGTAATGGTCGTCTGAATCTGTGTCGTTTGTGTCTGTCTTATCTAGTACGTCAGCCTGAGACACGGTCTACCACTCTTCTTCGTCAATAATTGGCTGTAGCATCTCAAAAACATTTTTCTTAGGAATAGAGACAATGTTTGCACTGCCGTCTTCAATTCCATAAGACACAACAAAGTGCTCACCGCATTCCGCAAGCCCAGCAGCAAACTCCACGTCATAGCCCTCAAACAAGAACTCAGGACTTATCTCAATGATGTTGCCGTAGTAGTCATAACGCACAAACTGGTGCACATATTTTCTAAATACCCTGCGGTCCAAGAACTTACCGTTAGGAACGTGAATAATGTTTTGATAGCAACTATGCGTAACAGCTAGATAGCTCTTATCTTCTAGGAGTAGGAGCGAACTCCCTCCCCTGATTGAGCCGATAGTCCGATTAGTGTTTGGCTTGAGAATAAACTTGTTGTCTTTTACGATTCCAGTTGGGCTGTAGATAAAGTCAAAGTTCGGGTTGGAATCATTTAGAGTTGTCATCCAGTTCTTCTCATAGCGGTCTACGTCAAAACCTTCACACTTTTGTACAAAGTATGCTTTATTTTCCTCTAGGTCCAGTCTGTAGATAGCAACACGAGAAGGTACAGTGTGAGCACGCTCTAACATCACCCCGTGCATGTACCAAACACCGTCACGCCAGTAGATACGGCAGTCTTCGATTCCACGAGGAACAGACGGACCATCAGCAATGTGAATCTCACGCAGGTCATGGACAGACCAGTCCGTAGGGTCTAGACGGCATATCCAAGTTCTAGTACGGATATCCCCAGAAGTCTGAATCTTGAACTCTCGGGTTAGAGGGTCGATTAGGTAGTTGCTAGAGCGGATAAGGGTCATGTAACCATCCGCCTCGGAATAGCCGATTGAAGGGTTTAGGGCACTCCACTCTTTGACGTCCATTTCGGGGCGTAGCATAATCTGCTTTGTAACCCCTTCAAAATCCTCGATATACGGAATATCAAACGGCATTTCTTTAGACATTAAAATCTTTCTTTTAGGCTTGAATACCAGCATACTACACCCTAGACAGGCATTACTTAGCCAGAACTAGTGTAAAATAGAAGAGATTACTCCCACCGAAATGAGGCAAAATGAGCTGCTGCGGCCCAGCCGGACTTCACAACTTCCTGTGCAATCAGGGTGCCACTTTTAAGCGTACCTTGACCTGGACCGACTCTGCCAGAAAACCTCGTGATTTGACTAGTTACACTGCTCGTATGCACGTCAGAACAACAATAGACTCCTCTACTCTCTTTCTCCAGCTTACCACAGCAAACGGCAGAATCACATTAGGAACTACAGACGCAACAAAAGGTCAAGTAAATCTAACAATTTCAGCCACAGATACAGCCGCACTAGCTCCAGGGCAGTACGTCTATGACCTAGAACTAGTTTCTGCTGGTGGAGAAGTAACCCGCCTTGTCGAGGGCAACTTTGTTGTAAAAGCAGAGGTAACTAGATAATGGCAGTTGAATCTAACGACCTACCTTTCAAAGTAACTGTAGACAGTCGAGACCTAAGCAAGGTCATCGTTCAGGAGCAAGTTACTAATATCCAAATCTCCGAATCAGGGCCTCAAGGAATTCAAGGCCCCGCCGGCCCAGCTGGTAGCGAAGGTGCAGCAGGTAGTACAGGACCAGCAGGTAGTACAGGACCAGCAGGCGCAGTTGGCCCAACAGGACCGCAAGGACCACAGGGAGAGCCAGGCGAAACGCAAGTAGTCGCTTATACCCATAACCAAAATGAGGTATCATTAAGTTGGGTAGTTTCTCATAATTTGGGGTTCAATCCAAACTTGACAGCATTCGATTCAGCTCACAGAAATATCGAAGGCAGCGTCGAACACACAGATTTAAATAACTTAACCGTATCTTTCAGTGTAGCTGTCGGTGGCTATGCGTATCTATCTTAGGAATGTAAATGGCTCGTAGCTTTTTGACCCCCATAGACCTAAATGGTCTAGAACTTAGAAACTTTAGAGTACAAAACCTTACTGGGGCCAACCCAACAGGGTCCGTTGGTAGACTCTACTTCAACGCCACTGACAACTCTCTTAGATTCTACGACAACACCGAATGGAAGACTGTAGCTACGGGCGGTAGCGCAATCACCATTGGTAGCACTGTTATTACCATCGGTTCAACTACCACTTCTCTAGCCGGAAACAGCACTTCTACCCTAACACTAGGTAGTGCTAACCACGCTCACACCATCTGGGACGGTGCAACAATTGCCGTAAACCGTGGTGGTACTGGCACAACAACTGGCTCTATTACAGGTTCAGGAGCACTTACATTTACCGCTGGTGGCTCTAACCAGAACATCAACCTAAGACCTACTGGTACAGGCTCTGTAGACCTAGGTAGCACAACAGGTAGCGACGGATTTAAGCTTACTGGTCTTAAAGACCCTACAGACCTATACGATGCAGCAAACAAGAAGTATGTAGATGGTGTTGCCGCTGGACTTAACGCTCACCCTGCAGTTAACTACGCTACTACCGGTGCTCTAGGTACTACTGGAAACCTTCTCGGTGGGACTATTACCACTACCTACAACAACGGAACTAACGGTGTAGGCGCAACACTTACTATTGCTACTTCCTCAAACTGGACTAACATCCTCATCGATGGACAGAACGTAGTAGTCGGCAACCGCATTCTTATTAAAAACCAGGGTGGAACAAGTTCCAACCTGCAAAACGGTATCTACGTAGTTACTAGCGTAGGAACTCTAGGAACCTCAACTTCATTCGTATTTACTCGTGCAGACGACTCCAACACAACTCCAGAAGTTGGACCTGGAGACACTACATACGTTCTAGCAGGTTCCTCAAACGGTGGAAACGGTTTCGTTCAGACTGCAACAATTGTTGCTATCGGTACCACGGCAATAGCTTGGTCTCAGTCTTCTGGTTCATCTACTACAACAGCTGGTCTCGGTCTTACAACTAACGGCACCAACCCAAACCAGATTGACGTAAACCCAGGAACTGGTCTAGCTATTTCTGGCGACACAATTGCTCTAGCAAATACAACGGTAACTGCCAATACTTACGGAGGGTCATCAACTGTCACCGGACTAGTTATCGACGCTCAAGGTAGAATAACTTCCGCAATTGACCAAGCCATCGGAAACCTTTCAGCTACTGTAATCAATACAGGTCAAATAGCCCCTGCCCGCGGTGGTACGGGTGCCGACCTATCTGGAGCAACTCAATACGGTCTCCCATACTTCAGCACCACCGGTGGAGTTATGGCTTCAACTGGAGCTGGTGCTAGCACTCAGGTTCTAGTCGGTAACGCTTCAGGTGCACCTACTTGGACCAACATCTCAGGTCTAAGCGTAAGCACCGCTACTGTATCTAATACTGCTGCTTTCACTAACGACACCACTTCAGCAGGAACTACTTTCTACCCTACTTTTGTTAGCGGTTCAACATCTCCTGCTGCACTAACAATTAGCTCTACAAAGCTTTCCTACCAGCCATCTACCGGAACACTAAGTGCAACCCTATTTGCAGGTAATGCTGCATCACTTACAAACGTACCTGCAGGTAACGTAGTAGGAACTTTAACCAGCACCGTCCTCGGAAACTCCAGCCTAAATATCGGTAACACATCCATAGCACTAAACCGTGCTGCAGGAAACCTAGCCATTGCAGGTATCACATCCATTACAGGTGGAAACGGAACAACAGACATTGCTTTCAACACTGCCGCTGTTACTGCAGCAGCTTCAGGTGCAATCAACGTAATCACAGGTGCCACAACAACCTCTGGAACAACAGGTGCGGTAACACTACGCTCTGGAAACTCTGCGGCTGCCTCTGGTGCAGTAACAATTACTACAGGTACTTCAACAAGCGCAGCTTCTGGAGCCATCTCAATTGACACTGGAGCTACATCAGGCGGTACTACTGGTGCTATTACTATTGGTACAACCAGTGCATCAGCACTGACTATCGGTAGAAGCGGAGTAACCACTTCTATTGTTGGTACTACCACTCACACACTAGGTAAAACAACTCTTGCAGTTCACGCTACAGGATATGCTGCTCTAAACATTCCTTCTGCATCTACAGTTATTACCTCACCAGCTTCAGGCGACCTCTGGAACTTATCCGGAGTACTTCAGTTCAACAACGGAACTGCTACTAAGCAGATTGCGTACCTTGACAGCAACATTACAGGTTCTGCAGCAACTGCAGGCTCTGTAACAAACTCGTTCGTACTTAGAGCCGATGGTGGAACTACCGAAGGTACCGACCTCTACACCTTCAATGGTTCTGGAGGAAAAAACGTTAACCTTGTTTCTGGTAATGGAATTGCTCTTACAGAAACATCTGGAACAATTACTTTTACCAACTCCGGTGTTAGAAGCATAAACGGTGCAACAGGAGTTATCGGTGCTACCGCAAATTCCAACGGCTCATACACTCGCTACCACAGAGCCACCTGTGCAGCAGCAACCACTACTGCTATTAACCACGGTCTAGGCCAATGGGTTCTTGTACAGGTTTACAAGACAAGCGATGGCACTATTGCTGATGTTGATGTGACAAACACAGACACTAGCGGTGGAACTACTACTGTTGGATTTGCAGTTGCACCTGGTGCTGGAGACTATACAATCGTAATTATCGGCTAGGATTAATCCATGCCAAGAAGTATATTAACCCCCTTCACGTTTAGTACCGGTGGCAATACAATCACCAGTCATGGTGCTGCGATAATCCCGCTTGCTATTCGAGGTAGTTCAACAACCCCTACCTCAGATTTACTATCTATTCAAACCAACGGCGGCACACCTCTTTCTGGATTTGACTCCGCTGCAAATCTATTTGTAAACAAAACGTCATACGGAACAAGTATCGTTTCTTCAGGACCAGCAAACGTTACTTTTTGGAAAATAGCCACACTTCCAGCAACAAGTGCCGGAACTTTTGACCACCTAGTGCTAGATGTAGTTTTAGATGACAACTGGGGCTCTGCTCAAAAAGTAACCGCTAAAATACTTTTTTCAAACAGAGACGCGTTTACATTTAGATACTACCTAAACGGTACTGTAAGGTCGGCTGCTAGAGTTCTTGCATACACCGAATCAAACGGCACCGTATCTATCTACCTTAGAGCAGGAAATGGAAACTTCTGTACTTTTTCTTACAACATCACTCACGGTGTTGACGCAAACCTTTCAATACCTAAAAACCCAGCGTCTACAACTACTACCCCAACAGGCACTCTAGCTTTTGATAGCTCTAACATAGGTACCTATGTTCCAGAGTCTTACATTCCATACACAGGTCAACCTATTATTCGTGGACTTGTAAACAGCTCAGGCACCGTAAGCGGTGCATCTTTTGTTAGGTCTGGAGGTACAACAAACCAGTTCCTCAAAGCTAACGGTGACGTAGACTCGAACACATACCTACCAACGACATCTAGCTATTTTGCTGGGCATAACCCAGAAGGTAGGTTGATGTACAACACCTACCTTACAAACGATATGGCCAACGCTAGGCTTCGTGGTTCTGCAGTTGCTGCTACACAAAATGGTAGTGCCTATACAATCTCAAACGCCAACTGGGATGCAATGTTTGATGGCACAGCTACCTTCTTCAACATTAGCCCGACTAGCGGATTCACCTTCCCACTAGTTATTACTGTCCCACTGCCTAGAACTTTGACCTACGGAACATGGATTGGACTTAGCTTTGGAAGCACAACTTTCCGAGCTAACAGCGTTACTATCGAAGTATTCTCTTTGGACAGCAGTTCTTGGGTAACTGTATTTACAACCACAACAAACACCAGCGAAGACATATTTACTTCTGTATCAGGACTAACAAACTCAAACGCTACTGGTATTAACCAAGTTCGCTACACTATTTCATCTCCTAACAGCACTCAACTTAGACTTCAGCATCTGTGGGCATACAACTTTAACTCTGACATGTGGTCACAGACTATGATGCCTCGTGCTGGAGGAACTATGTACGGAGCACTCACCGTACCAGACAGGATAACCCTAAAAGCCGTAGCAAATGCCGCAAATCAGTCTAATGGTCTGCTTCTTTCCAATGCCGTCGATGCGTGGCAATCAGGAGTATACCTAAGAACAGATGGTAGCGGAAACCCTAGACTTTCACTTCTTGCTCCAACAGGGGCTTTAGGTGAAGCAGTCAGCGTTGATTCTGCAGCTAAGGTCGGTATCGGTAACGTTGCTCCCGTTGCTCAGTTGGATGTTTATAGTCAGGCTGCTGCTCGTGTGGGTCAAGTTATTCGTGGTGCTACATCTCAGACTGCAGACATCCTACAAATCCAGTCATCCGCTGGAACTGTTTTAGGTGGGCATAATCGTATAGGCCAGCTGTTTACAGGAACCACCACTCCAATACTTTCTTCTACCGGCGGAATAATTCAGTCTATTGCTACAGGTGCTAACCCCCTAGTAACTATGGCTTCGGCACATGGGCTTACTACAGGAGATTTAGTTACTCTTGCATCGACAACAGGTGGAACTTACAACGGAACTTTTGTTGTGGCATCAACGCCACTAACAACAACTTTTACTATTACCACTGCCCTCACTACAGGTCAAGCAGGCACTGGTGGTATCGTTACTAGCCCAGTACAAGCTTCTATCACCGCTCGGTCTGCTAGCACTACAGGTTTGATTGTTCGTGGTGCAGCAAGTCAGATAGCCAGCGTTCAAGAGTGGCAGAACTCCAGCGGAACAGTTACAGGCTACGTTCGCCCTGACGGCAATGCCATAATTTTTGGTGGTGTAGAGGCAACGTACTACATGACTACTACCGCTGGAACAACAAGTAACGTTCCTATGACAGTCTATGGACAGGCTTCGCATACATCAAATCTCCAAGAGTGGCGAAGGCTAACCGAAGGAACTCCTAGGGCCTTTATTACTCCTACGGGCAACATGGTATATCACGTTGATACTAATCCTAGAACAGCCAACTACACTCTGGCCCTGGTTGACGATGGCGACGTAGTTGAAATGAACGTGGCTTCAGCAAACACCGTAACCATTCCACTAAACTCGTCAGTTGCCTTTCCGATAGGAACGCAGATTACAGTTATCCAAACTGGTACTGGGCAAACAAGCATTGCAGTTACTTCTGGGGTTACTCTAAACGCCACTCCTGTTACAGGCACTAACAACGCAAAACTTCGTGCACAATGGTCTTCGCTAACCCTACTCAAGCGTGGCACCGATACTTGGATAGCCATGGGCGATTTGACCGCATAATGGCACTAAATGGTAGTATTGCCTCTTCGAATGGTAAGGCCCCTGGTGCCCCCACCATAGGTACAGCAACGGCTGGAGCAGGAAATGCAACCGTAGCATTTACGGCTCCTGCCTACAGAGGAAAAGGAGACTCTATCTCTAACTACACTGCCACATCCTCTCCTAGCGGAATTACAGGCAATAGTTCAACTAGCCCCATTACGGTAAGCGGATTAGCCACAGGCACTTCTTATACATTTACTGTTACTGCAACTGCAATTTCTGCGGGTATCATAGTTACAGGACCTCCTTCAGCAGCAAGTAACTCGGTTACAATTTCATCGGGAGCGACGTTAAGAAGATGTACATCTACACAAATTAGTTTCGGTTGTTGTCAATCCACAGGCGAGTGTGGAGCACTTGGTGCTGGAGCAACATGTAGCCCAGCAGTCGGAGTTTTCTTCGAAGAGGCATGTTAGGATAATAAAATGCTTACAGACAACTCTCTTGAATTCGTACACACAGGAGTAAATGGCGTACCGCTAGTTTGGGTCATAGACACCCAATGCGTTTATGACTTACCACTTTCTGTAGAACATGCCGCTATCTTTACAGGGGCAGATGAAGTAGTAGACATCTCAGACGACTACCCAGAACACGCAGGAGTTACCGTCAGATTGTTAAAAAACGGCGAGGTCCTAGAAGAACTTCAGACCTCGGATTACTTCGGTAGCATCTTGCTAAGTAACCCTCAAGTTTTAGTTTTAACTGCCTATCCTTACGGGATGTATGTTGAATCTCCAAATGCTCTTTTTGTAGATGGGGAATTTGTAATACTAGATACAGATATGTCAGGATTGGAGCCGTTCCATCGTGACCACGGAGCCTAAGAAGTCCCGCTGGGAGCAGTACAAAGAAAAGAATGGCGTAACGCCGCTAGACCTGCTAAACCCTAAGACCCGTAAGATTGACGAAAGCCATGCCGAGGGAAGAATGGCTATTTGTAGCGCTTGCCCAGAGCTAATCAAGAATTTAAATCAATGTAAGCAATGCGGCTGTTTTATGGAATTCAAGACAAAGTTAGAAGCGGCCAAGTGCCCGCTTGGTAAGTGGTAGTAGACTACTTTTCTTTAGTTCTAGGTTCCTGTTCAGGAAGCCTGACGAACACGACTCCGTCATGTTTCATCTCGCAGCAGCGAGCTAGCTTATCTACTACAAAACGCTCTTTACATACAGAGCACATGTTTGAAGAATTACTATCAGATTTAGACATAGACCTATTTCTAGATATAAAGTTATGCCTTAATTATCTCACACCTTGACGGCATCGACGGTAGAAAGAAACCGCCTTTCGGCGGTTATCTTATTACTTCTTTTTCTTCTCAGCTTCTTCGTCTATAGCGTTTACCTGACCGATTTCCAGGGTTGCAAGGAGCATACCGCTAAAGTTGTACTCACCCGCATGTGAGATACGTACCCACGGGGCAGCCCAAACTTCTCCGCCAATCTCTCGCCACATGCGGCAGAAAGCATAGTCTTCAGATAGAAGAATTCTTTCAGGTTCAGGGGTAACCATAGTCTTGAAATACTCAACGATTTCCTGACCAAAAGGAACAATGTCTCCGATGGTGTTGAATTTGTAACTTTCACAAACGGCTTTTAGTTGCTCAAACACGGTACGACGAATAAACATCATTCCAGTACCAATGTCTTTTACTCTAAACGGCTCATTTGATTTAAATGTTTGTTCTTCGTCTAAGAAGTTGATAGCAAAAAGTCCAGAATAAAGTTCTAAATCCTCTTTACCAGCAAGAGCAGCTTTACGAACATTGTTCCAGTCGATAGCCTTCATTGGATACGGTGCACCAATAAGGTCTTTACCAGATTCAATCATGGCAACGATATCTTCCGCAACAAAACCATGGTCGGCATCGATAAACAAAAGAGCATCAAAGTCAGTCTTCATAAACTCATTAGCAAGAGTGTTTCTTGCTCTAGTAACCAAACTCTCGTTAGTGATAGATGTGTGAGTTACTGTGTGGCCCTTAGCTGCAAGTTCCCTGCTCAAGTCAGAGATACCAGCGACATATACGCTCTTAGCCATACCACCGTACATCGGAGTTGCAATAAAAATTTTCATAATAACCTCAGTCTAATTTGGGTTGCGAGGGGTTGAGTATCTCTCCCAACCCCTCGTTGTGCCTCTCTCCCAAGGAGCACATTTGTATCTTACATCACTGTGAGTGATATAGACATCCTAACACACTACTAAAAGTTCTTAGCGAACCTAGTAGCAGTGCTCCAGTCAACCCCACCGCTGGCAACAGCCTTAGGTATAAGCATCATGTTTAGAATCTCGGCTCTAGAGCCCTGACCCTCAACAGCCAACCCACGGTCAGCAAGTTTACGGTGGAAAGCAATTTGAGTCATAGGACGCTCACCACGGTCTTCGCTCCATAGGCGATAGACACCAAAAAGAGCCTTGATGCTAAGTGCAGCACCCTCAGACACTTTGGTTTCTTCATCCAAGAACAGACCGATTCTATCCTCGTTCTTACGATAGATGTCAGCAGCCTCTCTAACAACAGAACACCAACCAAGCGGGTCTCTCTCACTAGAGTTTAGATACTTCACAGCACCCTCAACTGCCCATGAAAGAACAGCAGGTAGACCACCGTCTGGGTCGAACAAGTATGCCTTTAGGTCTGGGTCTGGCTTTTCTGGAATGTTAGTAAGAGGGATAGGACGAATACGACGCCACATCGCATCATCTGTAATAACAGGTCTGTGGTTTGTAGTAACCCACAACTTACCCTGAGCCTCAAATGTAAACGGCTTTTCACCCGGAGAACGAGCAGAGATTTCAGATGAACCAGTAAGTTTTTTTACAGAGTTTTCTTTTAGACGTTCAGTCTCAGGCAACTCGTCAACCCAAATCATACGACGACCACGCAACTCTGCCCAGTGGTACTGGTCAGACTGGTTAGCACGTCCATCTCCTTGTGCAAGAACGCTAGAGTCAAGGGGCCATGCGTACTCCTGAGTACCAAGAGCCTTGACAACAGTTTCAACAAATGTGTTCTTACCAGAACCCGGAGGACCATAAACCAAGAACATGATGTCCTGAGTTTTGAATCCGCTTAGGGTATATCCAACTGCACGCTGTAGCCAGTCTTGAAGTTCTTTATCTCCACCAGTAGCAAAGTCAATGAACTGCTCCCAACGAACGTTGCGAAGTCCCGGAGTGTAAGCAACAGGTGCACGACGAGTTATGTACAAGTCTGGGCGACCACGAAGTAGTTCACCAGTACGCAAGTCGATTACACCGTTAGAAACACCAAGCATGTTGGAGTCGCCGTCCCACTGCTTTACACCGACAACGACACGTGTGTCAGAGTTTGCACTCTTAATCATGTTCACTAGACGGCTATTAGATTTAGCCTGCTGTGCCCACTTAACTATGTCCTGCTTTTTCTGCTGGTCTCCATCTCCATAGTTGGAAACTTCGCTAGCAATAATCGGAGAAATACGTTTTGCAAGTTCGCTAATCTCTAGTTCTTCAATATCTGGTTTCCAGTACTGACCAGTCCAGTGGAACCATCCAAGTCCAGGAGTGTAACGAACAGCAGAGCCATAAGTATCAATTAGACGACGACCATTACCGACATCAGTTAGAGTACGAAATCCTGGAGTACCGCCATCTTCAGCATCAATTGCGTCAGGGTCGCCAGGAATATCAATGTTGCCACCACTAGACGCATCGCTAGCAGACATGCCATCCGACACCATGCGAGTAACAGCCATACCAACAGCATTAGCAACAGGTGCAGCAGTAGAACTTTGGTTACTAGCAATTAAAGCATTGCTCTCTGCCTGCGATTGTTCAGCCCACTTCTTACCTTGCTCCCAGTCTTTTAGTCCAGGCCAGATGCGGTCCGTCTTTGGGTTGTCAGCAATAAAATCCATTGCACGTCTTGTGTGCATAAGTAGAGAGTTAGGACCCTCAAGTTCCATAGGGGGGCGAACTTTTTCGTGGTTGAAACGAATCATCATTGTCTCAATCATCATGCGAGCCTCTGGAGTAGTTCCAAACTTACTTGCAAGTGAGCACGCTAAACGATAGATGTCTACAGCACGAGAGCCTTCAGAAATACCTTCTTCAAGCATCTTTTGAGTGTCAACTCTTTCGCCAGAGAATTCAAGACCGTCCATCCAGTCCCAGTTGCCCTCGGTGTAGCTAGTTGATTTGCGTCTACCCTTACGAAGAAAACCTAGAAGTTCTTCAGGAGCCTCTGCCATTTCGATTTCCCAAGGTGCTTTACCCGGAGCCCAGTCATAAGTGGTTCCAGAAAAGTGTCTCGACGGAGCAACAAGAACGTATCCGTTGTGCTTGATGTCAACACCCTTTAGTCCAGCCTTGAGAAGATTTCCAACAAGTTGTTCTTCGGAATCTGCTTTGTAGTAAAGGTGTCTACCACGTACAACTTTTCCGTTGATGCTGTACTCACCTGTGATTGCTTCAACAGTAGGAGGGAGTGCACCCTCAACTAATCTTTCAAATTCTTCATAACTATCTGTTCCACCAGAACGTGGGTCAATGTCAATGACAAAGAATCCAGACGGCTGACAGAAAACACCGATGTTGTAGTTAGGGTTTTTACCCCACCATCCATCTACATCGTGAACTTCACTTGTGGCGTTAATATTCCATTCGCCGATGGCTGGGTGCTTACCAATATCTTTAGAGTCGCCATGTTGGCTATTGCAAGTACAACGTCCCCCATCGTCGATACCGTGAACTGGAAGAATCTTCCAACCGTTTTTTGCGTACCACTGGGCACCTTTTATAAGACGCCCGTTACTTGCTGATTCCCATGAAGCCATGGATACACCACCTCTGTGTCATTGTATAAGTCAATATACTTCTCGTATCTGCTTACAACATAATACACAAGAACGGACCAGTTGCAAGCATTAAATGGATTAATTGCTGAAAAAAGTGTAAAAACACTAACTGACCGAGAGTGGTTGACCTAACAACCTGCCGAATCAGGGCGACCCAAATAGGGTAAAATTGTAGGAACGAAACTAACCGCTACTACCAGGAATACTAGTATAACTCATGGCCATGGACCCTATTCTAACTATTGCAGCAAGTATTACAGCTATCGGAGTCATCATTGGTGGCATTGTTGCAACATACAGACTAGCACGAAAAATCAACGACTCTATCGGATTAGACGCGCAAGGCCGAACTTTGTCTGAAAGATTAGGCAGAGTAGAACACCAGCTCTGGCCAAACGGCGGAAGTTCACTAGCCGACCAAGTACACGCTAGCTCAGATATGGCTAAAGAAACAGCAGTAGAAGTTCGTTTTATCAAACAAATGCTTTTAGCATCTAACCCAACCTACACTCCTGCAGAAGAAGTTACACCGCTAAAACCAAAAAGGACACGCCGTAAAGCTAGCTAACAAACACTAGACAACCACTTGAAGGTTGTAGTAGACTAACAGAGACATATACACAGTACGAAAGGAAAAGTATGTCTTTATCTAATCGACTAAAAGAAGCAAGCACTCAAGCAGAAAACATTCTGTGCAAGGTCGGCTCCATTATGGTTAGCGACAAAATTACTAAAGAAGAAAAAACGCAACTAGAAGCAATTCTTCATACTCCAATAGATTATCCGGGTAGGGTATCGAGCTCGGAACTAAATAAGATTTTTCGTGAAGAAGGCTTTGACGTTTCAATAAGCTCATTTGATAGACACCGTGCTGGACGTTGCTCTTGCGCTAGAAAGATAAAACAATGAGCCTAGACGACAAACTCAAAAAACTAGTTGACCCCGGTCGAACTGGTTCCGATGTCAAAGCTCTAAATACTCCAGAAGAGTGGCGTCCCCGAATGGACGTTGACGACTCTAAGGGTGGATTTGTAATCTCTAAGCCGAGACCATCTTCAGAAATCCCAGACGCACAAACTGTACTGACTGAGTTTGGTTTGAATCCAAACGACTGGACAGTTACTTCTATGCGTAGAGGTAAGTGGCAAACTTATCACGGCGAATGGCTAGAGTCAGTTCGTGTAAACCTAGTCCCTGTCGGAACATCTCTAGCAGACCAACTAGACGCCGAAAAACTTGCTGACGAAATTCGCAAGTGGCGACCAGCAACCGGAATCAAACAGTCCACTGGAAACGGCTCATTTCTCGTTGTCCCTAGCGACCAGCAAATCGGTAAGAAAGCAAACGGACAAGGAACTGCTCAGTCTGTAGAAAGAATTCTTCACCTTACCGAAGCATCAGTAGAGCGTTATAAGCACTACAAAAAGCTAGGTCTCGACTTGGGAACAATCACACTTGCTCTTCCGGGAGACCACGTTGAAGGAAACGTTTCTCAAGGTGGACGACTGCAAGGTCTAGCATCTTCAGACCTAGGACTAACAGAGCAAGTGCGTGTTGCACGTCGCTTGCTTATGGCACAAATCAAAGCATTAGCACCTCTTGCTGAAAATATGATTGTTCCTGTAATCAACGGAAACCACGACGAGGTAACTCGTCAAGTTGCAGCAGACCCTGCAGACGGATGGAACGTTGAGATTGCATCAGCAGTACAAGATGCCTGTGCAGAGAATCCAGCACTACAGCACATCGAGTTCCGTTATCCAGCATCTGGACATCAGACTTTGACTGTAGATATTTGCGGAACTATGCTTGGACTTTTCCACGGCCACCAGTCAAGAGACCCGCTAAAGTATCTATCTGGTCAAGCAGCAGGACAGACTGCACTTGGTAATGCAGACGTCTGGGTATCTGGGCACTACCACAACTTCAAGTGCATGGATATCAGCCAAAGATTCTGGGTACAAGCCCCGACAACTGACCCAGGTTCAGAGTGGTTCCGAGACCGAGCAGGTATGGAATCGAAGCCAGGACTACTTACCATGGTTATTGGTGGAGACTACGACCCACGAGAGTTTTTATCGGTAATCCCAGTAAGACTCTAAAAAACGCTATACAATAGATATGTAATACCCCACAAGACAAGTTAGGAAAGACAATATGTCCCAAGACGCACCAACCCCAGAAGCTGAACTAGAGTACGTAACTAACGTACTAGAACTAACTCGCAACCAGCTAAGCAGAGCGATGAACGCTACAACTGAGCTAGAGGCTTTAGTTACTTTTGAACGTAAGCGTAACGCTGAATTAGAAGCAAAGATTGCCGAGCTGGAATCAGCAAAAGCAAAACCTGCCACTGATAAATAATGATTGAAGTTAGGGATGGAGCCCGCACACTTCAGTTCGATGGCTCCCTATTAGGCGAGTCTTCATCTTTTAAAAGAGGCTCGACTCGTTGGATTGAATTCAAACTCTACAGAACAGAGAGTGGTTCTTACATTCTTTCTAGAGTCGGAGTTTCTCTAGTGTATCACGGAGCCGCATGTCCGCTAGTAAAACGCTACGGGCTACAGGAAATCGCAATAGAAACAGTTTCAAACCTGTCTATACCTTGCGAAGAGTGCTACCCAACTGAAGAAGCCGAACTAGTGTTCCCTGAAAAGAATCGCTACTGGGCTCAGGTTAGCGAAGAGCCAACCGCAGTTTTAGACGCTCTATATAAGTATGACGACGGCGGAGCTAGGTATCTAACTAACGTTGCTCAGAGACTTTTAGAAGAAGCATCTAAATCAGATGAAAAGATTGCCAGCATTTACAAGATAGAGATTATCCCCTAACGACTTGCAATATTTCTAAACAAGACATAAGATATACAAAATGACACTAAAGGACACAATATGACCGGACTTGGCGACGTCAAGTTAGAATTGGTAGACAGCGTAGAGCAGGCTGGAAGATTTATCTCGTGGTTGAGCGAACGCCGACCGCATAACGCCATTGCTATCGATACCGAAACCGGAGAACTTCCTGGCGGTAAGCGTGATGATGCTCTATCTCCCTGGCATGGTCAACTACGCTTAGTTCAAGTTGGCGACGGGCAAACAGGATGGTCTCTCCCCTGGAATGAATGGTCTGGTGTTTTTTACGAGGCCATGGATAAATTCGATGGTCCTCTTGTCTGCCACAACGTAGCATTCGAAGCTCGTTGGTTTGAAATCCAGTCTCGTTGGAAGATGCCTTGGCATCGTATGCACGACACTATGATTATGGCTCACCTAATCGACCCGCTCGGTTCAGGTGCTCTAAAACGTCTAACTGCTCAGTATGTCGACGGTAAAGCAGCACAACTACAATCAGTGCTAGATGATGGCATGATAAAGAATGGTTGGACTTGGGGGACTGTTCCAATCAACTTCCAGCCCTACTGGGCGTATGGTGCACTAGACACAGTTCTAACTATGAAACTCTGGGAGCAGTTTTGGGAAAAGTGTGGACCAGATAAGCCATACAGCCAAGCCTACGAACTTGAGATGAACACTCGTCGCATCGTTACTCGCATGGAGCTAAATGGTGCTCGTCTAGACCTCGACTACTCTAAGAAAAAATACCAAGAACTTGTTGACTACACAGAGCAGGTAAAAGACTGGGCCAAGAAAAACTACAACGGCATGTCTATAACCAGCAACGCTCAGTTAGTACGTCAGTTGGAGGCAATGGGTGCAGTTATCATCGAGACAACCCCGTCAGGCAATAAGTCCGCATCAGCAGACCAACTAAAGATGCTAGTTCGTGATGGCTCACCAGAAGTTCAGATGCTAGCTGAGACTGCACTAAAGCAGCGTAAGGCAGACAAACTTGCGTCTACTTACTTCTCTAACTTCATCAACGACAACGTCAACGGCTTTGTTCACCCGTCCATCAAAACCATGGGTGCTAGAACTGGACGTATGACTATTCAGAACCCAGCCTTGCAGACACTGCCTAAGGGCGACGATACTGTAAGACGTGCGTTCTTACCTAAAGACGACGACCACGTAATCATCACTTCCGACCTCGACCAAGTCGAGTTCCGTATGTTTGCCTCTATGTCCCAGGACCCAAACCTAATCAACCTATTCAACCTCGCAGATGCTACTGGCTCTGACCCGTTCACCGAGATTGGTCGTGAGATTTATCAAGACCCGTCAATGCAGAAGTCAGACAAGCGTCGTAATCTAATCAAGGGTGTAGTCTATGGACGCCTCTATGGTGCAGGTGTTGCTAAGCAGGCTCTTACTGCCGGTGTGCCAGAAGAACAGATGCGTGCTGTTTCTAACGAGTTCGATGTTAGATTCCCGGGAATGGTTGGATTCCAAAAGAAAGTAGAAGACGTTGGAATGCGTCGTCTTCGTTCTGAGGGTCAGGGCTACGTCAATACTTGGACTGGACGTCGCTTACCTTGCGATGAAGATAGAGTGTATACGCTCGTCAACTATCTTGTACAAGGGGGAGCAGCCGAGGTGTTCAAATCAAACCTAGTAAAACTAGACCAAGCAGATTTGACCGAGTACCTAATCGTCCCAGTGCACGATGAAATTGTTCTAAATGCTCCACGTGAGAGTGCCGCTGAAATTCAGCAAATCGTGCGTGAGTGTATGACAACAACAGATGGTTGGGCAGTTCCACTAACTGCCGATGTAGATGGCCCACTAGAGAATTGGGGAGCAAAATATGCCTAAGTTCGTACTTTCAATCGACCCTGGAAAAGCAACAGGAATCGCAATGTTTGATTATCAGGATGGCGAAGAGCCAGTGCTGATGTGGTCAGGCGAGTATCAGCAAGACGAGTACGCTAAGCCAATCAGAGAGGCATTTGCTCTAGCAATCACAAGCAACACGCCGATGGATATAGTTTGCGAAAGATTTACTATCAACGCTCAGACTGTAAAAAACTCACAAGCACCTTACTCTTTAGAACAAATCGGCATCCTAAAACAGATAATGATGGACATTGGACGTAAGCCTGACGACATCTATTTTCAGTCTCCAGCAGACGCTAAAGCCATGTTTGACAACGCAAAACTAAAGAAGTTAGGCTACTGGCACAAGGGTGGCGAAGGACATGCACTTGACGCAATCCGACATGGTTTGCTAAGGTTGATAAAACTAGGGTGGAAACCTCTAGGATTGCTTAAATAAAAAAATAAAAAGATATTAGCAAAAAACGCAATAAGTTTTAGTTTTTTGTGTTAGTATGTATTAGCGACGAAAGGATGGCTCAGTGCCTACAAATGTAGAACTCGATGAATCGGGTAAACACATTATTATCAATGCCGAATGGCGTTTGAAAGAACTCTGTAAAAGCATCCCTGGAGCAGCGTGGTCTGCCAAGGAACAAGTTTGGCGTATCCCGACTTCATGGGCAGGATGCCTAGCCCTACGCTCTACTTTTAAAACAGACCTAGTAATTGGTCCAAGACTTTCAGAATGGGCAACCAACGAATCTGCTGTTCGTATCGGCCCATCCAATGAGCTAAGAGATTTAGAAATCACAGACGATGGCGATGAAGATTTATTCCCGCACCAGCGTGCAGGAGTGAAGTTTCTAGCTACTGCTAGGCGTGCACTTCTTGCAGACGAGCCAGGACTTGGTAAGACCGCTCAGGCTATCCGTGCTCTAAAAGCACTCCACGACAGAGGCGAGGATATTTTTCCTGCTCTAGTTGTCTGCCCAAACACCCTAAAGAAAAACTGGGAACGTGAGTTTGAAAAGTGGTGGCCTGGAGTTGATGTTCAGGTTATCAAGGGAACTGCCACTCAGCGACGTGCTCAGTTCGAACACCCAGCAAACGTTTACGTTATCAACTGGGAGTCTCTACGCACTCATTCCCGTCTTGCACCCTATGGCTCTATTGCTCTTGCTAAGTGCCCAGACTGTGGCGGACACGACGAGCGTGTAACGCACTCAAGATGTGAGTCTCACAAGCGTGAACTAAACGAGATTGATTTCAAGGCTATTATTGCTGACGAGATGCACCGCTCAAAGGACCCTAAGTCCAAGCAGAGCCGAGCATTGTTTGCGGCTAGTGGCGACGCAGATATTCGTTTTGCCCTTACTGGTACTCCTATTGCTAACAACGTTCTAGACATGTGGGCAATCCTGCACTGGATTTCTCCGTCAGAGTGGCCTAGCAAAACCAAGTGGATTGACCGCATGGTAAATACTATGATGAACGCTTTTGGCGGGATGATGGTTCTTGGCGTAAAGCCGCACATGGAGCAAGAGTTCTATGCTGCAATCAACCCTCGTATGCGTAGAATGCTGAAGTCTCGTGTACTACCTTGGCTACCTGAAATTATCAATGACCGTCGTGATGTAGAGATGTCTGCAAAACAAGCAAAAGCTTACAAGCAGATGCGAGACAACATGATTGCAGTTCTTGAAAAAGAAGAGCCAGGGCTTGGCGACGCAGTTGTCGCACCGAACCCTCTTACTCAAACTATTCGTTTGCTACAGCTAGCAAGTTCTTATGCCGAAGTAACAATTGGTGAAGATGGAGCAGAAAAGATTCTTTTGTCAGACCCTTCCTGTAAGGTAGATGCTCTGATGGATGATATTAAAGAAGGCGACTTCGGAGACGATTCAGTTGCAGTCTGTGCAGTGTCTAGGCAGTTGATTGAACTACTAAGTGCACGCATGACTAAAGAAGGAATCGAGCATGGTCTAATCACTGGTGCTCAGGACGAAGATGAACGTCAGAAAGCTATTGACGACTTCCAGTCTGGACGCATAAAATGGATTCTATTCACCGCACAAGCAGGTGGAGTTGGTGTCACCTTGACAGCGGCTCGCAGACTTGTTATGCTACAAAGACCGTGGTCTCTTGTTGACCACAAACAGGCTATGGACCGTGTTCACCGCATTGGCTCTGAGATTCACGACTCTGTGATTATCACTGACTATGTAACTGAAGGCACCATAGAAGAACGAGTACTACAAGCACTAGATACAAAAGCAGATAACTTCGAACAAATCGTTCGAGACAAGAGCAAACTTCTCGAATTGCTAAAAGAAGAGAAGACCAAGTAAGGTAAACACATGACATACGATTACACCGGAGGAAAAGGTCCTCTAAGAGTTTCTAACTCAGAGATTCAGACGTTCAAAGACTGCCGTCGCAAGTGGTGGTTGGCGTACTATAGACGTCTAAAGCCAAAGCAACAAGACTTCGTTGGTCCACTGGCACTAGGTTCTCGCATCCACGAGGCACTAGACCAGTACTATTCATCTAACGGTGAAGTAGGTCTACTAGATGCACATGCTGCATTGGTAGAGGCTGACCGCAAGACTCTAATGAACGAGTATCGTGATACTTCTGACCTAGAGTCTGAAGCAGAGCTAGGACGCATCATGCTTGAGGGCTACCTACAGTGGGTAGAAGACGAGGGTATCGATGCTGAACTAGAAATGATTTCTACTGAAGAGATTATCTCTATGCCGATGTTTGATGGTGCAGTGGAACTACAAGGTAAAATCGATATGCGAGTTCGTCGCAAGTCTGATGGTGCCCGCATGTTCCGTGACTTCAAGACTGTTGGTGGCTCATTCACTGAGTTCGGTTCAACCGCACACATGAACGAACAGATTCTTACCTACATGACACTAGAGGCTGCTCAGAACAAAGAGGGCGAGCGTTCAGACGGAGGTATCTTTACTCTTATCAAAAAGGTAAAGCGTACTGCCAATGCACGACCTCCTTTTTACGAGCAGATGGAAGTTCGTCATAATATTTTTGCACTACGTGCGTTTTGGAAACGCTTAACTGGTAGCATAGGTGATATGCTCGCAGTCCGTAGAGCATTAGACGAGGGCACAGACCACCAGTTGGTTGCGTATCCTCGTCCGAGTCGCGACTGTAAGTGGAAGTGTCAATTCTTTGCCATTTGTCCACTTGTAGATGACGGCTCTGCTGCAGAAGCGGCAATCGAAGATTCATTTGTGGTTGGCAACCCTTATGATTACTATGGAAACACTGAAGATAAAAAAGGAAGTGAATGATGGCTGACGTACAACGTTCTTTGACCCTCATGGTCTATGGCGAAAGCAAGGTAGGTAAATCTACCCTTGCTGTTACTGCACCTTACCCACGCCTAATGCTAGATGTTGAGGGTGGGCACAGATTCCTACCAATCAACGTCAAGTACTGGGACCCTATCCGTGAAGAGCCACCTGTGGCTGACGGAACATGGGACACAGTAGTTGTGGCTGTCCGCGACTACGACGTGGTTATGAAGGCATTCCAGTGGCTACAAACTGGAAAGCACCAGTTCAAATCACTAATCATCGACTCAATCTCTGAGTTGCAGGTTAAGTGTATGGACAACATTGCTGGTACCGAGCAAATGAAGATGCAACAGTGGGGCGAACTTCTTCGCCACATGGGTGCACTACTTCGTGACCTACGTGACCTTACAATGCACCCTACTCAGCCTCTTGAGGCTGTAGTACTGACTGCTATGGCACGTAAGGGTCAGGATGGCGTATACCGTCCTTACCTACAAGGCCAGCTAGCAATTCAGGCACCTTACTTCTACGACATCCTCGGAGCAGTTACAGTGGAGCAGATTCCAAATCCTGACCCAATGCAACCGCCTTACAAGGTTCGTCGTATGTATGTAGAACGCACTCCGGAGTACGAAGCCGGTGAGCGTGTACAAGGACGACTAGGAAAAGTCGTTGAGCAACAAGATTTGGGCATCGAAAGAATGCTCGATATGGTCTTCGGAGCGAAGACTGTCACCCCAACCCCAACACAGAATAGTTAGGAGATAAAACTATGAGTTCACTTAATTGGAGCGACTTAGTAAAAGAAGCTGGAGAAACCTCTAGCTACGAACCACTACCGGATGGCGATTACGCCCTTAAGGTAATCGAGGCAACTGCAAAGGTGTCTCAATCAGGCAAGACCATGTTTGCCATCACCACCGAAGTTCAGGGTGGGCCACATGCTAAGCGTCGTGTTTGGGACAACCTAGTTGTCTCTCCTGACTCTGCAGCTGCCCTAGGCATCTTCTTCAAGAAGATGGAAGCTCTTGGCTTGCCACGTAGCTACTTCGACCAGAACCCAACCAACGCACAGATTGAAGCGGCCATTCGTGACCGTGTATTCCGTGGCCGTGTAGGTTCTCGTGTTTGGCAGGGTGCCAAGAAGAACGAAATCAAGGACTACTTCCCAGCAGTCGTTGACGGCGTTGCTCCTGCGGCAACAGCAGCTACACCTTTTGCTGCTCCTGCTCCTGCTCCTGCACCAGCTCCAGCACCTGCTGCTGCTCCAGTGTACGCATCTGCACCTGCTCCAGCCCCAGCGGCTCCAGTGAGTTCAGCAGACGCTCCGTTCTAATCAACTAGATAGCAGGGGGCACTACTTTTGTGGTGCTCCCTTGCTATTGATTAAGGTTAAGTATGAAAATTCTTTTGACTGGTATGGCGTCAAGCCACGTATCTCCAAAAGCACACTCTAACAACTTTGGATTTTTTGCAGCTCTAAATGAGAGTCTGACTACAGATGGCCACGACGTTACTTGGGGCCCATCTAGCGTTACTTGGGATGCTAGCGATTTAGACGCCTATGACGCAGTTTTTGTTGGTGTAGTGCCTCCGACTGCTATTAGTGCAAATAGAGCATACGGTGCCCTAAACGTAATCCAAAAACTTTTTGGCTCTAAGAAACTTTACTTGGTGATTGACTCACCGCAGTATTGGCTACTAGAGCACAGCCTCGCATCTATAGTTAGACAGCCAGAAAAACTCGTAAGTGCTTTCTACAATAAGCGAGCCGAATACAGCCTAGCGATAAGCCCGAAAACCTTAGAGGGTTTGATGGACGCATGTCAGAAGTTGCTTTCTGAGAAATGGCCTACAACCCTGTACCCATCGCTACCTTGGAAATCCTCTCAGTCCGTAGCCCAACTGCTACCAAGCGGAGCATCAGATTCAGTTGTTGGAATCAATTTTGATTCTTTATACATTACAAAATCTCTTGCAGAGCCCGGAACAGACAGCGACCACTGGACTGTAACAGAGTCAAAAGGCCCTTGGGCATTGGCTATGGGAAGGACTGTTCGCCACCGAATAGCCCCAGTTAGGGCTTCTAAGGCCGATACAAACGACAAAGTATCCGAGACCATATCAGGCTCTATTGGGGTCATAATAACCCCTCAGAGGCGTAAGGGCGGTACTTGGTGGTCATTTGTGTATGCTCAGGCTATGAACGAACTAGTGCCTGTAGTTACAGAATGGCGAGAGTCTTCGCTAATCGGACAGAGCTGGAATGTCCTAGCCTCCGAAGTAGAAGATATGACACCTATTGATAGATACCTACTAGCCATAAAGCAAAGAGAAGACTATCTAAACGCAATAAATTCAAACACCGAAAACAGCGTCCTACTAGAGAGTATCTTAGGACTAACAAAGAAAGAAGAAGCATAATGCCAGATGTAAATTTTGAATGGGTAAGACAGCAACTACAAGAAGTAAAAGCTAAAGTAGGTTCCGGCAATGCCGTACTGAACCTGCTAGAAACCTGGGCTAAAGACACCAAACTGTCTCCAGGCATGGCAAAAGAGGCTGTAGAGATGTTCAGCAAACTAGCTTTGAACGAGGCTCTAAGCACTCCACAGGTCGATAAAGACGAGGTATGGGTACCAGCAAGAGCAGGTCAGTTAGTTGTAGGCGACGAAGTTAGAGTTGCTACCAATGCTTTCTCAGATAGTGCTGGTGCGATTCACAACGGACGTAGAGGTAAGATTATTGCTATCCGCTACGGAGACGTTATTTTCAAAGCAACTGATGGTAAAATCCCTGACCTAGAGGGCGTACACTATTCTCCAGACCGCCTAGAGAAAAGAGTTGGCTAATGGCTAAAGTAACATTTGAACTAGAATTGACAGGAAAAACCCTAACTGACGTAAAAGAAGTAGCCGTAAAACGCATAGCTTCCTTTCTAGAATCAGACGAGGATGCACTGGATAACCTAGTAGATACAGAATACAAAGTTCAGTTGGGCGAAGGTACTTACAAGGTAACTTGCTATGCAACTGTAAAGAGAAGTATCTCTAGAATCTAATTTTGTAATCCACGGTGACTCACCCTGACGGATTTAATTTGTCAGGATACAATCTTAACATGAAAGATTCTAGAAAAGGCGAGTCGCTTTGGTCTGAGTGGGACGGCTACGGCTACCCAAATAAGTTCGAAGACAGCTCACTCGTTTATTACACCTATGACCATGTTGATTTAGAGCACGAAGTAGTTAGGCGTGCCTTAGCGTCGTCCATCCAGCGAGACGGAATAGTATCCTCTCTAGGCGAAGCATTCAAGATGCTTGACTCTAGCTCCGTAGTGCAAGGATACGCTGGAGAAGTAAACGGAAACTACCACCTAACATTTTGCCAAGACGACGGCTCTACCATAAATGGTGATGAAGTTGCCGAGGTTCTGTACATTACTTTTGTAGAGGTGCGGGACGAGTGACACTAAATCCTGACTGGTATGATGATGCCGAGTGCGGAAAAGCACAAAACAGAGACAAGATGGAATTCTTTTTCTCTAACAATAAAAATGAGCAAGAGCAGGCTAAGAGCCTATGCTTTGCCTGCCCTGTAAGAAAAGAATGCATCAAGAGTGCTTTGGAAGATAAGCAAATGTACGGCGTGTGGGGTGGCCTAGACCAGGGCGAGATGAGACGTACGTTGTCCATCAACTGGGAAGGTCAGGAGATGCGTAGAGGTAAGTACCCTATCTGTGCATACTGTGCGGCATCTACAATAAAACTAAAGACTAAAACAGTGAATAGACCTTCGGGAGGCCGATGGGCTACCATGCGTGTAGTGGAGTGCTCCAGTTGTAAGTTTGAGTGGCAGAGTAGAACCAGTGCAAATGCTGTAGACGCTTATCATGCTTGGCTTGCTGAGCGTTTGGCTAAAGCTGAGCGAGATAAGATTAAAAATCAAAAGATTAGAGAAAAGAACAAGGCTAAGCAAGCAGCAAAAGACGCAAGAGCTGCTAGCAAAAAGAAACCTAGCTAAGGTCTATAATTCTTTTTCTTAGTTCGGTAGTGCTTACATCGTTTGTGTAAGGCACATAGACAAGACCAATACCCCGCTGGTCTAACCATTCCTGAGTAAAGCCCATCTGCTTATAGTAATCCTTAGAGGCCCAGTCCGAGCCAATAACTATGTAGTCAGGATTTACTAACTCAATGGCAGGCTTGCTATCAGGGCCACCAAAGTTTGGCACTACCTCATCTACCCACTTACAAGCAAGTAATATCTCTCTACGTTCCTCGTAAGACATAATAAGTTTTTTCCCTTTGTATTGCTCCGAAAAGTGTGAAAGATTGAGAGAGACAGTCACTAATCCAAAGTCGGCACAGCGTTCTAGTAATCTGTAGTGCCCGTGATGTGGAAGGTCGAAACTTCCGCCTGTATATACTCTTTTCATTAGGGGATAAACCTGCCTTTATATTCGTGCAAGTTTGGGTATACCCTATCTATAGGCCAACCTTCATTAGGTGCATCTCTAAACTTGTTATAAATATTTTCATATATGCCCCAAATTTTACTTTTGCTGTACCCTAGAGAGTAAACATAATCAGCAAACTTTTCCTTAATAATCTCGCAGTCGAGATTAGAAGTAGTACCGTCGTGGCTAGAAGTAGTACCGCAAGTAAGGGTAAATGCTGTATCACGATAGATTTTCTTGTTGCTATACATAGTCCAAGCAGCGTATACAGTGTCTAGACAATGCCCAGATATCATTTTGTAGAAATCCATGTATTTGTGCAAAAGCATCCACTCATAAAAATCTAACATAAACAGTGCCAACTCACGTCTGAAGGCCACCCACAAACCATTTAGATGCAAAGAGAGAATAAACTTGTAGTGCTTTATTGACTTACCAATCATGGTCATAATGCCAGTAGGGTCATCGTTTATCATTGCTGGAGCCATAAGCCATATGTCTTCATCTTTTGCCATAGACTGCTCTACTTTTACAGTTAGGTCAGCCTGCAGTGGACCAGACACATCCCCAGCGTTCCAAATAAAAACTTCATGGTCTGTTTTTGCAAAATCCACTAAAGAGTTGTAGAAGTGACCGTAGTATCTAACCTTCTCTGCAACAACCCAGTTAGGCTTCGGCTCTGGATTAGTAGATACGTCGAAAACTAGATACTCAAGATTAGCCGCACTAAGCTGATTAGAGATGTCTATAGACGTAGGCATAACCTCATCCCAAGCAACTACATAAGTTTTACTACTCATGCTTACCTAGAAAGTAGGTCTTTGAAAGCCTCTGCGTAAGTAGAGTAAGATGCAAGCACGGTGTGGGATAATTTGTTGTAAACAGCAAACTCTTCTACACCGCCTTTATTAGTTTTTAGGATTATATACATTAGTTACCCTCCAGAATGTCTAGTCTATTTTTTAGAGAAGTAATCAACGTGTCTTGATGTTTAATTGCAGATACAAGTGCAGAAACCATTTCTGCATAATACAATGAATCTGGAATTAAGTCTCCATCAGGAGTTCTGGCATACCCTACAAAAACCTTTAAACTGTCTATCTCATCCACGTCTTCAGCAATAAAACCAGCATAAGTTATCGGATTCTCTAATTCTTCGACTTCTGACTTTAGTTTAAAAGTTTTTGGCTGAAGCTTTAGTATGTCTTCATAGATATAATCTACGTTAACTATGTCCTGTTTATATCTTGCGGATGACGTTGCATTAGTTAGAATACCGGTGGAAGTTGAGTTAACGTTTCTGGTTCCGGCTCCAGCTAGGTTTCCAAACGTTCCGTTTCCATCTACGACTATATTGCTATTTGTGGACAGTAGCCCAGTAGTGCTTATAGTAGCTCCAGAAGTAGCATAACCACCGCCAACCTCCAAACTTCCAAGTGCCGATACTACAGACGTAGAAGTTCCAATGACAACATTTCCACCAAAAGTATTTATGTTTAATGAAGCAATTGCCCCATCATTTACAGTTTGGATACCGTTATCATCAATTCTCAGATTGGCATTATTGGTCGGACCTACCTGAAATGGGTGAGCTCCCTCAGCAAGATTATAGGCAGTAGTTGATGTTATACGAACAGTATTTGCAGTCACCCTACCGTTACTAGTGTAAACGTTTCCTATAGTTGTGTAAATATTTCCAGCAGTTGTGTAAATATCTCCACCAGTTGACTGAATATCTCCACCATTATCAGCGTGGAATCCAGTGCCCGAACTGAGAGTTGTTACGGTGTCAAGACTGGTTATAGTACTATTTACTACTAGAGGAATGTAAGAGGTTAAAGACGGGTCGCTTCCAAAAAGAACTTCTCCCTTATCTATAACTATTAATTCTTTACCAGGGTCGGATAGATTTTCTACTTCCCAGCCCCAAGTTAGTCTATCGCTCCCTATGCGGATAGTGGAACGAGGGACAGTTTGACCGACTTGGGTGTAGTCGCCATAGCTTCCGGAAATTACCGCAGCTTGCCTACCAATAATATCGCCATCTAAAATACTCTTAAAATCAGAAGACAGTTCAAATCCTGAAGACCTGCCGCCAGTAATAAGCTTTAAACTAGAACCTAAATTTGAATAGCCAGTTATATCATTGTATTGATAGTTTCCGCCAGAAAAAGTGGTGGTTTCATATTCAGAGTCAATAAAAGGCTGATAAAGAGGGGCATCGTCTTGAGTTCCAATGGAAGGTCTAGATATCATAGTTTTAGTAAACGTATTATTTCTAAAACCAATCTGATTGAAGTAATCTAAAGTTGCTGCTTGAGTTGTTAAGTCAATATTCATCCAAGTTTTGGTACCCTCAATTGACGCCTGAGCAGGGTTATAACTAGGAACGTCCTCAGTAGTCGCAAACCATCGATTAGTCGCTAGTTCAGAGCCGTAAAAGAAATTAGGTGCTGTAGATAAATGAACGTTATCTACTATGTATCCCGTATTTGCTAATTTAGTGCCAGAGACAGTTACGTTACCATCGTGTTTAAGCATCCAGCCAGGTAAATCTACGTAAATATCCTCACCGGTAGCAAAAGAAGTAGGGTCAGCAGCCTGATATGCAGCAGCAATAGAGGCACCGTCAACTGCAAGAGAGCCAGTCTTCGGCATTGGCGAAACATCTATATCGGTTTCACTGTATTGAATATAGTAATCATTAGCGTAGCTTATTAAGTATTTATTAGTACCAGCGTCCCACTGAGATTGCGTGAGTGGCGAAAGTACATCGTAAAGATTAGTAGTTTGGCCATTAGGGTATCTTAGCCTAATAGCGGATAAATCTAAGGCGGCCTCATAAACCTTATAAATGTCGCTAAACCCTATTTTACCGGGTATATTTACCCTAGGAATAATTATCCCCGGAGCAGGAAAAGTACCATCCACATCTATGTAAAATTTAGTAGTGGTCGGAGCTGGGCTGGCTGCTACAACATAAGTATACCCAGACGAGCCATTAGGCAAAGTGTGTGGTAGATAGCTAGTACCGCCATAGGATGAATTGAAATCAAAGAATACAGAGTCGCCTGCAACCAACCCATGGCTTGTTGAAGTAGTTACTTCGAAGAACCAGTTGGTAGAAACGCTATAACTAACCATAGAAGTTATAGTTATGGAAGAAGGGTTATAGTAGGGAAATACAGTTAAATTAAAATACAGGGGTCTTTCAATTTCAAAAAGCTTATACGCATTTCCAGCAGTATAGTCAATCTTTGCAGACAAGTATCCAGAACTAGTCGAGTTCCAAGTTAATGCACCTCCGTAAGAGCTACCAGAGACGTAGTCACTTAGGATTGAGACAGTGGATAGCGTTAATCCGCTACCTACGGTGCCCCATGAATCATTAGCTGAATTAAGGTCCCCAACAGAGTCTAGATATTCAAAGCTAGGATTCTCAATAAGGTTGACATCCTCAGCAGAAACATAGGACAGTCCTTGGTTAGAGAAGTAGCCGTAATCAAACTCACGCTTCGAGTAGTCTCTTAGGTATAGACCAGCAATGTCTGGGTTATATAAAGTTACAGTACCGATTGCTGTATTATCTACAGGGTCTCCACTAGAGTCTAGGTCAGTAAAGTCAATACCCTCGTTGATGTAACTAATAGTATCTCCAGCAACTTGAATAATAGAAACTGGTGAAGATATAGCATTAAAGCCGTCTACATCGTTGTCGATAGATACGTAAACTCTATCTCCCAAAAGAAAAGCATGTCCGGGAGTTGTAATGGTTGCGATATTGTCTCTACGATACTTAGAAACAATAAGATTCGGCTCCAACTCGTAAGACTTAAAAAGACCAACGTATGTACCATCAGTTTTATTTACGTCCGAGTCTCCAACGGCAGAGCTCTCAAGAAAAGTTCCATAGAGAGTTATGTCACCAAAAGTACGGCTAACAGAAGGGGAGCTAATATTCCAGTAACCAATAGTTCCAGAGTATGCGTTAATATCTCCACGCACAAACACGTCAGAAAACTCTGCTACTCCAGAACCACTAATACGCCACCCAGCGTAGTTAGGGATGTAGTTACTACTGTAGATACCATTGGATGCTAGAGAAAGCTCATCGGCAAGTGCCCCTCCACCCACCGAACCCTCTGTAGGACCGAGCCCTGTGGTATCTGCTCTAGACTTTAGTACCGAAACTTCGTCATTTATGGATGATAAATATGCACTAAAACTTTTAGTTCTAGTTATTCTTCTACTTGCCAATTGTGTCTACCTGCCAATCAGGAACTAGGGTTAAATCAATCATCTCCGGGAATGCCGGATTATTAGGCACAGACACTTTAATTGCATCAATTTTACGAACAATAACATCTTTTCTAGGCTCTAGCGGACTATTCAAACGATTTTTTATAAAGTCATCGTTAATAATGATAGAGCACCAATCGCCGGGGTCATAGCTACCAACCGCAGGAGTTAGAGAACCATTTACGCTAATAGTTATATCCCCCTGAGGAGGCTTGGATTCACTTAGGAATCTGACAGCAGATGTGTGGAAATCTGTCTCCATATCGTAATTACCGTAATCATCAATGTTTTTATTGTCTGGAGCATTTGATTGCGGGTAACTTACCGTTTCTTTTTTATCTAGTAGAGGCCACCCAGCAGCCAATAGGGTCGTATCAGACGCAGCAGAATAAGGAACTTCCGCCACCCCACTACCATTGCTGCTAGACGAGACAAACATACGAGTAGCTGAATCCTGAGCACTTTCGGTCATGTTGACGTTAGTGATATTTCCCGGATACTCAAAGATAACTTTGTCTGCACCAAAAGCAGCAGGCGGTGCCCACTGACCTACAGCAAGTTTATTACCTGGCAGACTATTCAAGTACTGAGTCATAGAGTCTGGATAAATCGGGATAAGAACAAATGTTCTAGTAAAGTTTTTATTGCCTTGAGCATCATAGGTTAAATTGCAATCAACTCTATATTCAAATCCTCCGATACCGCTACTGTATTTGTCCAGAATACTTGCAACCGTATTTAATGAACTTCCCGTAATTGGTGTGTTTTGAATAGCATTTCCGCTGTAGTCATTGGTGGAATATGAAAGTCCAATATCAGCATTGAGCGGGAATTCACCAAAAGTCCTAGAAAAAATTGTCGGAATTCGTTGAATAAAAGCCCCCGGAACTGCATAGCCGTCGTATGAAGGACCGTTAAAATTAACATAACTAGTTACTGAAATAGTACCGTTGTTTCTAGTTTTTTTAACATCGGCAGTTCCTGCAGTCACTGAAAAACTTATACTAGACACTCCAGTATTAGTTATAGTCCTAGAACCATTTACCGAAGCAGCTATACTAGATACAGTAATTACATCGCCTCCAACCAGATTGTGGCTAGAATTACCAGCAAAAAACAAAGTAGCAACGTCATCGCTTATGGAGTAATACGAAATCTTAACAGGTGCCCTCATAACATAACTAAAAGTGTCCTCAGTTACAGCTGTAATCTCTCTAGCAAGACCTCCCTGCTCAAATGCCGCTGAATACTTACCAAAAATATTTACTTCAGCAAAATCACCAACTTTAAAGTCATGCCCCTCAGAGGTAAAGATAGCCACTGTAGGGGTAGAGCTCGACCTAAATACGCCACTTATTTCCTGAACCTGAGCATTAGTTTTAGTAAAATCTAAACGTGCAGTTCCGCTGGTAGACTGCCATTTTTCTATTTTTGCTTTAGATAATGAAGGATATTTTGCATCAGTATAGCTAGCATCAAAGCCCGGGTAAGGAAGATTATTTAGCACTAAAGTACTCTTGCCATCATCTGTTTTTAAGTTATTTACAACGGTCACCCTGGTAGATGTTTTTCCATCAGAATAATTAGAGTTGGATGCAGTTTTTTTGACAGTATGCGCTCCATTAAGTTTAGAGAACTTTAGAACTTTTTTAGTAGTCGTAGAGGTGTAATTCTGCAAACCTAAAACGTTAATTTTAGAACCAACACTAATATTTGATTTATTATATGAAGGAACTTTTGCCGTACCGGTGGTCGACAGAGTGTACTCTGTCCCAATTGCATCATCGCTAGCAACGCCGTTGCCGCTTTTTTCTGATAAGAAGTCGTACTTTACAGAGAAAGTAGAACCGCTAACATAAGCAACAGTACCGGTGCGGTTGAACTGCTCAAAGTTTTTATAGGTATTAGTTACCTTATTTTTATTATAAACAATCGAAGAAAGACCATTCCCATTATAAGAGTCAAAATTATAATTAGCAGGAAAAGCAGTAAACGATATAGTTACAGTTTGACTATCAACGACCTTTGCTACATTAATTTCACGATTATTAAAAGGTAAAAATAAATTAAGATAAGACTGTTTAGAGTATACGGACCACCCCGCTTTTTTGATAGGGTGCTTAGTCAGAAATCCGGATATTTTTATAGTATTTTTATTGGTAGGTTTTTTGGAATCGTTAAATCCGCTACCCACTGGAAGGCCATGACCAGTAGCAAATTTTATAGTCATAGTTTTTCCCGGCTGCTTTTGTATGCCAGCAGTCGCAGCAAAAAGCGAACCAGCAAAATAAGAAAAACTTTCAATGCTAGGAGTGGCAGTAGTAGTGCTAGTAGTAATGCTTCCGGAGTCCTGCAGTCCGGAGATAGTTACTTTATCGCCAACTACAAAAGTTGTAGCCGAAGAAGTGGTGTAGGTTACATAGTTCTCGTTTGCTGCACCTTTATGCCATTTAGGTTTTATTTTGGTAATTGTATTTGTTTTAGCAGCAACAGCAGTCCCCTTTTCTACAATGTCAAAAGCTACAACTTTTTGCCCGTCAGTGTCCGTATCAAAAACAACACCTCTAATCTCCATAGAGTCTGTTTGAGGGATAGAGTTGCTTATTTTATAGCTAATCGTGTCCCTAGTAGTTTGAGTTATTTTTACAGATTTTCTGTCATTTTCTAAATCTGAATTTTTAGTTCCATGCATGTCTACAAATATGTAATCACCGACTGCAAGTCCGTGGTCAATCGAGTATAGAGTTACCTGACCACCCTCATTGACGTTTTTTCCGTCAGCATGGCTGAAAGCTATGGACACGGGCTGAGGGGCACCGACAACTGACTTTATTCTAGTAACTATTCCAGATTTAGAGACAAAACCTTCGGTATCTTTTTTCGGGGGAATAGGGTCCTTTGTTGTAGAGCTAGAGTTTTTTGGGACAATGTATGTAAAAGTATTTATGTCTTGAACTGTAACGACTTTTACATAGTCAGCTCCATAGTACTTTTGGTCCTCTTCCTTTGAATATTTAATTGAAACAAAATCCCCGGGATTTAAGTTATGTCTAGTAGTAGTGCTTACTATCATCTTGTTAGTAGACGCTCCTGCATCAGCTTTATAGCTGATTTTTACAATATTTGATACGGCATCAGGTTCTTTTAGCGTAACACTATACTTAATCTCGCTATATGCAGGCTCGTATGATAGCCAAGATTTACCATTTACGGATGCAATACCGCCGGAAGTGACGCCTCTATAACTAGTAGGCTCAAAAAACATTCTAAAATAAATGTAGTATCTGCCGCCGTGAGACGCAGATGGCTTTGAATCCTCTTCAATTCTAAAATAACCATTGAGAGCACTAATATCGTCAGCAGTAGGAGTAGCCGTGCTTGTGGTTAGTCCCTCAACTAAAACCTCATCGCCGGCTTTAAACTTAGGGTCTGTTGTATCAAAATAAAGATAGACAAGGGTGTCAGTCTGGTAACTTGTTGCATCTTCGATGTCCGGGTCAACGACTACTTCATAGTATCTTATCGTGTATGAGTCTCCCGGTGCTACATCGTACACTTCAGCGTAGCCATCAAAAATAGGCTCAGACCACTTGCTCGCATAGCCGTCAACGTTTACTATTTTTACCTGTTCACCGATATTGTATCCGTGATTTGCGCCAGCAGGAAATACCTTAAGTAAGGTTTTTTCTGCAGCATTTTTAACAATGTTTTTTTCTGGATTTTCAACGGACTGCTTTTTTCTATTGTATTTTGCATCCGAATGTCCTGGAACAGGGTCGGTAAAAAATATACTTCTAGATGTTATATCTGTAATTTGAACAGTATTGTTATACTTTTCATAATCAAAGCTATTTACATCTTTATTATTTTCAGTTTGAAGAGCAGGTTTTTTTCCTTCAATCGCTACAATTACTTTATCTCCAACGGAGAACCTGTGAGCAGAGTTCAATGTAAGCTCTACTAGACCAGCGGTCCTGGTTAAGTGAGTTATGTACTCCTCATTGTACTTGGTAATCTGCCTATACTGAACCGGAGTTTGTTGAATAGATACCGAAGTTTCCGCAATATTGGTGAGCGGTATAGGGCTTAATTTATTGAAATTACTAATCGGATTACTGATTACGTATGTAATTTTAGTTGGGCTAGGTATCTCAGAAACAAGATATCTACCATTCAGTAAATCGTCTACGTTCGAAATTTCTATTCTTTGGCCAGCAACCAATCCGTGAGGTAGGTCAGTGGTTAAAGTTGCAACTCCATTATCTTCATCTGTAGTTACTAATTCTTTTTTAGTAACCGTTATAGGAACTCTAATTCCTGGAGTAATTTCTTCGTTAGGGAACTGTACATACTCAAAATCATTCAAAGTGTTGTCAATTAAGTTTCGTAAAAACTCATAGGTATCGACCTTCATCGTTACAGTTACATTAGGGTAGCTGCCAGTAGGCGGAATAGGGAGTTTTTTAATATCAACATAAAAGGAGTTCTGACCCGGGTCCGCAGGAGCACCGTCATCATCAATATTTAAAACTCTATAATTACCAGTGTATTTTCTCAAACTACTAGTCAAGAACGAGATACGAACACTTTCTCCGTCAGCTCCTCCCCTAGGAGCTTCTAGTAAAGTCCTACTAGTAGACTGTACGAGAACCTTACCGTTCTTTTCAATTTTAATAACCTTAGCTGTAAAAGTCTGAGAATAAGCTTTCCAAATCATCCTGTGGTTTAGGTAGCTAGTAAACTCGCTTGCAGAGAAGCTAAGGCTACGGCCTACCATGTCATAGGTTCTGCCCCAAATAATCCCACCCCAGACACAAACTCCGTCTCTAACTGCGTAGATAGCAGTTTTACCGGGCATGGTTGCGTTATATAAATCAAGAGCATTTGTCTGATTAGTAATGGTAATTTTTCCATCAAAGCTGCCAGGGCTCTTTAGGCTACGCTCGTAGTTTACGTCTTCTAAAGATAGTTCACCAATAATAGTATTAGTGACGAGGTCAGCTGTATAGTAGCGGTAGCGAGGGGCAGTGGTACTACCTACCGGTATAACAATATCTGGCATTATTTCCTCACGTAATCGTCTTCAGTACTTTGCTAGTACTATTCTACCCTATCCAGCCAGAGCGGTATTTGACCACGGCAGTTCCCACGCCACCGGTTTTAGTAAATTGAAAGACGTTATTCCCCGGCTTTAATTTTATCCAGTCAATGTCTGCAGCCAGCATAGAGCGGGAGCTGTCAGGTAGCCCTCTATACTCAACACTGTTGTTATAGGTATCAATTTCAAGAGTATCGCTTACGGACAGAGTGACCACACCACTGGAAACGACTGCACTCGCTATCTCGTAGGATAGCTTGCCTTCATAACTAGTCGGCTGATTAGAGACTGTTTTAGTGAAAGTAAAAGTTGTAGATGAAGTATTTGAGACAACTGCATAGGTACCGTTGAAAATAGGGTTGCTTGTCCCTGAAATATGGAATGAGTTTCCAGCAGACATTCCGTGATTAGCAGCTGTAGTAACCGTAGCTAGGTTGGATGAGTGAGTTATGCTAACAACATTAACGCCTGGATTTACATAGCTTAGGGTATTAGAAGTTATTGCTGTAATTACAACATTTGGTTTGTTATACCTAGCTGCTACGCTAGTGACAGTTATAGTGTCCCCTACAAGGAATCCATGCTCAGATACACCGGAAGGGTTGGTGATAGTTAAAGTTGCAATGCCAGACTGGTTTACAGAGTTAGAGACATTGGAAGTGGTAAAAGTGGTAGCCGCACGCAAACTTTTGATTATTTTTATAGTTTGCGTAGTAGTTCCGGAGACGCTAGTAATATAAGCAGGTGCGGTTACAGGAGCAGTAACAACAAAACTTGCAGCAACGTCAGTATTCCCCTGATTAGTTAAAGTTGCATCCGTTATGTCAAAATAAGGATATACAGACGATGCTTGGTGGAATAGCACGGCATCATAGAATGCCGCTTCAGCACCAGTTCCTGCATATCTTGTATAGAAAGCCACTTGAGCTTTTACGGCTCCGGCAGGTGCTGTTGCAGTAAGACTTAATCTTGTCCAAGTACTAGGATTAATTGAAAATAGTTGAGCACTAGTCGGAGAGACATTAGGCACCTGAGAAATTATAGTATCCGATGAGTCGTACCAGTTAATATTAAGGTAAGCAGTAGTATCGTATGTTTCAGATAGTCCATACGCTGATGCAGTGTAGACCTCTCCAGCAACAACTGCTGGAGAAGTTTCGGTAGTAGTTGAAGCAATATATAACGCACCAGGAGACCCTGTAACTACCGAACTAACTTTGAGAGATGCTGTTCCAGAGTAAAACTTAGACGTAGAACGGGCAACTGTAGTAGATAAGTACCCTCCCCAACCATCAGCGTTAGTCCCAAAATTAGGATTGGGTATTAGATTAGTAAGTCCGACAGAGGTTAACCCATCTCCAGACTCTAGACCCTCCCAGCCATACTTTATCGGGTCTCCTGCTTTTAGCGGGATAGAAAACTCTATACGACCACGAGCACTAACGTTAGTGATTGACGGCTGTCCAGAAAGTCTAACGTAGGCCGCTTTTTTAGGAGACTCATCAACAAATAGCCAAGCACCAGTGTAGACAAGGTTGAAAGCCTCAAGTAGTTCCTGACGAGCAGCCGGCACCTGAGACGGAGTTTGGGTCAAGATAGCACCAGTAAGGGTTAGGCTACGAGCAGTCCAGCGGCCACGAACATCGTAAGAGCCATCGTCTAGACCACGCTTGTAATCCTGGACCTCAACGCCAGATGAGTTCCACCAACCTTCAATATCAGTACACACCCAAACAACGTTGTTAGCGTCTATAGTATTTAGCGTTAGGCCGTTGATACGAATATCTCCGGCTAGAACCATACCGGTCAGATGTGGTCTAGGTAGTTTAGTTAAGGCCGTATTTACAGAATCGTTCTCATAACCCTGCGGGTCAACATATGGAGTCATTAGATAGTCGCACCTTTACGCATTTCGTTTCTAAGTTGGTAAGCAACAAGAGATGCTACCTGCTGTTCGTCCATACCCGGAGCGGCGTTGACTACAATAGACATCCCGCTTCCCATTCCAGAAACATTTCTATTACCGTTGATAGCATTTAGAAGTTCCAGATTCTGAGCGGTAGCACGAGCGTTTACAACAAACTCACCGTTTGAAATCATCGCAGGGATTTGGTCCGAACGGGCAGTACCTAAGCCAGAAACTCTACCGCTATAGCTAGGGCCGAATCCATCAGCAAATCGGCCAACTAGACCACCGTTACTAAACCCTCTGAATAGTCCGACGCTGAAGAACCCGCCATCCTTCTTCTCAGCAGCAACTGTAAGAACGACGTCTCCAAGACCTTCCTTAAGTTTAGTCTTTGCATCGGTCAGTGCTTTCTTATCCCACTGAGCAGTTAGATTTACAGTGCTCGCAAGGTCAGCTCCACCCTGCAGACGTTTTTGCTCAGCAATAATATCTTTATCTCTAATACCAAACTTAGCAGCAAGCTCTAAAGCACCAAGCTCTCCTTGGCTAGCAAGCATTTGAGCTCTTAAGCCAGCAGTTCCGCCCATCTGCTTAGTAATAACGTTAATTACAGCAGTAGTATCGCCAAAAGCGGCAGCAAGAGTTTCAGCATTTGCAGTTGCAGTAGATGCAACTTTATTTGCAGCAGTGTAGTTATCAACGGCAGCTTGACCACCTGCAGCAAGAGCCGCAACTAAATCTGCTCCAGCAGCCCCCTGAGAAATAATACCTTGAAGTGCTTTCTTATCTTTAAACAATGTATTAAGTTTAGAGATGTTTAGTCTCCAGTTTGTGAGTGCAGTACCCTGAGTCTTTAAATTCTCTAGATATTTAGTTAGGCTAAACTTACCATTTTCATCTGTTGCTTTTTGCATAGCATCATTTGTGTCAATAAATGATTTAGCTGCATTCTTAAATGTTTCAGCAAATTTCTTCTGCTCAAGTACAGCTTTTCTACGAACATAAGAGCCTTCACCGATAGCGTAGTCAACAGCTTTCAAAGCGTTTACAGTGCCGTCAGCATTCATAATGGTGTCACCCATAGCCTTGGCTTGCTTCTCTAGAGATGCAACCATGTCCTTGTTAGAGAGAATTGCTTCCTCGGTGGCCTTACGGTTCATACCGCTAGAGACAACTAGGTTACGGAATTGACGCTGAGCCTCCGGAAGGTTCTTCTTAGCTAGCTTAGCTAGGCTAGTCATGTAAGTGTCCATGGCTTCTCTAGCAGCGTACGTCTTTTGACTGTACACTGTTATAGTTCTTCCACCCTTACCGTACTGAATCTGAGTACCGTTTAGAGCTTTACCCATCTCCTTGATGCTTTTGATTCCATTTTTCTGGTCATCTCGTACGGATAGCAGCGATGCAGTCCACATGTCCTGAGCATCCTTGACCCCAATAATTTTGCCTCTAGTACTATCAAAGCTACTGTCAATCTCTTTGCTAGCTTTTTTAACGTTATCAGCTTTGATTTGGTTAAACCAAGATACAAGAGCAACAACTACAGCAATAACTGCAGCGATGGCTAAAACAATAAGAGTCAATGGCCAGATAGCTGAGTTAACTGCTACAGAGAATGCTGTTACTGCCGGGGTAGCTATACCTGAAGCAACTCCAACAGCTCCAGTCGCAACTGCGTCTGCTCCCTTAGCTGTAACACCCGCCCAGGTGGCTGCGGTTTCGACGGTTCTTTTACTAGCAGAGAATGCAACTTTTATTGCGTTCATAGCTGCAAGTCGACCTTCTTTAGTCATAAGAAGTAGTAGTCCAGCTTTAGCTCTAGCTGCAAATGTTTCCGCAGTTGTGTTTAGTATTATTGCTGTTCTATAGATTCTAAGAACTTTAATTACGCCAGTAACTTTTCCACTAAAAAGTAAAAATGTTCCAGCAATAATTTTACCAGCTGTATTTAGAAGCAGCATGGTGGTAACCAGAGCACCAATAAGACCTATAAGAGGACCAAGTGCATTCATTAGAGGTTGCAGTGTTCTTAAGAAGGCACCAATACCACCTAGTATGTTTCCAAGAACGCGTAAGTAAGTTTCTAACTGACCGGCGTCGGCAAATGCTGCAACAATTTCAACTATACGAACCAGTAGGATAGCTAGCTCGTCGCTAGAACCTTGAATAGATGCAAAGATTTCTTGCAGCGGTCCCTCTAAATCAGCTAGAATTCCCCAGAAAGCAGCAACTGCAGGGCTTGTACCTAGTTCGGTCATAAAGCCAAATATCTTACCCAGACTGTCAAGCATAGCCTTCAGGTTTGTAGCTGCAGCTAAGAAGTGCTGCTTACGAGCAAATTCTCCGGCTGCTCCATCTAGACCTTTAAATCCAACAGTTCCTTTATTGAAGAAATCTAGTAGTAGCTGACCTCCGGTACCTGGACCAACGTTAGCCTTAATCATCCCCTTAAATTTTTCAAATAGACGTCCTAGAATTGCACCCCAACCAGCGGCCGCATCTCCTGCATCTTTAAAGAACTGCATAATGTTTGCAAAGTTGCCTTGCATGTTCTTACCGAAGTCGTCAGCTTTAGCATCTAAAAATAAAGTAAACCTACTGATTAGCGGCTGAATAGCACGCATCAGAGCTAGGAATCCGCCGAATGCTTTACCTAAAGTTCCGCCTAGCGTACCCACGGTAGTCGAGCTATTTTTAAAGAACTCAGCCATATTGTTTTTAGTTTGCGGGTCAAATAGAGTTCCAGCAAAACTAGCCGTTGCTTTACCAAGACCTTTGCTTACCTCTGAGAACCCGTCGACAAGCATGTCAAAGAATCCGCCGCTAAACATCTCTTTCATTTGCTCTGTAAGCACAGGCAAGAAGCTAGATGCAGCAGCCTCTTTTAATTCCTTCATTCGAGGCTGTACGCTAACTAGATACTGAGCAAACTTTTTCTGTGTCTCGGTTAAATCTTTGTACGGGTCGGCTCCAGCAGCTCCTCCAGAACCCTTTTTCTTAGGATTAGCAATCTGCTCTTGAAGGTCAGCGTTCCTGTCTTTAGCTTTTCTAAAAGCCAAATCGGCTTGCTGATAGGCAAGTTCAGCCTCACGTCTAGCACGGTTGTCCGGCGGTAGATTTTGAACCCTAGCGAGGTTTTCTCTTGCTTTTTCTAAAGCTATTGCAGCTTCTTCTTGACTAAGAGCGGCACCTTCAGCAGCAAATGCAAGTTGCTGCATTTCCTCTTTAAGTTCTCTAATACTTTTACTAGTGCCCCCGGCAGCAGTGCCACCAGCTTTGACGGCCTGCATTACTCCGCTAAATGCCTGCTTACCTACTAGGCTAGCAACTTTCAGCTGAGCCATAATACCGACTAGTGCTATGCTGGCAGATGCAGCTCCAGCCATGTTGCCAGCTAAAGCAAGGAGACCGCTACCAAGAGCAGCCACCGACTGGATTAGAGCACCAATACCCGCTTGAAGTACGTAGCTTCTACGGACAGTTTTAGCAAAACTACTAGCTACGCTTTCAGATTCTTTTCTTAGCCTCTTAAAAGCATCAGCACCACCACCTAGCCCTTCGTTCAGTCCTTTATTAAAAGACTTAGAGACTTCTTCGGAGGCCTTCTGAGCCTCGGCAGTAGCACCATGGAATCCTTTACGAATTTGTTCTTTTACGCGGCTAGTATCCGCGATGACGGTGATTTTTGCTTCACCTACTACTGCCATAAGTTCACCTCCTCCTAATCACTAATTAATTGGAGCATCTAGGATGTCACCAAACGGAGTGCTTGAGAACTCATCCATGTTGGTTGCTGGAACAAATGGTTTTGTCTCAGCATTGGTAGGGTCAAATGGAGCAAGGTCATCAAAGTCGAAATCAGAATTAGCTGCAGCAGTCCTATTCTTAATCTCATCAGACGCATACCTGTAGTTAATCCCATAAAGTTGCTTGAATATGGTGATACGTCTAGCGTCAGTCATTTGAGCCTGCTCTACGCTAGCGTAATTCAGGTCTTCTTCATAGAAGTAGTGAATGACATCTAGCATGTCAGAGAGTTCCATCTCTTCAAGTCTCAATCCATTCACTAGTGCTTTACCATTTACATACGGCCAGAGGTCAACCGCCCAGAGTGTTAGGCCTCTGGCTGCTGATTTGGGCGATTACCGTATTCTTCAATAATCCAACCGATGATTTCACCAAGTGTTTCAACAGAAACAATCTTGTCTGGGTCATCAAGTAGAGCATCAAAACGCTTGTATGTCTCAGCAGACATAACCTTTTCAAAGAAAACTCGGGTAATTTTTGCGGAGTCTCCTGCGTCATCTGAGTTTGCTAGTTCAACGAACTGTAGTAGGGTCTTACCCTGCATTCTTGGGTGGCACACAAATTCTTCACCGTGAAGTGCGAACTTGATTGGTTCCTTGCTATCTGAACCGTCTTCTTTACCTTTGCCAAAATCTTTAAATCTTGCCATCTTAGTAGTATCCTTCTTTTGTAGTTGTAGTGGAAAGGCGTTGATATTACGCCTACGTCTATTGTACTATGGCTTAGAAATGCCTATTTAGACTCTCTTTAGTCCAGCTAAAACGTCTAGATTTTTGAACAGGAATCTATTAGGTTTGGTTCCAGGGTGCTTGACTATAATTGTTCTAATCAACCTGCTCTTAGACATAAACACTAACTGAGGAGCTTTGTCAGGCTTAATGATGTGCGGCCTTGTTCCGTTGTGGTGGGCCAGGGCGTAAGGCAGCGGAGCTATTACCTCAGCATATTGACCAGCAGAAGTACCCCTATGGGTGCTATAAATACTGTCACGCAATGCACCGCTCTTAACACCAACGTCTCTCTTAGCACGAATGATAGTGCGGTTGAGACGTCTATCTATGTACTTCCATAGGTTGTCTTTATCGCCTTGACCTGAGTCAGGAGTATTTAGGAAGAAGTGAAGCGGTTGGTCATAAATCTTGATTCGAGTTCTAGGGGTAGCCATTATGGAACCGCTATCGTAATCTGAAGTCCAACTGTATTGAACCCGCCATCTGGACCAGAAATCTGCAACTGGGCAACCACACCAAGGCCGTAGCCAGTGTCATCCCACATATCAAACTCACGAACAGTTTCCATCAAAATCCAAGCATCAATTGTAGGAAGTACGGAAGTTTGCTGAATCTTGTCTCCTGTTGGAGGTCTACCGTTTACGCCAACGATGGCTACTTCACGAGAGATAAGAATACGGAAGGTTGCAGTGCGAGGAACGTTGCATCGGTTAGGTTGAGCAATCTCATCGCCTGGAGTTCCTAGATACAACTGGTCAAACGCAATAACAACCTGCTCGCAGTCCAGGGCTGGCTCACCAATCATCCAGTAGCGGCGGTTAGGTAAAGCAACGTTATAACTTTGATAGACGCTCTCTACACGTTCTAGAACTCCGTCTAGCATGTTCTTTAGGCGTAATGCCTCGGAATCTACTCCACTTAAGTCTCTCATCTATCCTTCTATCCCTAAGGGTACATCTTTATAGTTAGGTTGCCATCAGCAATCAGATTGATATTAGGGACTCCCGCAATAGTCTTGGTTGCGTATAGCGTCCAAGTTCCAGGGTCTACCATTCCGATTGCAGCAAAAGCTTTATCGTAAGAAACGCTAAAGCTGACAACATTAGTAACTGTGTTTACAGTTATTGCAGACGGGTCTAGGTCAATAGATTTAGTCCCGCCGTAGTTGCGAAGAGTTACTACGGGGGTCCAACCTACATCGTCAACAAGAGCAGTAACGTTGGCTGTAGTTCCTGTAGAAGTCCAAGTACCTGCAGTTGCCCCATGAACGTTGATGTCATAGTCAGCGTCAGCAGTTAGATACAAAGGCTTAGCTGTGTAGCGACGAGCACGAGGAACGTCAGGGGTAAATACCTTAGCTTTCTTACGAGCGTTGTCAGGGTTTACTGTTTTTAGGAATAAGTCGATAGCGTAGACACCAGTGCGAAGTTCGTCAATGAACTCCTGGTTGTCTAGGATTGTGTACGATACACCTTGACGAGATACGGAAGTTACACGCTGCGGTAGAGCACAGTCGTCGTCGCCAGACCAAAGTTTAGCGAACTCCATAGCTAGAGTCCTAGCAGCCATCTTTCCAGCCGCAGGTACAGGAGTTCCGTAGGTGTAAGTAATTTCTGTGTTGCAAGGAGTCCAAGGAGTGCCAGCAACAACGTGAATGGTCGAGTGGTCTACTAGGTAATAGCTTGAAGGGTCTAGGATAAGACCAGTCTTATTACGCATAGCAATAATCTTTACGACTGGTCTTCCACGGAGGCGGATACGTGCGTCGGGAGAGAGGCCGTCTGCAACGAGTTCTGAATACTCGTCGTAGTCTCCAGATGGGATGTTATAAACATCTCCACCAAAAAGTACAGGGGAGTTAGTCTTAGTCGATGGTCCCATGCGGTTGTTTCTAAGCACACAGGTATATCTTTCGGTAACTGTAGTTACGCCAGTGTATTTACGTCCAGACATTGCCCAGAGCATAAACGACGCAGTCTGAGCCGCCTCGGCAGCGTACTCAGTGTTAGCGTAGTCGCCTAGGTCTTCCGGCTGGACCCACAAATTATTAGACATAATTCTCCATTGTGAAACCAAGCGGGCGGCACATCCAAGATTATTGGATGCACCGCCCTACTTAGTCAGCTACTAGATGTCGCTCTGAGAGCCAATTTCGTTAGCGGTGATGATGTTGTCGATTACGTTAGCTGGGTTGTAAGCAACGCTACCAGGAACGTTGAATGAGCTTCCAGCAACTGCATCGCTGATTGATGTGGTTGCAACTGGGGAAGCTGGGCGAACCTCAGTTACTGAGTTGACCAACTGAACACGTCCAGGAGATACTACGGTTGTTACTGCCACGTTTGCAGCTGTCTTATTGTATCTGATTCTAGGAAGAGCAGTAGCAGCACCTACAGCAGTCTCAGTTGGAACGTCGGTTCCAACCTTAGGAACAGTTACTGTAGTAGCGTTTGCTGTAGCAACGGTAACATTAGACACATTCAAAGCTGCTGCGTAGCCAGTGACAGTAATAATGTCGCCGGCCTCTAGAGCTAGCCCAGTACCTGTGTAAGTAATTACGTTAGAGGTTAGGTTAGCAGTAGCAAAAGCTGAGCTTGCAGGAGACACAGTAGTTACTGTGTAGGTTCCATCGAATGACTCACCGATGTTGGTAACAACAATCTGGTCGTTTGTCTGGATGTTAGGGTTAGCACTGAATCTTAGAGTAGCTACGTTGCTTGTAAGAGCAGCGTTGCTTACAGTGATTGTGCTTGGCTGTAGGGCGTTAGACGCAGTAAATACAACCTGGTCAGTAGCGTTGTCAGTCCAAGTGTAGAATCCGCGTAGACCAACTGGTGCCCATGAAGAACGTGCGTAAGCGTATGGACGCTCAGCAGCAACCGGGAATTCCCAGCGTCCGTCGATACCAGATGCGAAGTTCACGTTTCCTAGACCATAGCCTTCGAATGTGTTAGCCAATAGACCGTTTTCAATAACGCGGTCGCCTGACTGACGGAACTTAGCGTATGGGAATACCCAGTGGAAGTAAGGAAGAACGCCATTACGCTTTCCACCTGATACTGCGTGAGACCAAGCCTCAACTGCAACACCGTTACCTGCAGGGTCATCGCCTACACCAGGAGCAGCCCAACCAACAGACTGGTTGTTAGGGTCAAGTGTAGAGCCAATGTTCTTGCGAAGTAGTAGACCACCTGATAGTAGAGCAGAAAGCTCTGGGTCTGGCTCACAGATAGCTAGTTCCATTGTGATTCTTTTTAGAGTGTCCGGGGCTTTGTATGATACACATACAACACCGTTTGCACCCTTTTCGGTGATTTCATCGCCCTCTTCATATTCTGGGGTGAATGAAACACGCATGAAGGCCGAGGTAGTGTAGCTGTCCTGCGGACCAGTTAGTAGGTTTCCAGCAGCGTCCAGACGGGTGACACGGATTGACACACCTTGGATGCTTGCTGCATAATCTTGAGTAGCCATTTAGCTATTCTCCTTAGGTTATTAGTTTTGGTTTAAGCTGCGGTCAGGTCGACACGGACAGCAAGGTGTATCGAGGTGTCAAAGAAAACCGCCGCTGGGCGGATTGCCTTCAACCTCATGTCATTCTGGTTTCCACCGACATCATAAGCCTGAGCTAAGTTGTCGTTTACGACATCAACATCACCAAGGTATACCTTGACAGTGCCGGTTGCGTAAATCCATTTGTTTGTAGCTGTTGGGGTTTGAGAACCGTCAGTAACGCTGGTCGGTCCTTGACCCGTGTAGCCACTTCCAACGATAACTGGAGTACCACCCATAGTTTGTAGGTGGTCTTTCTCTTTCTCGTGGAAAAGCATGTTTGAGTTGCTTGATAGTAGAGCAACAACGTCGCGAGTTGCGTGAATAATACCCTGCTCGCCTGCGTGAGATGCAATAGCGATAGAGTGTTCTAGTAAAGCCAATGCTCGCTTTGGAGATAGTGCGGTGCCGGAGTTTAGAACAGTTGCCCCGCCAATGAGTGCCTTGTTGTCGTCGCTCTCAGCAATACGAATATCGCCGTGCCAAAGTTCACGTTCTAAAGCTTTTTGAGTAACGCCTTCAAGTTGACGCTTTAGACGCTCAATTCTGTCTAGTCCTAGAAATCCTAGAGTAGAGCGTACTTCATCTATCTCAATAAAGAATGGCTTAATCTCGTCATAGTAGTTCACGGTTGCGTTGTTTACTAAGACGTAGCTACTAGTGTCTGTGTCGTCCCAGTTTGTAAGGGTGTCTACAGTAGTTTCGTACTCTTGAGAGAACCCACGAATCCAACGGTCTTCGTCAGCAGAGTTCTCAGGCTTTACTACAGCGAGTAGGCCAAAAGCGGAGGGCACAATCTTTGATGCCTCTACAACGCCATTCTTAGGAAAAGCCATTTGAAATCCTTAAATAAATCTAAAGTTTGGGGGGTAGGTGGTGCCCCATTTCTGGAGCACCACCCGCCAAGTTGGAGCTATTAGCTGTTGTAAACAGTTCCTGCTACAGCAGCAGTGGTTGTACCCTTGACTGTGAAGGTCGAGGTAACCTTTAGAGATTCGATACCAACGAAGGCAACGTTCTCGAAGGTTTCAACGAACATCTTGTAGTCGTTTGTACCAACTAGTGAGCTGTCACGGATGATACCTAGGTCTAGAGTACCGCCGTCTAGGAACAGGAAGCTGCCCTCTGCGAATAGGTACCAGTCGAAGGTAGCTGGGAATGCGTTTACTGCACCAGTTGTCTGAGCTCCGAAGAAGCCTAGGTCTGGTGAGCCAACTAGTGTTACGTTGCTTGCTGCTAGGTAACCCTGGATTTCAGCAGCTGAAACAGAAATTGTTCCATCTCCTGGAAGAGCCAAAGTTAGGTCTGCTGCCATTGCGTCGTATAGCCACTGTGGAACGATTGCCTTTAGCTGAGTGCTAGCAGCGATACGGTGACGTGAACGGTAACCAACTGCTGCACGGCGAATCTGTACCAAGAAGTCACGGCCAAGACCGATTGTTGAGGTAGTAGTTACAGCTGTTGAAGCGTTAGTGATTTTGCTTAGTAGGTTAACCTCTGCCTCACGAGCGTGCTGTACTAGAGCAAGTTCGTTGTGGCGAGCGATTAGCTCTGGGTAAGCACGGGTCATCAGGTTACCGAACTGTAGCTGTAGTGTTACAGCGTCAGTTGAAACGGTTTGCTCTGCAGCAGCAGACACAGTCAAGCTGGTCTTGGTGTTGCTGTAAGGAGCAAGGTCTGTAGCGGCAGTCCATACACCAACTGCGTTTGCGTAAGCACCTGAAGCAAAGCTTGGTGGTGTTACGAAACGGATACCACCACGGTCAGCCTGGAACTTCGGTAGAAGGTCGCGAACTGGACGCTCAGTGGTTGAGCCGATGTTGTAGATGTCGTACTTGACTTCGAATGGAGCAGCGTGTCCACCAGAAGCAACAAGTGCATCCTGGCCTACAACTGCGTCAATCTTTGCCTGGTTTGAAAGTGCGTCAGTTGAAAGAACGCGCTCTTCTGGGTACTGGGTTGTGATAGATGCAACGATGTGCTGCTCTCCATCTCCTCCGTTTACACGACGTAGAGAGTGAATTCTCTTCTCCATTGCTGACGCAACTTCGGTCATGCTGTTAATAGTTGAGCCAGCTGTGTATCCAGGGATGTCAGCACCAGCAGTGATTGCCACTGGAGCCTCAGTTACTTGGATAACAGGCTGACGGTCTGCTGGAGCGTTGAAGCTCTCTTCAGCTGATGCGGTCACAGTTGCCTGCTCTTCCTGCTCGATAGGAGCAATAGTTTCTTGTGGGGTTGATTCAGAAGGTGCTGCATCGGCAACAACTTCTTCTGGTGCGTTTTCGGTAGATAGCTCTGAGCCATCTCCTTCAATAATTGATGCGGTCTCGGTTTCAGCAGAGTATTCAGAAACAAGTTTCTTCTTCTCTTCTTCGTCTTCTACCATTCCGGCTTCAGCAATTTCTTCTTCAGTAGGTTCGCCCATTGGAAGTTCTTCCACTGGTGCGTCTTCCATCGGAACTTCTTCAGCAGGAGCTTCTTCCATTGGAACTTCTTCCATTGGAACTTCTTCTTCTGCCAGAACTTCTGGGTTTTCTGAATTGTCGGTCATTGCCTCTCCATCGGTTTGAACGTCGCTTTCGCCTTTAACACGTGCGGTTGCCTCAGCTGCCTTGGTAGCTAGCTCTGCAGCTAGAACCTCTCGGCGTGAAAGCTCACCACGGACGGTGTCTAATGCGTCAGCAAGTGACGTCATAGCATCAACTGTCTCAGGAGTTGGGTCTTCACCCTCAACCGCTTCAAATTGGCTGATGATAGATGACTGTAGTTCGGCGACTTGTTCGTCGGCGAGTTCTGTCAGTGTATCCAGCTGGGATTTGATTTGGTCCACTGTACCTCCTTAGGCCAGTTTGTAGTTATCGGATACCTTTTGGCATCCTGGTGAACAGTCAAGGCTGAGGGACTCGAACGAAAACCGCTGAGGCACTCCACCTATCACTAATTTTACCTTACTTTTTAGGTAAGGAGTCGGAGCAGCGTTGCTAAACGAGATGAAATCTCAGATTGGCTGTAGACATCTGCTCCAGCCTTAAAAGCACGCAATTCCGATGTCGCAACATCTGCGTCCTTCTTGCCAATCTTTCCCTCCACACGAGTAATCATGTCATCCATGAGTTTCTTTAGTGTAGGTGGAAGGTCGCTATACCTAACCTTTTGTGCTTGGTTGGTAAATGGTAAAGGAAGGTTAGCAATAACGCTTCCAAGCTCTCTCGCACTGTTACGTACGTTTTCTAGACTAGTTGCGTCCAGCGCACCTGAGTCTAGACGGTCAACGATTCCGATAAGGTCGCCAGCAGACTTGTTAGCCTCGGCGTAGTTTCCAGCAAACTCCATGTTCTCGGTTGCTTCAACCTTCTTCAGAACTCTCTGAAGACCAGCAACACCGAGGTCCTGCTTTAGACGAGCAAGAACCTTACGGAACTTACCTCTGTTATCTCTAGGCTGAGTTTTAGCAGTGTACTTCATACGACCAGTCTCTGGGTCATACATGTCTTCTGCGTTAGTTTTGCCGGCTTCTCTAGCACTAATCATTTCTTGCTCAGCAATGGCTTCTGCTTCTGCATCTTCCTTAGCAGTTTTGACTTCCTCAAGTACTCGGTCATCTACTTCAATAGGTGCAGGAAGTGCAGCAGTAAGAGATGAGATTCTCTCACGCATAGAAGACAATGCACTCAATGCCTCGGCTGACGCAGCGTTCTGCCACTCAGCAGGAATCAGGTGGCGAGCTTTTAGCTGACCAGCACGCTTGATAATGTGCTTACGAACCTTTGCACGGTCAGATTCTTTTGAACGGCCGTAAGCCTGAATCGCATTGCGAAGGTCTGCAACGCTGCTGATTGGGTAAGAGCCGTTAGGCATTGCCTCACCCTTTTCAGCAAGTTTCATACGCTCGTCGCGAGGCATGTAGCCGAACTCCATGTCAAGACGCTTAGCTTCAATACGCTCGCTAATGTTTAGTGTCGCAACGCCTGCAGATAGTTCTCCAAGCAAACGAGACTTCATGCTTAGCTGACCAGCAATGTCAAGTTTCATCATCGCCATTTCGTAAGCACCAGCAGCAACAAGAGCTACGATTTCACCAGATGCAACCATCGCACGGGCAATAGGGAAGCCAGGAACGTTTACCTGACATACAGCAACAAGTTCGAGTGAGCCGCCGATTGGTCTCCAGTCACCTGAAGGAGCAGACGCACGTAGAGCACGAATCTGAGCTTCAGTAACTTCTGGACGCAGAGCACCAGCTACCCAAATACCGTAGCGGTCTTCTCCAGCGTGAACGTCTGCGATTGCAGATGCTGTGTCGTCGTAGTGCTTAGCAGCCTGAGCAGCATCGGCACGCAGTGATGCGTGTCCACCAGCAAGAGTAAGCTGACCAACAGGCATGTCTTTACCAGTGTCTGTGCGGCAAACGCCTGTGTGAAAGTAAGAGTAGTTGCTACGTGAGCGAGGTGGCTTGGTTGCGTTTGGCATACCAATGTGGTTTACGTGCCAAGCAGCAATGTGTCCGTAAACTCTACCGCTGTCGTCAATCATTAGCGGAGTTGCCTTGTCTAGCTTAGGGTTCATAAACCATGTCTCAGGCGGTGTTACTGGGATTGGGTGGCTGAGGAATCCAGATGCAGTTAGAGCGTTTACGTTAGGCTCTACCCCGCCATCAATAGACTCTTCGTAAATTCCATCTTTAGGAATCATTTGTTCCTCCTCGACTGGGTCTGGCCCGTCAATAATTGTGATAACGCATTCTTGGAACGCCGGCTTTGGAACAATGGTGATTCCCATTACTCGTGCACGGCTAATTGTTAGTTTGTTCTTGCCTAGTTCGTCGGAGTCTTTAGCTCCGTTTTCGGTGTCTTTGTCTTCCTTGGCCTCAAACTTGTCTAGGTCAGCAGATACGCCACGAAGGAACCCGTTGCGTACTAGACGCTCAGCTTCTTTACCGTAAGGACCGTTATCAAAAACACCCTGAGCGTTTCCGATACCGCCTTCCATTCTCTCCATAGAATCAATGCGACCAACGACTACAGAACCTGAGTGCCCATCGCCAGTTTTGTACTGCCACATAAGTGGTAGCGGAAGTTCTCTAATCTCGACTGATTCTGGCTTGAACTTACGTCCATCGCCTGACTCCATATCCTCAGGTAGAACTAGTGGAATAGAGAATCTAGCTCCGTAGCCTGTGCTAGTTCCGACAGCTGGGTCTCCAGCAGCGGTTAGTGCAAATCTAGATTTTAGTTCGTTAGTCTTGGCATTTAGAACCGCTATTTCCATTACCTTGTCTGAAAACGCTTCGTTCATTGCAGCCTCGTTGCCAGGGTTGAATCTGCTACCTGTGTAAACACCAGTAGCTTCCTTGTGGCGTAGCTGGCAGTAGCCCTTAGCACGAGGACCCATGTACTTTGAAAGTTGACGGACGCAACGAGTCCAGTCGCCTGGAGTTCCCCAACGGATTTTAGCCGCACCCTTACCCTTGGTCCAGTAGCGGCGTAGCTCTTCAGCGTTGCCACGGTTGCGGTCAAAGCCGCCGGCAGCCTGGATAGAGAAATCTTCTAGTAATCCTTCTGCTTCAAGGAATTCGTAGTCTTCTGCACTAAGTTCCTCGAAAGGAGAAAACTCTGGAAGTTCAAGCGGGGAGTCGCTAAGCAGAGATGCAATGATTGCTCCAGAAGCAGTTACCTCGGTAAGACCATCTACCTGCTGCAAAACATCGTTCAATACTGTGTCATCTAGTGGGACAACTGGAGGTGGGGTAGCAGACTTTAGGTCTCTAACGATTTGCTCGTCAGGAATCCATTGCTGGTCTTTACGCTTGTAAGCCATAGGGTCAGTTGAAGTAGCGTCTTTAGGAACAAGAGCAACTAGGTCCATAACAGCGTTAGGGTCGTCTGGCGAGACGACAGCAAAGTACATAGGAGGCACGTCAGTAGTCTCAGGAGTCATTGGCTTCGCCTCCTGGGTAGGGGCGGTTGCAGTTGCCTGTGATACAGGTTTTACTTCATCTGCCATGCTATGCCTTTACTTTAAATCTCTATTTATTAGTATACTTTGGATTGAAACAGGCTATTTTGGTGCCTACTTAGCATTACGTTTTCTGGACCCAGCACTACCCTTAGGTTTTGGAGCAGGTTTGCTTGACGGACTAGGCGCTCCCTGCTTATACTGGCTGCTGCCCGGAGGTAGTGCTATACCTGAATTACTGTAGAGCTTTTTACCCTTATTCATTTCTTTGATAGCACCAAACCATGACTCGACAGATTCTCCCTTAGGAACAGTCTTCTCGGCAATTGACCAAAGGCTCTCGCCTTTGGTTGCTCTGTACTCACGCATTGCCGGTGCTGCTTTAGCAGCAGGCTTAGCAGCTGGCTTGTTGGTAGCGTCTAGTGCCTTCTTAGCATTGCCAGCAATCTTGTTTGGTCCAACCGGCTTGTATTTAGGGTCAGCAGATTTAGCAGCTGGCTTAGCTGCTGGCTTTGAAGGGGTAGCAGCTTTTTTAGCTTCACCGTATTCTTTAGCGTCAGCATTTTGCTTTCTAGACTTAGCAGCATCTGCCTTAGCAGTAGCAGCACTCTTAGCGGCTGTATCCTTACGCCCCTGAGCAACTCGGTCAGTAAAGTTTGGTTGCTTGGCAGGTGGCTTCACTCCAGGCTTGTAAGGAACAGTTGCACTGTTCGGAACATTTACACGCTCACCTGAATAGATAAGGCTAGGGTTGCCACTCTTTACGTTAGGGTTGGCCTTCATAATGTCTGCCCAGTGCTTAGCGATGCTTACACCTTCAGGCTTAGTTTTGTTAGCAATGCTCCAAAGGCTGTCGTCTTTCTTGACGATGTATCTACCCTTATCATCGTAATCAGATACAGGTGCCGCTTTAGCAGCTTCAGCTTTTCTTGCTTCGCCATATTCTTTAGCGTCATCAACAATTTTTCTAGCTGTGGCAGGGTCTACCTTAGGTGCAGGTTTAGCGGCTGGCTTGGCTCCAGGCTTAGGTAAGCCCTTCGCTGCATTACCAGCAACTTTGTTAGGACCAACTGGCTTGATTCCAGGCTTTGCTGCTGCAGGCTTTGCTGCGTCAGGCTTGATTGAGCTTGATGGGTAAGGCATACCTTGCTTATACTGGCTGCTGCCCGGAGGTAATGATACACCCGAGTTGCTGTAAAGTTTTTTGCCAGCGTTTGCTTGCTTAATAGCATTGAACCAAGAGCCGACATCTTTACCTTTAGGAACTGTTTTTTCGGCGATGCTCCAAAGGCTGTCGCCTTTTGATGCTCTGTACTCCCTCATTGGACCTGTTGGCTTGGTTTCCTTGTTGGCCCCAGGAGAGTTGCGAGGGTCAGCGGGCCTGGCTGTAACAGGACGTGGAGTGGTTGTTCCCGGTGCGTTACGTGGGTCTGCTTTTTTAGGAGCCGGGGCTGCAGGCTTAGGTGCAGCAGGTTTGACTGAGCTCGATGGGTAAGGCTGTTGCTGTTTGTACTGGCTACTGCCTGGAGGCAAAGCTACGCCAGAGTTGCTATATAGCTTCTTGCCTTCGTTCATCTTCTTGATAGCACCGAACCATGAGTTTAGGTTTTCGCCCTTAGGCAAAGTCTTTTCTGCGATAGACCAAAGGCTGTCGCCTTTTGATGCTCTGTACTCCCTCATTGGACCTGTTGGCTTGCTGTCTGCGTCTTTTTTTACTCCAGCACGACCAGCCATCATAGGAGCGTCCTTGACAGAAATCTGTCCGTTTTCTCCCGGAACAGCAATCTGCTTGCTAGCAGCACCAGCGTTGCGTGTAGTGTTTGGGTCTAGGGTTGCAGGAGTTGGTGCAACTTTTTGACCAGTCTGCTTAGCATAATCTTTAGCTTGCTGGTCGGTGATTGGTTTGAAAGCAGCACGCTGTGCCTCAACGAAACCGCCCCAGTTTTGTAGAACATCCTGCAGGGCTTTTTGGTCCATAGGTGGTTGAGTCCCTGGAAGTTGTGCAGTCGGCTGGTTGATTGGGCTACGAGGTTCGCCTAGAACTCCAGAAACATCTAGAGGCTCTGCTAGCTCTTCAGCACTAGGTGCGGTGACAGCAGGTGCAACATCTGGTCCTTTAAATCTGTCTTCCTTTTGAGTCATCTTTGCAGGAACGTCAATGGTCTTACCGTTGTCTAGCTCGACTTTAGTTCCACCAGTTGCAGGGTTGAATCCCACAACAATACCACGGCCATTCTCGCCGTCGTTTCCGACAACTACACGGCTACCCTTGGCAACAAACATACCGCCAGCATCACGGGTCTGGCTCTTAGCGTTGATTGAACGCTCTTTAGGGGAGTATGTGCCGTCTTCAGCAACAGTTCCTGTAGGACCTTTTTGCTGAGGAGGCATAGCAGCTGTAATACTTTTTAGGAACTCCCAGTCTTCCTGAGGAGCAGCATATTCAAACATCTCTGCTTCTTCAGGAGCAATGTCGTTGATTGAAACAATACCAAAAGGAGTCTCCTGAAGTAGAGCAGACATAATCATGGCTGACTCTGGGTCAATGACTACGTGGTCTTTTTCGCAAGTGTCATAAGGGTCATCTAGGGCTTTGTCGTAAGTCCAGACATCACCATCAACGTGGCCAATAGAATCCCAGCCCATGTCGTCCCAAACATAAACCTGTCCATCAGTGTCAAGTTTGTATAGGCGGTCCATACCAGAACCATCCAAGCGAACACGAGCCATAAACTCCGGCACAACGCCTTCGTTCATTTCAAAAGCGTCTTTGAAAGCATCTACGTCAGTATCGTAGTCATTAGGGGTGCGATACATCTCAGGGTCGACTTCGTAGCCGTGAACAGTGTAGCCGCCAGCAGTGGTAGCCTTCTTGTTTTCACGCTCAACGATAGAGCTTGCCCAACGCTGTCCAGCGTCTCCGCCCCACAGCGACCATGCGATTCGCCCGTTGCTCGGGAAGCCATCTTCGCCAGGCTCGTAGCCTTTACCTTTTTTATCGACTTCGTGGCGTGGGAAGTACTTTGCGATGTGGCGAAGTTTTTCAATGCCAATCTGACCACCACGAGCAAGAGTGCGAGCAGTGTTTAGACCTACAGGAGTTCCACCACGCTTTTCTTCTTTACGCCATTCCAAAGCTTTCTTTGCTTCGGAAACAACGCCAGCAGGGATGGTGTACATACGGCCAGAGGCAGTAATAACTTTGATGTCAAGAGTAGTTAGAGCACCTGAGGCAAGCTCTACAGTAGAGTTGCTGAACGTTTCGTTGGTAGACTGCCAGTCACGACTAGACAAGACTACATCGGCTTTGCCGAGACCAACAACTAGGTTTAGGCTAGTGTCAATAATTACAGCGTCAGTTGCATTGCTGAATACAGCAAGGGAACCATCGCGACCAACGAAATCGGTCATTTTTCCTACTCTTCTTCGGTTGAATTGATACCTTCGCCAGCTTTGTATGCTAGGTCAAACCATGTGTCTAGGTTGTCTCTGTTTAGTTCGCCTTTATCGAATAGATAGACGGCTTCGTGCTCGTCATCGTAGTCGTCCGGAACGTCCTCAGGCTCATTGCCAGATGACTTATCCCAATTAAGAACGTAGCAGTCGCGTCCCTCAGTTAGGCTGTCGATAGTTTTTTGGTCAAAGACGGCTTCCCAGTCGTTGTCTTCCCTAATAGTCACTCCGATGAAAGTTACAAAAAACATTGCATCGATGCTACCGCTGTCTGGGTCTACATAGACATATAAATCAGAAGACCAGTTTGGTACGTTTGCCATATATTTTCCTTATTGTTAGGTCGGGTAGCATTTCTAGCCCAACATGAGGAGCCTGCAATAATTTTACCTTATTCTGAGGTAAGTGTGTTTACTGCTCGGGCTCAGTTTGTATTTCTTTCAGTATTTCCTCGAAACGGGCATTTTCTTCCGCATCAATCTTGCGAAGCCTGCCCATCCATTCGGTCATAGCATAGGGATACTGCATAACAAACTCGACTAGCGACTTATTATCCATCTCAGAGAACTTCAAAAATTGAGTTTTCGGGCCGTCATCTGTGTCGATGTACAGCACTATGCCGTCTGGTCTGCTGATATCATCCATGTATAAATCCTATCACTAATTTCAGTAGTTTGCTATAGACTAGTCGTCCGAGTCGAAATCAAAGTCCGAAAGGTCTATGTCCAAAGCTTCGTTTTTGGTAGGGCTTGAAGACGGAATTTCATCGGCATCAGGAGCTGGCTTTGCAGGGTCCCAACCCCACTCTTGGATAGAATCTGCACTTGTGAATAGGTCAGAAGCTTTTACCTTTTTGGATAAGACTTTTCCACCAGGGACGTTGCTGTCAATGTGAGTTTGAGCATATTTACTAGACAGTGATACCCAGTCGCCAGGCTGGATATCGTCTACGTCGCTCGGAGCTCCTCTGTAGATGGTTACTTCAGCGTCAGGGTTCCCCTTGATTGAGTTGATAACATCAAACGCTTCTTTATCAGCATCTGGATATCCGCTACTGTAGTTTCTTTGTTTTGCTGGGTCAAGGATGTCTTTAGGGAATACTTCATCAATCTTGTCTAGTGAAGCGGCTGCACCTTCTTCTTGTGCGTCCTCTCTGCTAGCTGGGCGATGGGACATGCGGTAGTTGTCCATAACATCGTCTAAGTCTGATTTTTCAGGAGTTTCTTCTGCATCTGGAGTTGGTTTGGCTTCTTTGTTAGAGGATAGGGATTCTATATTCGACGCTGGTCTAACATCCTCTATTAATTCAGCATCAATATAGTACTTATAATTATCGTTTACATAGGTAGCAAAGCCCGGCTTTAAGTTGCTTCCGAAGGGGACTCTACGAATAGCTTTAATTTTTAACCTAGCACCGGAAGGCAGTATAGTTTCTGCCTCTGCCTCATCAAACCAGTATTCATCAAGACCACGGGGAACTTCAAATGCAGTAGAGCCCTTAGGTATAGATATTGACCAAAAAGACCCACCAAATTGTCCGGAGTCGCTATTAAACGAGGTTTCGCTATATGTATCGTCCGAGTATCTGTAAAAACTACTTCCGGCGAAATTTTTTGCCGCTATCTCCGGTTCTGAACTAGTAGATGTGTAAGAAACATTAGAAACTACGCTACCAGGTTCTAAGTTTTCCAACATCTCGTAGTACTTAAGTTTTTTCTCGGTATTCTCCGGAGGGGTCATTCCTCTATATACAACCCCATCCTTAGCGTATTTATGTTTTTTAAGAACTTCATTTAATTTACTAATCTCGTTATCTAAAAATTCAGATTTAGGCTCCATGTTATTTATTAGATATTCATTAATCTTTTTATAGCCCTCGCCGGTATAATATTTTATAGCTGCTTTTTCTTCAGGAGTAAACTCTTTTAAATCGACGTCCGGAGCACTTCTAGGGAGCTTATAGGTATCAAAAATAAATTTAGATAAGGACTTATCAAAAATATCGGACTTGCCTTTAATTCCAATACCGTCTACGATTTCCCAGTTGCCGGCATTAATTTCTTGTAAAGCTTTAGCTGCCTCTCCTCTAGTAGAAGCACTACTAATTGCATCCTTAGCCTTCTGAGATATCCACGGAATTTTAGACTCAGACATTCTTTGAAGTGCTTTTTGTTGGTTTTCAGTTATAGGATTGTTAGGGTCAACAGCAGCCTTGAACTCAGCCATGCGTTCTTCATAACGCTTTTGCATTGCAGGGAAATCTAGAAGACTTAGGTCTTGATTATCCTCGTTTGCAGCACGGTCAATAATCTTTGAGACAAGGTTGTAGGAGTCTTCTGCGTCGCCATCAGCTGAGTGCCAGTTAGCAGGTTCGAAACCTAGGAAGTTAGCAACAGGACCGAGGCTAGATGTAGCCTTGATTTCTCCAGTCTTGCGGTCAGGAGCTTTTGGACCGTCGATGCCCTTCTCTGCGTCATACTTAGGGAGAAGTGAGGCAAGGTCTTTAGAGTCAATGGTTCCAGCAATATCTAGGTCTATGCCTGACTTGTCGGCCATACGCTTTAGAATCTCAATGTCAAATGGAACGTTCTGACCACCTAGAAGAGCGTTAGGTCCGATAAACTCGATGAAGTCTTTTAGAGCCTGCTCTTGGCTACTTTGCCTTGATAGCCATTCGGAATCTACAAGCTCCTGCTTAAATTCATCATAGTCATCTAAAATTCTGTTACCTTCGGAATCTAAAACATCACGTTTTAAATTATTAGACGACCATTCAGAAAGCCTGCTCTCTGGGTTGATGTAGACATTAAAACGCTTTACAATTTTGCCGTCTTTAACTTGAACTGCACCAAGCTGAACTGGGTCGTTAGTGATATCTTGACCGTCGTAATCAGCAATACCAGTTGTCTCAAAGTCGAAGTAAGTTACTGTCTGACCCTTTAGGCGTTCTTGAACTTCTTTCCAATTCTTAGCACCCTTCATAATGTCTTGGAACTTACCGGTAAAGGCACCTGGAGTAGGTAGGCGAGTACCGCTAGCGTCCATAGTTGCTGACTGGAAGTCAATGCCTAGGTTGTCTAGAGAGCTAGGTATAGTTTGAGCTTCGGCGTCGGGGGCTGGCTTAGATTGCTCTGTTTGAGGAGCGTCGTCTAGGACAACTTCGGCCTCAACGTAAATCACATCAGATTTCTCTATGCTATTAATTCTTAGTTTAGAGCCTCTAGGAAGAAGAAACTCTGCCTCATCAAAAGTACTAGGAGTGTACTTATAAACTCTAATCATTTTAGCCCCAGCAGGCACCGTAATAGTTAGATAGGCCGGTCTGCCTTCTTTAGTAGCAACCGCAAAATTATTTGCTGTAGTCAACGAACTAGTAGTAGACATATAGCCAGTCTCTTCATAAATATCGCCTGGGGATAGCCTTGAAAAAATAGATGCTGCCTTACCGCTTATACCTCTGTTTAAGAATTTAGGAACAGTTGTAGGCTCTTGTTTTTCAAAAGCTGAATCAATATTTGCAATGTCGGATTTAGCTTTTTTAATTCCAGGTACGCTTACATCAGGTTTACGTAAAACCTCATTTATACTAATGTACCCTTTGCCCTTATATGAAAGCAAAGCTTCTTTTTCTTCGTCTGTTAGCTTATTTTCTGGCTTATCAAAAAGCTCGTCGGTGCCGTTCATAACAGCAGGAGTAGCCTCAACTTCGGTTAGTCCGTTTTCTTTGAGATAGTTCTCTATATAGTCTAAACCACGTAAAGCATTTCTTGTATCTTCTAAATACCCTAAAAGCTCTGCCTGAGCCTTCGGAGATTGCTCGAGCTCGTCCTGTAAATCTCTTTCAATGCTTGAGATATTGTCTTCTTTAATTTTACGTAAGCGAGCAATTCTTTCAAAGGTATAGGTAGATGGTTCATCAACAAAACCAATAGTACCTAGACCCTCATACCAAGACTTCTTCTTCTTCTTTTCGGGAATGGCGTCAGCATCGGGGGTCGGCTTGAGCCCCTCTGCCTGAGGAGCATCCGGAGATGACTGAGCGGCTGATTGCTTAGAGACGGACTGGACTAATCCGCTATTAGAGAGAATGTTTTTAATGCGGTCAGATGCTTCGCCTGTGGACACAAACCTAGCGACGGACTCTGCAAAATTCTCGTTGTAGTTGGAATCTCCGTATTCTCCTTTTACCCCGTTGATTTCGTTTCTATAGCTCTTTGACGAGTTGCTATTTATATGGTCATTCATATTTTGAACTGCATACATGACTTGATGGCCGAGCTCATGCTTAAGTGTTTCGGCTAGTTTGTCTAAGGAATTGTTAATACTTCTCCAGTATCTTCCAAGATTCCATATCCGATACTCTTTGTCATCAAATTTTCTAATATTAGCAAGATTTAGGTAAAGTCTTCCGTCAACAGAAGTCATACCATTATTTTTATCTATGACCTCCGTAATATCATCAGTACCAATTTTTTTCTTGTCCGCTTTTGATATAGGTTGGTGGTTTCCAATAATTATTTTAAGACCACCGGTTCTGTTATATGTACCTAATAAACTGTCAGTCCTCACCCCTTGCAAATTAGATAGGTTTATAACATCATTGAAGCTATTAAAGGCATTTAGAACAGTTCGCACTTCTTCGGGGGTAGCAATCAAGGATGTATCCTTTGAGTCCAGCTCAAACATTAAATCGTGTTTATTTAGAGCAGGGTCTGAGTGCTTTACAATAAAGTGTCTTGGTCTGGAGTCTAGAGCATATGCTTTGTAAGCCGCTCTTCTCTCCATACGGCCAGGAATTTTAGATATCTCATCTAAAGCATTCTCGTAGTCATCAAGAACAGGCTCCCATCCCTCAGGTAGGTCTAGTTCCGAGGCAAGTTTTCTAACAGCTGCTTGGTGCTGCCTCATCCTGGCTGGTGTGCGGAAGAAATCTTCCCCTATATTGCCTAATCCGAATTTTTTATCTATTGCTTTTCGGTAACTTCGCACGAGCGAGGCACTTAATGCAATGCCAATCTCCGGGTCGCTTCGCCCTAGAAATTGTACGTCAACCGGAACAATCTTGGAGTTTACTTTTGCAATTTCAGCTTTAGAAAGTAGCGGCTCATTTTTTAGTCTATTTTTGAAATAATCTGTTAAGAAACTTGCATATTTTTTAGCAAGGAATTCGTGGAAGTTTAGCTGGTTTTTCAGCGCATCCATGTATCGTTCTTTAGCTGATGCTATTGCAAGAGGGTTTTCAGGGTCAGCTTCTAACGCATCAATTAATTTTTCTCTAGCAAGTAGTGATGCTAACTCTAGGTTAGAAACATGAACAGCTTCAAAGTCAGTAATAGTTGCTAAAAGCTGGTCATCGATGTCTGAGCTAAGTTGCTTAGCCCCAACTCTCTCATTGTCATCTTTAGATGCTTCAGAGAGCGTATTATCTAACTCTTGACCAGGGTCTAGGGTAGGCGGAGCACCAGTTACGTCGTCTTCATCCGATTCGTCGTCAAAATCTACCCAAGACAGGTCGATATCTAACGGCTCATTTTTAAGAGAGTTCGGCAACTCATCCGCGTCAGGTGCAGGTTTCCCGGACGGGGAGTTACCTGCTACGCTTTTGGGGAGTCAGGGCCAATCAGTTTGTCGGGCTTGTAACCAATCCTCTTAATATCGCCATTAGCATCTTTATACATAACGGCAACAACTGGCTCATCTTCAGCTGTAGTTATCTTGACTTTTACTACTGAACCTAGAGCATTACCCTTGGTATCATAGATAGTGTCTCCAGCCACTAGCTGAGTGGCCTGTTTAGTTAGCCCGTTAGGGACTACTTCAACAGTCTCTGAGCTATCGTCCTGAGGGATGCCATCGGAGCCAAGAAGTCTAATTCTTCTTTTCTCTGTACGACGAGACAAAGCTCGTTGACGTCTGTCGGCAAATTCTTGGCCACCACGCTTAAAGGCTAGAGGTACGTTTCTATCCCAGCCCGTATATTCACTTACTGGAGTGCTAGGGTCTACTATCCTCATTCTAGTCGCCGCTAGGTCAGAGTTCTCTGTACGTAGTTTTCCAGTTTTAGGGTCCAGGAACTGCATTCTAACGAAGTCGTCGTTTCCTCTAGGGCCGCTCTGTCTTCTCAGGCCTACAATGATACCGACAACCTTCTCGCCTGTGTTGGTGGTCCATTCAGCCTTGTCTCCACGCTTTGCAACTACGATACCGCTACCAGAAACGTGAGGGAATCTCATCTCGTTTTCTACTGACCACTTCTTGTCAGCATTTTTCACGTAGTTAGTAACAATAGCGGATAGCTTCTGAAGAGCTTTAGTACGCTGAGTACCGGTAATACCGCTCCTGTCCAAATCTTCTTTAAGCATTTGACGAAGGAACTTCATTACTATCTTTTTAGCTTCAGCACTGTCTTCGGGTAGTAGGTTCATAAGTTCTTGGAACCTATCTCTACCATCCGTGCGGTTAGAGCTCTTCATAGCGTCTATCATTGACTGAACTTTACTACGCTCTATGTTACCGACAACTATATCTGTAGTAGTGTTTTGACGTTCAGATTCACCGTCTAGGCTAATAGCTATCTTCTCTTCTAGAGTTAGCATACGCATATCCTGTAGAGTGTGAGCAGCGTTCATCTCGGTTAAATCGCCGTTATACTTATTCTTTAGTTCGTCCAAGATAGTAGCTTTTTGCTCTTTATTCGTCATCTTGTTGATGTCGTCTAAGGTTCTGCCCGTCTTGTTATACTTTCCACGCCAGTATGTCATCTTGCGTTTCCAGTCGCCACCATAGTTGAAGTAGGCCTTGTCTCCAGTAAACTTATCTCCAGGATTTACCTTAGCTCCGCCTCCGGAAGCAGGTCTTAGAGTTCCAGCAAAGAACTGAGCCATCTTCTCGATACCATTGGTCTTACCATGAATAGCACTGTAAGTATCTCTGTAGTCGTGAGAGATAAAGTCTTTTACCTCTCCTGTTGCTAAGTCAGTAAATCTGTTTACAACTAAGAACTGGTTTCCAATAGTACGCTTGACGATAATCTCGTGTCTAGCCTTGCCACCGTCGATTGTTTGACGGTGAGTTATAAATCCTCCGGTAAAATCGTCGTCAGGGTCTGCTATGTAGTGACCATCTGGGTAGTCTTCTTCAAGCTGAGACTGGATTCTATCTCCATTGGCTTCGGTGCCTCTAGCTTTATTTCCACTGCCTTTAGTTTCTTGCATTTCAGCTTCGCTACGAATAGCAGGTTTCATGTCTCTATCGTGAACTTCAGGGAGAGGTTTATCTTCTCTTACAGGGTTCTTAGCTAGGTAGTAGTCATTGACTTCATCGATAAGGTCTTGGATTTCGCCCTCATCCTGGAAGTCGCCATCCTGCATAGCATTGTACGCATCCATTAGACGTTCACGCAAATCTTCGTCTTCAATCGGGTCGCCTGAGTCCATAGCATCTAGGTCTTCTAGAATATCCTTTTGCTCTTCAGAGATAGGGTTTCCAGTAGCATCTGCGTCCGGTCTAGGAGTTACAGGGGTAGTGTTAACGTCAGAGCCTTCTAGGAATCTCTTGCTCTTAGCTTCGCCGTTGCTATCAGTGTAGTTAACAGTAACCTTACCGTTGTCACTAGAAACACTGTCTACAGTTCCGGAGGTTCCGTTAGCGTTGTAGATTGTGTCGCCAGGAACTAGAGACTCTGCCTTCTTAGTTGGAGGGGTTAAGTCGTCTGGTCCATCAGGTCCCTGACCTCCAGGTGCAACCTGAGGGCCATCAGGAGGTCCAGGAGGGCCTGCAGGGGCTCCGGCTGGTTCTGCCTGTGGGGTAGGTACAACAACTGGTTCTGCAATTTCAGCAGGCTGAGTAGGGGCAACTGGTTCTTTAGGAGCAATTGCTTTTTCAGGCTTCGGAACCTTGCTGTATTCCTTATCTTCCATAAACTTAGTTGTAGAGACTTTTCCGTTAGAGTCTACAACTTCGGCCTTAGTGTACATTCTAAAACGATTGTCAACGCTTTTTTCTAGAATCTTTCTAACAGTTCCAATCTCGACGCCATCGGCATTCCAGACTGTGTCTCCAACTTCAATGTTGTCATGGTCAGCTGGCTTTGCGTTCTTCGGAACAGTAGCTTCTTTGGGGACAATAGTATCTGGGGTAGGGATAGATACTGCAGGACCTGCGGTAGGCCCGTCTTCGATAGATTCGTCTCCAGGCTCGCCATGAACGACTCTGCGGACAGAGCTGCCTGGGGATGAGTTAAACTCTCTAAAAACACCATCTCTATCTTGACCGCTGACTGTGGCAACGCCCTTATCGTTAAACTCGATGTCGTCTACCCTCATAAGTTCATCGGTGTCAGGGTTGGTTATAAAATCTCCAGGTTCGATTTGTGATACCGGAACAGGGCCCTTTTCAACAATAGGGCGGTCAAAATCTGAAGTATCTACATCAGGACCTAAGTCCTCTTCGATTGGGTCTAGAGTGACGTCACCTAATAGGTCTTCTTCGTCATCACCATCAGCTATGTCAGTTTGCACAGCATCTAGGTCTGGAGCTGGCTTTCCAGCCATAGCATCTTTTACAAGTCTGTCTGCTCTTCTTTTGTAGACGTCATCATTTGAAGTATTGATTCCGGCTTTATATAGAGCTTCCTCTAAAACTCCACGGGCAGAGATTAGTGTTTCTCTGTTAGAGTTTCCGTCGCTGTAGCTTAGAGGGCTACCGTCAGGGTTAGTGCCTGTTCTAAGTGGAAGAGCGTCCGCAATATTCTGTAGTTTCTCTGAACCAGAAGTGCTTGGGTCATTAATAGCGTCTAATGCGGACTTGTAAAAGTCTGGGTTTTTAACAGCAGCTTCATTAAGAATAGTCTTCATCGCATCTAGACCCTCAGGTGAGGACAGAGCGTCTACATCTCCACTTGCAAGAGCAGGGAATCTTTGTCTCCAAGAATCTCTAGCTGCGGCTGCCTCATCGCCCATAACATCTAACGCGTCAGCGTCTGGGGTTGGCTTTGCAGCTTTTCTAGAAATAGGCTCTACACCAAAGAATTTGTCCATGACGTCATCTACGCTGTTGTAGCCTGGTCCGCTATCAAGCTTTTCAAACATTCCGCGTGAGTTTCGTCTATCTGCAGCGGTGTCGTACTCGTAGTCAGAGTTAGCACCGTCAGCGTAAAGTTCCCACTTTCCAGCTCTATTCTGCTTTAGGCGATAATTGTTTGAGCCATCTTTGTAATCCCAGATGCCACTTCCAGGGGAAGTTTCTTTTAGGCCTTTATATTTATTTTGAGGTCGGTCTGTAGCAAGCTGGAACATGCCGCCTTCATCCCTCGTGACGCCATTCTCATCCATATATTCTTGAACGCTCTTACGGCCTTCAGCAAGGTCAGCTTCAGTTACGTCGTCTAGCTGTGCAACTGCCTTACCTTCAGCTGACTCTTTGTAAGCTGAAAGCTGTCTACCTTCTGGAGAGTTGATTCCATCATTGACGAGGCGGAGGTCGTCTTCGGTGATTGGGCTAGGGTCTAGGTCTTCGATGTTTGGAAGGTCAGGTGAGGATTCGATTGAGTTTAGAGAGTCTCCACCAGCATCCGGGTCGATTCCCTTAGAACGTAGATACTCGTCTGGAAGAGTTCCACCAATAAGGTCAACGTGCTTGGTCAGCAGTTCGTACATGCCATCAGGGATACCCTTGTCCGCCATGCCCTGAATAAGCATACGTACTGTATCTGAGCTTCCGGCAGAACCTAGTGCTCGTCCAATTACTGAAACAACCTGACCAGAGACTTTTAGGGCAGAGCGAATCTCTGCACCCATCTCAATCCACTGACCAGCACCTCTTCTACGCTTTGGAATACGTGGCTGGATACGCCAGAATCCCTTGTTAGCACCATCATTGAAGCCGATGCCAGCAGTGAGCGGGTTGATGTTCTCGTCGTCGCCGTTGAACAAGTTTTCTAGATAACCAGACATTGAAATCCTTCTATATTTTTAAAGGCGTGGGAGTGTATCCCAATAATTTTTTACCTAGTAAAAGTGTATAGAAGTTTTGAGGGGGCTATTTGGATTAGGAAATGATTTCGTTCAGTGGAATGAAACGAGGGTCCTCATCGTCTAGGTCTTTTAGAGTCCAGTAGGTAGCAGAGAACTGAGCCCAGCGGGATGCCATCTCTTCGGTTGGGTTAGAGATGTCTTCGCTAGCTTCCCAGTAAGAGAAATCGTTTTCCCACTTGTGGTTGCCTTCTAGAAGCTTTTCGATGTAGGAAGATGAAGCACCAGCAAGAATAGCGGTCTGAATAGAACCTTTCTCGTCATCGTACTTTTCCATCGCACTGGCAGCAATTGCACGTAGGTCTACTGGGAACTCAGGGTCAACTAGGTTTGTAACTGCATCTTGGAATGCAGCAAACTCTGCTCTAGCGTACTCTGTGTATGGGTCTGCCGGGGCACCGCTCTCTAGTAGAGATAGGCTTCTCTGGTAATCCTCGTTCTTAGCAAGTTCACGTGCGATTCTGTCTCTAGAGTCGCCACGGTAAATCATACGAGCTAGTCTGTTCTGCTCTACGTCAAACGGGTGTGCACCAGACGCAGTTAGAGACTGCTGCTGAACAACAATGTTGAGTAGGTGGGCACGGCTCTCTTCGTAAATGTTGTCGTGGTCAGGGAGCTCAGCGTCAGGGGAAATAGCAGCAGTAAGAGGTGTGTTGTATTTGAATACTGTGTCAGCAATTTTGCCAGACGCAGTTAGTGCCATCAAACGAATCTCTGCGTGAACACGCTCGATTGAACCCTCTGGGTGTAGGTAAGCAGCAGCAACAACTGGGCGTAGCTCTTCTGGAAGTTCAGGGTCAGCTGCAACCCACTTAGCACGCTGAGTGCGTAGTTCGTCTGTGCTTAGAACGTGCTCGCCCTCAAAGAACGGGTGGCGTGGTGCTAGTAGGTCGAAGTGGTTTACTCCGGCACTCGCAACAACTCCTCTAGTTGCTAGGTCGATATAGTTGTTTACTTCTTTGCGGATAGCAAAGTTGCGAGCTTCAATGTTGCTGCCAGTAGTTGCAGCATACGCACGCTTGATTACAGTGTTTAGAGCACCTGCGTCTAATCTACGCTCTGGTAGTAGACCTTCGTTTGTCGAGTTGAAAATCTCGATTATCTCTTGACGGGTTAGCATTTGGTTTTCGCTCATTATAGGGTGCCTTTCTTAGGAAGTAGGTCAGCGTCAGGGCTGTTGTAAAGAGCAGATGCAAGAACGGCTGCACGCTCAAATGGGTTTTCGTTATTCTTGATTCCACGAATCCAAGCAGCACGAATTGCTGGGATGGTTTCGTATCCGAGACCAGAGTATTCCGCTAGTGCAAATACTGCGTGCTCTTGAGACTCGTACTCATCCTCAGGGAGAATGGATACAGTCAAAGCTTCTTCATACTTAGTCAAACCAGAGGCAGTCATACCTTCTGAAGACATAGAGGATTTAGAGTGTGTTGTTGGTAGTAAATCGTTGTCTGCTGTGTAGCTGCTGTTTTTTGGTTCGCCAGCTTTTAGCAAGTGTGAGAAAGCAGCAACACGAGACATTGCTAGCTTATCACGCTCTTGGTCCGGTTTGCCAGAGGCAGCAAAGGCTCCAGCACCACGGCGATAAACAGCCTTGAACATGTCTAGGGTTGCTAGACAGCTCTCGTCTGCTGTGGCGTTGTGCTCTACGAGCTTTTGACGTAGGGAGAGTTCGGTACTCCTTGAGTAGCGAATCTTTTTAGGGTTTGACATTACGGTCTCCAAGTTCGGTCCTTTGCTAGGTTTCTTGATGGCTCCCTTTACTAGAACTGGAAGGATGGTTCCGGCTCCTCCAGATGCAACTGCAGCCTCTTCTTCGGCGTATCTGTAAACTTTAGCTCTAATCGATTCTTTACCTTGAAGTCTGTGAGCAACTGTTCTGTGGTGGCCGTCGATAACTCGAGCCCCATCCTGAGTCATCCAAACCTTGATTGGTTTGTCAGAGTCATATACGTCTTCAACTCTACGCATGTTTACTGTTCTCTGAGTTGGGGAGAGGTCGCTAAGCTTCATGTCATACTCGTCGTATGGCTCGTCTTCTTCGCAACGAGACTTTACTCTAGGGCTCATTTTCTTGTAAGACTTGTTGAAGTAGACGCCAGTGTTGACATCTTTATCTTCGCCAATAGGAGCCTTAGATACGTCAACTACGCCATCCGGGATTACAGCAAAACGGCACTTGCCTTCAGACTCAACTTCAAAGTCAATAATAGCACATTCGGAGCCGCCGCGGTAGAGAACGCAGTTCCCACACTTGACGCCCATGGAAGCGTATTCGTTTTCTGCAGCTGGCTTGTAGCCTGCCCAGATTCCAGTTCTGTCTTCGTTGAACTTTCCGTGCTCTTCAGCAATTTCGATAAGAGCATCAGCTAGGTCCCACTCTTCTTCAACGATATATCCTGCAGCAGCGATAGCCTCTTCTGCTGTCTGGTCTTCGTCTACTACAGGACCGCCGACTGCCCAGGCATTACAGGTTCTAGATGCAGCACACTTGAAGTCAAGAGCGGTGCAATAGCCAAGCTCAGCTTTGTCAATCGCACCCCAAGCACTGTCGTCTCCTGAACCACCTTCAGCGATTCCAGTTTCGATACACTCTAGGGTCTTCTGACGGATGTCAAAGAATACGCAGTTACCACAGATGCTCTTTTTAGATTCTTCAGGAGATACAGACCACTTGTCTGCTTTGTCTTGCCAGAACTCAGTGCTAGGCTCTTTTGGATTTAGAGGCCCGTAGCCAACGTTGTCAATAGCGTTTTGTCTGTTGTTGATGTTTAGAACAATGTCTTGAGTAGCAGGAGGACACTCGTCCCCGTAATCAGCGTCAGCGGTAAGTGCGGTGTCTGGTACGCAGTTAGGTACCATCTTTCCGTTCTTCTCTTTCATGCCGATTTGCTTATAGCCTTTCCAGCACGGGTCGTCCGCTGATGCGTTCATTGCATCAGGGCTAATCGGAATGCTCTCTAGAAAGTAGTCAGACATGGGGTATCTTACATGCCCAACTTAACGCTTGCACCTAGCTGCCAGTTCCACTTCTGGTGCATGTCAATGCGTCCAGCTAGTGTGTCGGCGATGCCTTGCTCGTTGCAGTTGTTTGCAACATTGAAAGCTTTCTTTAGGCACTTTAGAATAGATGCGTTTACATCGTATAGAGATAGAAGCATGGCAGCAGAGTCAGAAGAAATTCTGGCTGGCTCACGAACATCTGAAATCTCAACAAAGTCTGTTAGTAGGTACGGAGCGTCGTAGCCTAGCTTGCGAATGCTTTCGCCTAGCGGGTCAATAGCACTTTCGTAGTCTTCGTAAATCTCTCCAAAGAAATCGTGCAACTGAGAAAACTCGATGCCCTTTACATTCCAGTGGTAGCCCTGAGCAATGAACTTAGCAAGTACTGTGCTGCTTAGGCAGATAGCAAGATGCTTAGCTAAGTCGGTATTACCTTTGTAATCATCGTTTAGTTCTAGGTCTAGATTATTCATTTATTACTCCTGAAGGATTGGTTCGGCCAGTCCTGGAGGAGCTGGCGGAGCGGCTACCGGAGCGGCTGGCTGTTCGGTAGGTGGAGTTGTCGCTTCTGTAGCTGTAGGCGTAGGTATATTGCTAGGGGTAGCAGGGTTTAGTAAGTTCTGAATCTCTGGCGGCACTGGTGCTACGGAGTTCTCCTGAGCCTTTGCACGAGTAGCTTCCATAATAGATGGAGCAACTACACCAAGCATTGCCTCAGTAAGTTCAGGTGTGATAGCACCCTTGTCGATTACAAGACGAAGTGCAAGCTCTAGTGGGCTAGGTGCGTCTTGGTCTGAGAACCCGTGAGCACGTCTCCAAGTGTCGTAGCTAACAGCCATCTTGCCAAAGCCGTTGTCAGCGTCTGCTGCACGGTCATTACGAGTTGCAACCTGTGATGGGTCGTACCAAATAACAAGGCGGTTTACTTCTGACTCTGGGTAGCCTAGAGAGATTAGGTAAGGGCGTAGGTAGACGACAGTAAACGCATCTGAGATAAGAAGCATCAGCGGTTCGATGTGTGCCTTGTATAGGCTCTCGTCAATCTGTAGGGCGTTTGAGTACTTGACGTTAGCTAGACCTGAAACGATATCCTTAGGAACATCTAGACCTTGCATGATGCGTTCTAGAACACGCTCTGAACGCTCAGCTAGGGATGGGTCGAATGAACGCTCAAACTTGAACTGCTTGATTTTATCGCCGAGCTCAGCAGGTCCACGAATAATAAGTGGCACAACTGCGGACGCTGAATCCTCGTCCTTGATAGGAGTAAGCATTGCGTCAATAAGTTGGTCTTCAAAATCGTCAGCAGCTTCTTCAGCGTTGTACTGTTCGTTGTAGTTGCCTTCTTCGTCGTAAGGGTAGTCAGGGTCTGGAGCAGATGCAACAGAAAGACCATCTGGTAGATACAAAGCACCAGCGTTCAGACGTGAGCGGGCAGTCGCACGGAAAGTGCGGTTTAGAAGTAGTAGTTCAGCACAAAGGTCTAGAAGACCACGGAGGCTTGAATCTGATTCTTGGCTGTAGCGTGGGTGTGATTTCCAGATACGTCCGATGAAAGCATTGTTCGGTAGGCGGATAACATCAGCACCACCAGTCGACATCATAGATGAACCTGTAGAGATATCTCTACGAGGGTTGATGATGTAGTTTCCCTTTTGGTCAATCTGAAGTTCGTCAGTTGAGCGGATGTCCCAGCTCTCAGGAAGTCCAGTACCGATTCGCTCTGGAACCTGAACTAGGTAGCACTCACCTGTAACCTGTAGGTTTAGGGCACAGTCCTTTAGCAGACCTGCCTGACCTCCGTAGGCTGAGTCAAGACGCTCTAGTGCACGTTCGGCAGCTGCAGCTAAGTCTTTATCAACAACGTTCGATTTGCGAACAGTGATAGGAGCTTCTGATGGGTCTTCAACAATCGCAGCGTAAAGACGGATACGAGATACAACTGAGGCAACAAGGTTGAATGCGTACTTGACTTCACCAATAGCGTCATAGTACTCCCACGCTTCAGTTTGCCAAGCTGTCGATGCTGCTTGACGACGGGACTTGAAATATTGTGCCTCACCCTTGTCGTTCATCTTGATTTGAACAGCGGCGGCAGTTAGAGGACGTGGCTGGTTGTAGCCAGCAGGTTGTGCGTAAACGATTCCGAAAGAATCTACATAAGGAGCAGGGGATACTGGTCTAGAGCCTGGAGCAGATGCTCTTAGCTGAGGTCTAGCTTGCGCTTGGCGTGGTTCTTTACCTGGTTCACGCTTGAAAATGCCCAAAGGGGACTCCCTGTCTTAGTTTAACGGAACGAACTGATTATCTAATTCGTGCGGCTAAGTAACCAACAATAGTTGATATTGCTAGAACTAATGATACCACAACTGTAGGATACGGAATTAGAAGGTATGAAGAAATAAGTATAGTGGACACCCAGATGCTCGTACACCAGTCGCAGGTGATTAGGTAGCCAAGATTTATCTTGTCGGGCGAAAATTTGTTCCAAATCTTTTCTCGCAGAGGAGAGAAGATAGTGTCCGTTGTGATTAGACGAGTAAGTCGGTGAGCTGCAAGAGCAAGAATGATAAAAGTGAATACGTCTGGCATAGTTAGTCTCTGTTCGATGCTAAAGTCTTGTACGGATTCCAAGAACGGAGGCGTGAACCACATCCGCAAGAGGAATCACGCTTGAATGCAACCATCTTACCGGACTTTGTTACGAGTCTGTAGGTTGGGTCGTTCGGATGGTTAGTCAAAAACATGTCGTAGTCCTCTTGGAACACGATTTTTGGCCCTTCAGGGCTGTCAATGGCAACAATTACGGTGGTTTCAGTCAAAACTACCCTCGCAGTACCCACGTAGTAGACGTTTTCCTGCTCTGCGTTGGCATAAAGGGTCTCTATGTTGTCAACTACGCCCGGAGCGGCAAAAGTGGAGTGTGCAGGGAAAATATCCTCAATAATACGCATTATCTGACCCTAAAAGTGCTGCTAGAACCTGGCATACGCCTGTTTGCCATCGATTTTGCCCTGATTTTGCCTCCTGAGAAGCCTGGTGGTGGCTTAATAAGCAGTGCAGTAAGGGCGTGAACGAGTGCATCGACTCGGTCAGGGGATTTTCCTTCGCCTGGAATCCATGTAATCATCTGAGTTTCGAGGTCCATCATCGAACGGCCGACGTGGTGGACTCTTTCTTGGTCGTAAGCCATCGTAATTGGCTCTGCACGGAGTGCTTTACCCTGTTTCGAGTGAACTTCGAGCACTTTGATGGTCGGGTCAATGGTATTGATAGCGTTTCTAACTAGTGCACCACCCTGATTTACCTCGGCAACAACAGGACAACCCCATTTACGGGCCATTTCAACGACTTTACGAGCCCAAACTTCAGGAGAACCGTGAATAGAAGCGTCTTCTAGAACCCAAGCGTTGCGTTTGTAAAGGTCATGTTCTGCTGTAGAGGCTACAACAACGATTCCGCACTCGTCTCTAGGGTTTTCAGCAACGGATGGGTCAACGCCGATTACACGCAAAGGTGTAGACATAGGGTAGGCAAAGTGTCTAGATGCCTCAATGGACTCTTCTGTCCACATCGCACCATCTCTAGCCTCAAGCATTTCACCGTAAAGCTCTTGACGAGCAAGGGCAGTACCCTCGTAAACGCCGAGCATGGTGTCGAGGTAGGCTCCGGAGAGGTTTCCTGCGTTGTCCATGGTAGAACCCTTAGTAATGACAACCTTGCCATTTTTAGATTCTTCAATAAGTTTGTAGAGTAGTGGGGTTCGCTTAGGGGTAGTTGTAACTAAAATCTTTGGCTGAGCACCAAGACGAGTTCCAACACGCAAGTTATCAAAAGCAGTCATACCTGCAGCATCCGGAGTTTGACGCCAAGCTGCAATCTCATCGCCCCATGCGTGAGTGAACTGAGGTCCACGGAGAGAGTCTGGTTCGTCAGCAGTAAATAGCGAGGCAACGTTTCCGTTCGGCCAGGTTAGGCGTCTCTTAGATGGCTCGTAGAGTGGACGTTCGCTGGGTGGGGTGACATTCATAATACCAGATTCACCTTCAACGATAACGTCTCGCACGTCTCCAGCAGTACGGGCAACGAGAGCAAAGCGTCGCTGACCAGTTGTAGTGTATCGAGCCTGTTCACGCACCCATTCGGACGCTAGACGAGTCTTACCAAAACCACGACCTGCTAGTACAAGCCAGACGTTCCACTCACCTTCGGGTGCTTGCTGCTCAGGACGGCCCCAAACGGACCAGTCCCAGAGGAGTTGGTCTGGGTCCATGCCCGCAAGTATTTCGAAACGCTCTGCGTCTGGAAGTAGAGCGAGCTGCTCCATTATTGATTTACCCATAAGACTATCCTAATCTAGAACTACTTCTCCTAGAGGGCAGTAGTCAACGTTTTTAGATTGTCTGGAGAGAATAGCACCGTTGGTGTGATACTGAACAGAGATAGTTAGGTCGTGTTCCCACAACTTAGCGTGTCTTGAATTAGAAACTCTGTCTCCGCAAACAGAACACTTGCCGAACCAGAGGGCGTTATCTTTTCGGAACCCGTCCTCTGGGTTCATAACATCAAAGTTCAAACCTATTCCTCGTTCTCGAATATCTTGTTGAGGCAGAGAAAGAAGTTTGGCTGTATTGGTCAGCATTATCTTAGGCGGTTCTCAGCAAGAATCGGGTTGTAAACCTTAGAGGTTGCGTTGATTGGCTTCTTGTATCCGTAGCGAACCAAGCGGAAACGTAGAGCACCGTGGGTTACACCTAGACGCTTTGCAAGTCGGTAAAGGGTTACGCCTTCAACAACGTGAGCGTGGTTCAGAAGGGCTGTGTATTCTTCTGCCTCGGCACGGAACTTCTTACCATTCGAGCGAACCTGCTGAGCAAGTGGCTGTAGTTCTAGAAGGCGGGCTAAAGTCTCTGGAGTTGGCTCGATGTAGACAGGGCGGACACGCTCTGGCTTTACTGGAGGAGTAGGAATCGTGATTCCTGTGTCTAGAACCGCTGGGGTAATAGGAGTTGCGTTTGCAATCTGACGCACACGTTCACGAGTCAGGTGGGTTGCAGCTGCAATAGCCTCAAGGGTCCAGTGCTGGTTGCGTAGTTCACGGATTAGTTGGTCTCTAGTGTCAGAGTCAATAATGTCTTCGAACGCCTCAAAGATGTGCTGCGGCAGCATCTGGTTCTTTTTGATGTAGGCCGGGGTGGTGGCTGGGGTGGTAGTGATTGTCATGTTTTTCTTTCTGTTAGATTATGTAGTTTTGTATTTGTCGCTGTGTCATTTGATACTACTTTATAGGATTTAGTTTAGTCTGTCAAATCGGAGTTTGGCGTGTCTTTGGTTGGCTTCTTTTTAGGGGCTGGAGCCTTACGTGGGAAAGGGCGTTCTGAACGTCTTTCAGCAATGTGAACAGGAACTTCGGTGATGTCAACCTGAATCATGTTGTATTTGGTTTCGGCGTTCTTTACTGAAACGTCAACAACGTTGATACAAGCCTTGGTAAAGAAACTGATTTCTTCTATCTCTTTGATTAGGGTGTCTTCGGGGCAGGTAATAGCAATAGAGCAGTCAAACTTGTTGAATATCTCTGTTTCTGGAAGTGCTGACCGGTATTCTTGTGCGTTTTCAACTAGTAGTCGAATCATTTGGTGCTCTCTTTCTGTTTAGGTTACTTTTTTAGGCGGTAAAACTCTTCTTCGTCTTCTGGATAAAAGTCTTCTTCGTCATAGGTTCCGCCCTCGGATGCTCCGACAACGATAGCTAGAACAAAGATAGAAATAACTAGCGTAGCAATACCACCTAGAACGGTGAGAATAATGGTGAAGAACGGGGTCAAGTCAATCATTAGTTGCTCCTAGAAGAAAGGGTGGCAAGGGTCAAGGCGGTTAGGCCGAGGGCAATAGGTGCGGCGACGTTTTCAGGTGCGAGTACTGCTGACAAGATGGCAGACGCCCCTAAGAGAACGGCGGAGACAGCGGACCAAGAAATGGACCTAAGAGTAATTAGTAGTTTTATCATGTGGATATCCTAGCATAAAAGTAGGGGAAGTGTTGTTGGGACAGTTTTCAGTCGTGTCCCAGGACTCTTAGCCTAGAGGACGGGTGTGGATTTAGCCTCAGGCTGTGGAACGACTCTCACAAAACGAATCTGACTATTTTTATAGTTAGACAGTGGTTCGATAACTGTTGTTTTGCGTTGCTGGTGAGCATGAACAATTTTGCCATTGCCGATGTAAATAGCCGAGTGGTAGAAACTGGTGCTGCCTTGGTAGGCGAATACAACAATGTCTCCAATCTTAGGCTTAGATACACGCTCTCCTACGTGGCCTTGTTTGTTAGCGGAGTGTGGGAGTTCCATACCGAAGTGTGTATAGGCCCAGCGGACCATACCCGAGCAATCCCAACCGTAGGGGGATGAACCAGAGAAGACATAAGACGTGCGATTTACACGAGTCTTCAGGTATTTTACAACCTTGGTCATTTTTACTTTATTACGTTGTAGCTTTTCTTTCAGTATTAGCGTTTTAGCGTAACTGATTGAAGGTGATGCAGTTTTTGTTACAGGCTTAGTGGCGGCTGCAGATACCCCCTTAGAGGGAGACTCTGCAAACACTGCTGAGGCTGAACATCCAGCTAGGGTCAGCAGTATTACTGACGCAACAATGGACTTTTTCATTGGCGACCTTACCTTTCATTTCTTTAGTACTGGGGTCGTTTATTGTCGAAGTGACATTCTCTATTCAGTTGTGATGGTACTTGGTATAGAAAAGAGCCTATCTAACTTTTAGTGTCAGACAAGCTCTCCACTTAAAATGCTAGCACACTTTCTGTGGGGGGTGGTTCGAATTAGCGTTTTACGCGTTTTGACATTGCTCTGTAAGTGACTCCAGCAGCGTTAGCAAGCTCACGTATTGGCACTCCAGAAGTATAGAGGCGGACGCATATCCCTGTCAAACGGTCGTTGGCGACGGCTGCTGCAGAGGCGTTTGGCATCTTTGAGCGGTACTGGCGGGCAATAGGGGCGAGCTCCTGAATCAGGGTCAGCTCGTCCGGAAGAATGCCTGGAGATGCAGGACGTCTGGACTGGTAGCCGTCTGGGTGGGTGGCGTAGTTCGGAGATGGGAGTGGGGCAGGGGCTGGACGCTCAGAAGTTGGCAGTTGGTAGCGTAGGACCCAAGACCGGACGGTGGAGCGAGAGCGTGGAGGGGTAAGAGAGTCGCCGATAGATTGGAGAGTCCAGCCTTGGCGGTAGAGTTCGTTGGCTCTTTGAATAAGGGCATCTTGGTCGAGAGAGTTTAGATACTCTACTTCTTGCTGAGGGAGCGCTTGATTACGGGCGGGTCTTCTATCCATGTAACTATCATAGCAGGCCGAGGAATGTGTACTGTACTAAATCTATGATACCTTAGCGACTAAGTGCTTTTGGCGTGTGAGAGGGTAGCGCATACAATTTGCGTTCCCCCAATTTGTTTCCTGTCGGCATTTTTTAAACCCGTCCCGTCCTACAAAATACTTACCTAGGTAAATAAAAGTCATTAGGATACGAACGACCAAACCAGACTAACAACTGAAAAAAACCGCACCCCCACAGCAACAAATTAAAAACAGATTACTTACCTAGGTAAATAAAAATAAAAATAAAAAAAGTTATTGAGATACAAATACTTACCTAGGTAAATAAAAACAATCTACTAAGCAAGTAAAAATAAATACTTACTTAGATAAATAAAAATAATAATTAATAATCATTAGGACACAAACAACTTACACACATACAAAGTCATTAGGATACAAACAATTATTTACCAAGCACACACATACAAGCACACACAAATTAAAAACACTTACCCGCATACAAACACATAAGCACACACAAACAAAAGAACACATACACACACCTAAGAACCTAAGCACATACACACCCAGACCAGACCAGACCCAAACAAATTACAAACACATACACACATAGAAACCCAGACCAGACCAAACCCAACTGAACACAAGCACACACATACAAACCCTTATCCGCAAACACATACACACATACACACATACCCGCAAACAAAGCACACACCTAAACACATACCCGCACACACCTAGACACTTACACACAAGCACACACATAAGCCCCCGCCTATTCTGCCCAAAGCAACCCCATACAGAAACGCCCTAGAACGCCCATACAAGCCATTACCCCCTAGGACATACTTTCATACCAAGCCCCTTGAGTTAGTCCATTCTCAGCGATTTAGGGTTAAGCGGGAACAAATACCCCCAAACAACTTTACATAACTACACAACAAACAACTAAGCACACAAGCACACACAAACAACTAACCCGCACAAAGCAAAACCCCCTAGCCAATGGCTAAGGGGATAAAGCTTAAGGGTTAGGGTTAGCCCCAGCAAACCCCCCAGCCCTTAGACTTAGCGAATTCGGCAATCTCTCTAAGCATTTCCAATCTTTCCTGTAAGTAACCCGCAGGTCTAGCACCCTGCCAGAAAGTAGCAGTTGGCTCGTCATTGGCTTCGGCTTCAGCCAGCCCCGCAAGTAGTCCGCCTAATAGTCCGCCCTGCCCAGTGTAGTCAGCCCCAGTTAGTTTATAGGCGGGCATACCTTCATCGGCAGGGCTAATGGCTAGAGCAATAAGAACACGCCCTAAGAAATCATCGGCAGACATAGAACCGCAAAGGTCATCAGCAACATCAACGCCCAAAGTTTCTAGCACCATAGAAGCGTTATGGTTAGACAGGTTAACTTCAGGAAAGTAGCCCGCAGGAGCAGGGATAAAGCAATCTCTATCTTCTAGGCAGTAGTCATTTACACAGCCAGAGATAACCGCACCTGAACGCCCAGCCCTATACGCTGATAGATAGTCAGGATAAACTTCACTAGAAACCCAGTCCCCGCAAGCACAGGTTAGGTTGTGAGCAATAGAAACGCTTTCAGGTGTAGCAGGTGAAAAAGTAACAGACATTTTGGAACTCCCTTTCGCCCGAACCTTTCGGGCTTATGTAATAAGCCTACACTATCCGCAACTAAATACAAGCAAATAAACAAAAATAAATAAATAATTTTTTAGCAATAAACGGGAACAAACTTGCCCCCCCCCTAATCTCAACAAACAACCGCACAAGCCCAAGCCCAGAACCTACACACAAGCCCGCAGACAAACACACAAGCCCCAGAACCTAAACCCGTAAGCAGACACCCAAACACCCAAACACCCCCAAACACCTAAACCCCCAACTTCTCATTAAGCCCGCAAGGGTTAGCGTATTCATTTTTTCACAACTTCCAAAAACAAAAACAAAAACAAAAACAAAAACAAAAACAAAAACAAAAACAAAAACAAAAACAAAAACAAAAACAAAAACAAAAAACAAAAACAAAAAACAAAACTGCCCGCAAACAAAAAAAGTTCCCCCGCACTTATGCGAGAGAACTTTTTACTTTTACTTAGTTATTACTTTTTGTATTTGCGAACCGCAGACACATAAGCAATTCCGCCAACTACAAAAGTCAGCAACAAACCGCCACCAAGAATAGCAACGCCAAGCAGAACAAGTTCCGCAATCTTTCCAAGCAATTCAAAAGCAAACATCTTTAACCCTTTCGTAAAGTAGCAATCTATTTGATTACTAATGTAATCTTACCAAACTTAAGCCGTAAGTCAATGACCAACATACCCGCAAATAAATCCAGTGAAAAAATGAATACCCGCACAAACACCCGCACAAACACCCGCACAAACACCCGCACAAAATTACGCCCGCACACTTCCCCGCACACTTCCCCGCAAGCCCCTACACACATAAACGCCCCCTAATGCCCCTACAAGCCCCTAACCCCCTAAACCCTACATCTACCCGCCCGCACAACTGAACGCCCCTACACGCCCCGCACAAGCCCCCGCACACTTCCCCCGATTAAAAAGATAACCCCCGCTTGTTAGGCGGGGGAAATCTTTAATGAACCCTAAACAATTACGATTGCGGGAACATCATCAGCAAAAGAACTTCGCTTAATCCAGTCGCCAATTTGAGCAACTTCATCACTAGCATCTTCCGCAACAACTTCACGCCATCTAGCCCCGCAACAATCGCAGTCGCCACTGCCATCAAAGTAAAGCCCATTACCAAGAGCAATCTTGTTAGCAGTTTCAGCATCATCAGCAGTTACTACAAACTGAATTGCTGGAGCGGTGTAATACCCGCCAGAATTATTCTGGATAAAAATAAAGTAAGCCATAATTTCCCCTTTCGGAAATTCGTAATCAGCACTTCTGATTACATAAGAAGTTTACCATTAAATTTTCCAATTCCGCAAATCGCAATACCCGCATACAAATCTGGTGAAAAAATGAATACACCCGCAAGCCCGCCCGCAAAATAAAATCCTGCCCGCCGTAAGCCCGCCCGCTTAAATGCTTGACGGGGTTAGGTTGCCCTAACCCCGCAAGCCCGCCCGACTTAGCGGAAGATGTTGATAATCACCTTGTAGGCGGTTGCTCTCTTTGTTGCTTCGTATGCTTCTGGAAACAACTCCGCAAGTTTCTTGCTGTCGTTTGTGGTGCGTGTTCTCTCGTCAAGGCGAGCAACTTCTAGATTGCGGTGAGTTAGCAAAGTTGCTTCCCCGAACGCTTCCAAGATGTCTGCCTTAAGTTGTGTTTCTTCTTTCTCTAGGTTCGCAATCAACGCCTTAACTTCTGCGTAACGGGAAACCTTGTTAACTGTTTCAGTTGTAGCCTTAGCAGATACTACATCTGCGGTTTTTAAAATGGTAGCCATTTGGCGACCCCTTTCGTTTATCAAGGTTTCGGCGGTTGCTTCTAACTTCCCTTGATGTAATCAAGTGTATCAAAATCTGGCGGTAAGTCAAATCAAGACACACCCGCCCGCAACGAGTGTGAAAAAATGAATACACCCGCAAGCAACGCCCCCGCAACAACTCCAAGCCCCCGCATAAACCCTAAACACCTAAAAGCCCTTGTAAGCCCCTACAAGCCCCCGAAACTGCTCGCCCTAGTCCATACCCGTTTAGCAACAAAAGCCCGCCTATCCCCCTTACAAGCCCGCATAGAAGAAACGCCCTAACCTTTCGGCTAAGGCGTTCTCCTAGTTCTTGCTTAGTAATCGTAACTCTCTGGCGATAGTGCGAACGCTTGCTCGCTGATTAGTTCGCTTATCTTGTTTAAGTTCTCGGCTAGGGTGCTAATTGCTTGCTTGGCATTGCTAATTGCTTGCTCTAGTTCTGGAGATAGCCCCAAAACTTCGCTGGCGTTGTCGCTGTCCCCATAGTGAGAGATTGGCAAGTCATTTACTAATTCCGCAACTGCTCTAATCTCGTTGTAAATAACATCTAGTGCGTTGTTGTTCTGGCGTTCGCCTGTGTAGCCGTATAGACTTTCGCCCGAAAATAGCAAGTTAATTCGTGAAGCATACTTCTCTAAAAGAGAAGCGTTAAAACTTGGTGATACTTGGATAATTTCGTTCATAGTTGATAGCCCTTTATTAGTTGGTGAAACCACGCCCGCAAAAAAAGCAGGCGTGACAAAGCCCGAGACCACTTGGAGGTTTCTGTTTGACTTCATAAGTCAATACTACCACCCGCAAACTAAAAAGCAAGCATTTATCCAAAGATTTATTTATTAGTTTTTAGGTTGCCCTAAGTCAGCCCAACTTCGCATTAAGCTAGTCGTGTCTTGTATTCATTTTTTCACAACCTATCCGCAAACAAAAAAAGCGGGTTGCCCACATAGCAAGCAATCCGCAAGCAAAAAACTCCCCCGCAAGTTGCGAGAGAGTTTGTTTGTTGTTGCGAATTACTTAGGCAGTTTGTCCGTCAAGGTTATCAAGGCTAGGCGGTATGCTTCACGCTTCACATAGGCTTCGTGCTGACTTAGTGCTAAATAGTTAGCGTGTGTTTCGCTTCCGTCTGTTGCCCAAGTCTGTCTGTTGCTGGCTTCATCAATCCACTTGGCATACTTGTCCGCAACTCTGGCAATCGCCCTTGCTAAGTTATAAGTTGTCTCAACTTTGTAAATCTTCTTAATGACAAGTTCCGCATACTGCTCTGCTGTTAGGTTCATTAGTTCCACTCCCTTAGTGCCTTAGTTAGTTTGGCGTTGCGAGTTCTCGCACGCTTGTCCGCCTTGTTGGCGTGAGTTCCGCTGGCGTTGCTTCTCGCACGCTGGCGAAGCAACTCCGCAAGCACGCTGGCTTCAGCGTTGCGAACGGCTTGATTGTTTCTGTCTAGTTTTGACATCTTGACCCTTTCTTGTCTTAGGACAAGTCTACCAAAATCTAGGGAAAAAGCAAATCTCGCCCCGTGTCGCCCGTAAGCCTGTGAAAAAATGAATACGCACCCCGAACTCGCAAGCACTCGGCAAGCAAAAAAATAACCCCCTGAAAAATCAGGGGGATACTTTTTACTAAGGCTTAGTTTGAGTTTCCAACTACTTCCCAAGTGAACGGCTTGTCGCCCATAAGTTCCTTAGTTCTACGAATAATTTCTTCTGCCTTTTCCCAAGTGTGAACTTCATAAATCGGGTGGACATTAGAAACTTCATCGTGAATAATTAGTGAATAGATGTTCATTTGTTTTTCCTTTTCTTGTTTGTTTTTATTTAGGGTTTTTGATTATCCAGAGAGCAACGGCAAAGGTGTTCACAAGTTCGCCTGTGTTTAGTTCGTTGCCGAACTTCCCACCAGAAACTTCGTAAGCGAACTTCGGTTCGCACTTGACGCCAACGCCCCAAGATTGAGCCAATGCTAATGCTTCTAGGTTTAGGCGATTAGACTTCTTGCTAACGCCTGTTTTTCTTCTTGCCATTTTTCGTCCCTTTCGTTTATAGAATAAGTATACCACCACGCACCGACACGCACAACCCAACACACCTAGCCGTGACCTCTTGTGAAAAAATGAATACGCAACCCCAACACCACGCACCCGCAAGCAAAAGAAAATCCCCCCACAAAAGCAGGGGGACTTCCCGTAAGAATTACTTATCTATTTCTACGCCTAATGAACACAGGCAGTTCCGCAATCGCAAGCACCAGAGCAACAGGTATCAGCAAGCCCGCAAGCCCTAGCCCGATTACAAAAGCCATTTCACTTCCGCCCACAAGCCCGTAATAGAACCCGCAACCAGCAGACCAGACACCTAGCAACGCAAGCACGCCCTTAATCATTTAGTCGCCTAACCTCAAACCAAGCACTAACCGCAAAAGCCAGCGTTACGCCTACGCCAAAGAATAGACCTAAGTTCCAATAGTAGCCAGCAGTTTCACCGCTACCAGTGGCACTAAATGTAATCACAAATAAGCAGACCAGCGTATAAGCCAGAGCAACAGCAGGCACGATTACGATACCCGCAAGCAATCTCCTAAATACATACTTCATTTTTAATCCCTTTCCTAAGGTTGTAATACAATCTTACACCCTAGACCCCAATTCACGCAATACCCCACCCGTAAGCGTGTTGCGGGTGAAAAAATGAATACTCCCCGTATAAAAATTACCGCAAGCAATCTGCCCGCAAGCAAGAAACTAGGCGAGTGTTTCCACCCGCCTAGTCCGCTTACTTACTTAGAAACTCCACGCTCCAAAGTCAATGTCGCTAGCAATTCTTCTAGCATCACTCCACGCACTTTCTCCGTAAAAGTATCTAACCTTGTTTGTGATTTTGTTTTCTACTTTCCAGTAGTCTTGCTCAAAGACGGCAGTCCCGTAAGAAACTCTCACTAGTCCGCTGTCGTAAGCAACTTCCCACTCCTGAACTAACTTGACACTTGGCTTAGCCATTTGTCGCCCTTTCCGTTTAACTTCATAACCAATTTGATTACATAGTAATCTTACCACCATTACCCGTAATCACCTAATCGCAACGGCAAAGCGATACCCCCTGTGAAAAAATGAATACACATTAAAAAAAAAAAAAAAAAAAAAAAAAAAAAAAAAAAAAAAAAAAACGGGAAAAAAAAAAAAAACCCCCCATTGCTGGGGGGAGAGTTTTAATTAAGGGTCTAGCCGAATACTATTTCCCCGAACATCGCAACCTGAACAATTACATCTGCGTCTGTTGCGTCGTAATCAACATCACTAGGGTCTGCGATTAGTTGCTGGCAAACTGCCTTGGTTGCTGAATTAACTTTTACTTCACCGCTAGCAAGTCTCTTGCTGGCTTCGTATAGGTCTTGGTAAGTAACTGTCTTGTTAACTACGCCGGCGGTTTCATCTACGCAATCGTCTAGCAAGGTGATTGAGTAGGTTTGGTTTGCTTCGTCGTGTGTTGCTGTTTCTGCCCAGTAGTCAATAGACATACCTGCGTCATCACAGATAAAGCCTAGGACTTCTTTTAGTTCTGCGTTCATTGTTGCTCCCTTATTTGTGTTTCGTAATCATTTGATTACATAAGTAATCTTACTCTCTTTATGTCCGCAAGTCAAAACGACACGCCAGAGCCGTAAGGGCTGTGAAAAAATGAATACAGAATACCTAACCGCAAAACAACACCCTTTCGGGTGTCGCCTTGCTCGGTGGCTAGATGTCCTTTGCCAACGCCTTTGCTTCGCATTGGAGTTCGTAAACGCCAGATAGGAATTCGTCTGGGTGAGAGATGAAGCCCCCGCGAGTTGCTTCCAAGCGAGTTCCCTGTGTGAAGTTGTAGTCTTCGTCCCAGATGAGTTCCTTGCTTACTAGGTAGATAGTCCAGAAACCATCTACTTTGTAAAGGCGGTAGAACCCGTCTTCTGTCTTGTTGTAGCACTTGCCCAAGTCGCTTGCGTAAGTGGTGGTGGTCATTGTGTCCCTTTCGGTTTGGTGGAGCATTTATTTATTTAGTTATGACTAAATTATAGTCGCTAATTTAAATAAGTCAAATCGTAGAGAGTATTGGCGTGGCGGGGTGAAAAAATGAATACCCGCAACCTTTCACGCAAAAAAAAATAACCCCCCCACTTTCGCAGGGGAGTCATCTTTGTATTAGCGACTAAAGGCTAACGCAGTTCTCGGCATCGCAGTTATCGCAATGGACAATAACTTCATCGCTACCCCTTGACCCAACAGCGTCAACGCCATCGTGTTCGTGTTCGCACTTGTCGCACTCAAAGGACACTGTTAAAGCAACTTCGTCATCCCAAGGTGTCGCTAGTTTCCAATCATCGTAAGACATCTCTGCCCTTTCCCACAAGAACCTTTCTTGCTTATAGCAAGTATACTACTCACCACCGACATACCACAAATCAAACCACTACCCCGTGAGTAGCAGGTGAAAAAATGAATACAGGCGAAAACTCTGTGCGACCTTATAGACACAAATAAACCCCCTACTTCCGTAAGGGGCTTACCTGCTGTTGCTAACGCTTAGTCAGCGTATTCTTCCCAATGCTGTTCGCAGACCCACGGCATAGAGCCGTCAGGCATAGTTACATACCCGATAAAGTCCTTAGGGCAGAAGCCACAAGTTTCGGCTACCTTAGCCGCCACAGGCTTTACATTGCTAGGTCTTACAGATAGCAACGCCCCGTTAGCCTTGCGAACAACCCACCAATCCGTATACCTTACAGGTGAAGACTTGTCTGCCAATGTAAAGATAGTGTTTCCACGACCCTTAACACGAACCTTAGTTCCAATCTCTATGTTCATAATTCCCTTTACTAATCAGTAAGGAACTTTTCCTTACATAGCAAGGATACCACACAACCCCCGACAAACCAAACACCCCCACGACCAAGCGTGCCTAGGTGAAAAAATGAATACACACAGCGAACGGCAAAAACAAACAGCCAACTTTTCAGCTGGCTGTCTGCTTGTCGTGTTATCTGCTGAACTGCTCGTATTGCTCTGCTGTTTCTCTTCTGTCGTGAATTGCTACGGCAAAGTGAGAAACGCCTGTTAGGGCTTCTACGGCTCTAGAGAAACGGCTGTCGCTGGTAGCCCCGTAAGTTCCGCCCATCATCTGAAAACCATCGGTAAAGTTATCCGCTGGAATAATGATTGCTGTCTTGCCGTAACCACGAACTAACTCGGCGGCTGGTGCTTCTGCTGTCGGCTCAAACGGACCTTCAACATTGATAAGTGTAACTTGCTTCTTGCCGTAAAATACGTTCATAGTGCTATCGTATTCGGCTCTGTAGATGCTAACAATAAGTCCCATCGGGGAACCCTTGCCCTCTCCTGTAACCCTCAGCCCCCTTGGCTTCCTGATTACAATAGTAATCTTACTCCTAACCACAGACAAACGCAAATCGTAGCCGAGCTCGGTATGTCGGGGTGAAAAAATGAATACACAATCCAGCCCCTCAACTTAAACACAAACGCCCCCTAACCTTTCGGCTAAGGGGTGTCGTGTTGCTAGATTACTTAGGGCGACACTCGCTAAGTGGCTTAGGCGTGAACCCTAAATCTCTCTCTATGAGTGGAAGTTTCCCGCCCATAGCAGTTACGCTTGCCAACTCGGTTAGTGAGAAGTAGCCTAACTCGCTCTCAAAGCCGTTCACTAGCCCGAAGAACTGGTCCTGTCCGTCAAACTCAATTGCGAACCATTCCCAGTTTCCAGCGATAGAGAAGAACCTAACCTGTGCGATAGGGTCTTCGGTGTTTTCCTGTGAGTAAAGCGGTGGCAACTTGTCGGCAAGTGCCTTGGTTAGTAGTTTCATTGTTTCCCTTTCAGCCGAACTTTTCGGCTTACTAGTAAGCATACTCTACACCCCCGACATTTCACAACTCCCACGCCCAAAGCCGTATGCGAGGTGAAAAAATGAATACACTCGCCCGTAACTTTTGATTAGCGAAATCCCCCCTGACTTTTATCAAGGGGGACTTTACTAACTGCTAGGCGTTAGACACGCTTGGCACAAACAGGACCAATCCCGTTCGCAACAGACTTAGGGTCTGTTAGCAAGATACCGCATACACAACACAGACCGGTTTCCACGCCAAACAACTTAGCCTGTTCCAAGGTCATTCTGTCGCCAGCGGTGAGTTTGTAGATTGCCCCCTTGTCGTATTCAAACCCGTTGATAAGGTCTAAACGCTTAGCGTATAGGTTGCCACTCTCTCGGCTCTTCTGGACCCTGTAAATGTCCCCGTTAGCCAACTGATACATACCAACAGACAAGGTTGCGACCTGCTTAGGTGCGTTGAGCAACTGCCCGATTAAATCACTAGCCCCCTTGCTAGTAAGGTTAGTGAAATCTACAGACCCAGAGAATACTCTGTCGCCTAGTAGTGAGTTAATAAATGCGACCTGCTTATCGCTTGCGAGAACTGACATTTGATACCCTTTCAGCCAGCCACCTTGGCTGGTCTAAGACCAGTATAGCCCCTGACTAATACAAAGTCAAACACATACACAAACTTTATTTTCCGGAAAGCGACCCGTGTTAAGCTACGGCTCTTAGGTATTCATTTTTTCACCCAGCGACTCAACGGCACACTAGTTAAAAGTGAAACGCCCTGCTCGGTATGTTCACAAGCAAGGCGTTTCGTATTGACGGGGGAAAGGGGGGAATACCCCGCCAAATCTATTTAGTTATCTTCTTCACTATCCCCGTTAATGAGTTGCTCTAAGGCGTGTAATGCTTCTTCTGCGTCAGTTGCTCCTGCGTGGAAGTCGCTGTAAATCGCCTTTACTGCTTTTGCTTCTGTGTCGCTTAGTTCCATTTGTGTCCCTTTACTACTCTGTGGAACTGCTTTGCGGTAGGTGGAGAGCACTCTCCTCTGGCTACTCTTATCTAGTGCTAGACAGGCAGTATCAAGCGTTTTACTTGATACCTCTACCTTACCACATAACCACCGACAACCCAAACCAACCACGCAAATCCGTATTTCAGGTGAAAAAATGAATACGCACCAGCGAAACCGCAAATCCCCGCTGGAACGGGGAAGCGTGATTTTAAAGTTTGGTGAGTTTGTCGCCACTCCGCTTAAACTCTTGACGGCAATCTTCGCAAACGCCTTCATCAGTATCAACTAGGCGAGCAACGGCTTCTTCGCCATTACAGACATCACACTCGCTACGGGAGAAATAGTCGTGACCAAACGGAAAACGGGTGTAGCCCCGATAAGTTGTCCCCACTCCGTCAGTATCTACTGACTCAATAATAGTGTTTAGGGTGGTGGTTGAGCGGAAGAACTTAGACATTTGGTATCCCCTTTCAAGAGATAGAATTAGTGCCAAGTCGAGCCTTGGCTACGCCAAGTCTAACACACTCCAAATCTAAAAGCAACATACGCCACGAAGTCGTGTCCTAGGGCGAAAAAATGAATACACAAACCCGTAAAGCAAAACAACCAGCCTTTCGGCTGGCTGTCTGCTGGTTGCTAGGCTACAAGTTTCCAACCAAACTCGCTACACACATACTCTCTGCCGTCTATGGCAACTTTGTCGCCAACGCTTAGGGCTGTGTGTGGTCTGTTCTCTGGCATAACCGCTTGTAGTGCGTCCCAGAACTTACCCGCATAGTGATTTGTGTTGCTGAAAATAGCGTTACAGATTAGAACGTCGCCCTCTGGAAAATCAAACTCCAGCTCGGCTGTTGCGTTGCCCTTTACTTCGTAACCCTTGTTGATTAGGTCAAGGATAATTGTGTCCCTATCCTCGCCTAAGTATCCCTTTGAAACCCAAGTAATTTTGATGTTAGACACCTAAACCACCCTCTCTGTAATCAGGCACCTTGCCGTTTTGATTACATAGTAATCCTACTACACAACTACGACATTTTCCAAATCGCCACACTTTGCCGTGTAGTCTTGTGAAAAAATGAATACATACATTTACGATACAAACTAACCCCGCAAGTCTAAACTCGCAGGGTCAGTTCAGGTCAGCCTACTCGCAACCGCAGGTCAAGCCCCACTCGGACACAGGTTCCATTTCGCAATCTGAGCAGTAAGGCTCTTCAATCTCAAAGTAGTCCTTTACGAAGAAGTCTTTAGCCCCGTTAGGATACTCAACCTTACACTCACGGCATAACCAGAAGTCAGCCAGTTCCCGAACTTTTACAGGGTCAGTCAGCCCGAATAGTTCTGGTGTTCTGGTGAGCAGGTTTAGAGCATCACCGTCATAGAACTCCCCGCAACTGTCGCAGTTAAAGTCGCCTTGGTATTTCGCCACTTGTATCTCCCTTTATCTTTTGGTAGCCCCTTTGACTACAAGTCAATCTTACCACTCAACCCCGACAAAACTCAAATCGCAGGGCGAAGCGGTGTGCCAGTGTGAAAAAATGAATACACTCTCTAGCAAGCAGGGGGGGGCTTTTTGTATCGTGGTGGTGGCTATCCCTTGCTGGCTTTTCGTTTCGCCTTGTGAGCAGTTGTAACGCAGATACGGCAGGTGTAGGTAGTGAAGCCATTAGTTAGTTTGCACAGGTATTTATTGCTCTCGGTCATTTCGTGCCCTTTAGGGCAGGTGTCCTGAATAATCTCTTGGTGTTCTGGTGCGACACACAAATCATTTCCGCAGGTGTAGCGTAGTTTTCTATGCTCTGGCAGTTCTGGATAGAGCAGTTCCCAAGCGTAGCGTGAAGCCGAACGAGTTTGGTTAGTTGGCTTTGACTTTCTAATCACAGGCTTTCTATGAGTAACTTCTTGCTTGAAAGGTCCGTGCCAAACCATACACTCGCCTACTGGTTCAATTCTTTTGAGAAAGTATGTATCTGCTCTACGCAGTATAAGTTCATACTCCATACTAAGACTTATGGCTTCTTGCTCAGTCATTTCTCTCCCTTTCACTTGATACTCAAGTTTAGCATACACCCCTGACAAAACTCAAAATAGCCACGCAGTTAGCGTGGAGCTGTGAAAAAATGAATACAGCCCCCGTGAAAAAAACTTAGGCATTTCTGCCTAAGCCTTTCCTATTCGCCTTGTTCTTCTTCTTCTAGTTGCTTGTAGGCTTCCGTAACTTCTGGGTCAATAAGCCACGCTAAAAAGCCCTTGATGTCTGGCTTGTCCGTGTTTAGTCCAAAGTTCGGGTTCAGTAGTTCTTCTTTGGTTCTTTTGTTTTCAGTCATTTTATTTTCCTTTCATTAAATAAAACAATTTGTTATCTGGATTTATTCCCGTATTTCCAAAACTTTTTCCTAATCCAAAAAGTCCCGTGTGTTCGGCAGAATACTTTGTGCTTACAAGGAACTAAGATTAGTGTCCCGTAATCCTTAGGCTCTTTGATTAGCCCCATAGCAAATAGTTCTGCCATTTCAGCGTCGCCCTTTTGTTCTTTGAACATTTTGTTTCCCTTTCACTTGATACCTCAAGTGTATCACTCCCCCCCGACAAATACAACAACCCCCGAAAAGTTGTGTCCAGATGTGAAAAAATGAATACACATAACCACGACAAAGAAAAGCACCAACTCCTTACGAAGTTGGCACTTGCCTTATTCAGTTCTCAGGGTGATAAGTTTCCCAGTATTCCTTTAGGGTTGCTGGTGGCTTTATCCCTGCTTCTTCCCAAGAAATTCCGTAGTCGCCGTCTGGTCCGTATGGAAACCAGTCTTGGACATTGATGTCTGGAATGTCTGGCGAGTAATCGTAATCATCACTCGTGGCAGGTCTTTCTCGTGGGTCATCAATCATAGTAATCACCTCCTCCTTTTCTTGCTTACAGCAAGTTTACCACACTTACCAATAAAAACGCAAAGCCACACAGGAACGGTGTTTACCTGTGAAAAAATGAATACAGCCCCAACCTGGTTAAACTTTCGGGCAAAAAATTAACCTGGAAGCCGAAGCAACCAGGTTAACTTTTATTGTCGTGTTAGCAGTGTTCGGCAACTAATTCTTCTAGGGTGTCATACCAGATTGAACCCCAGCCGTCTAGACACCAAGCGAAGCCCTTAGAGCCGTCTTGGTATCTAACAGCGACAGGGACACCCATAGGGCGTCTGCCTTCCATTGCTTCCCAAGTTGCGTAAGTAACATTTAGAACCTTTGTCTTTTCCATTATTCACTCTCGCAATCGTGTCCGTAGTAAAACTCTTCGGCTTGCTCTTCGTCTAGCAGATTGAATACTCGGCTACACTCTGGGCATTTTGCCTTTGTCCTGATTTCCATTTGTCCCTTTTCCAGTTGGATTTTCCAACTACTAGTAGTTTAGCATTAACTCCCGACAAACGCCAACATTTCATTAACTCCGTGTTTCAGTGTGAAAAAATGAATACTTAAAAAAAAAAAAAAAAAAAAAAAAAAAAAAAAAAAAAGAGCAAGAGAGAAACCCTGCCCGAAGGCAGGGCTTCCCCTGAATTAATTTATTCTTGCTCGTATTCCATTTCGCCCGCTTCTTCTTTGGCTATCATTTCGTTTAGCCAATCAAGAGCCTTCTGGCGACCCTTGACGCCCTTGCCGAAGGTGGCGTAAGCGTCAATCTGGAGTAAGCGACCTAGAGACTTCATTGCTGGTTCTCGTGTTAGTTGGAACTTGCCTTCACTTTTAATCTCTGCTTCTAGTCCAATGACTATGAGCCTTGCTTGTAATCCGTTCATTGTTTCCCTTTGCTAAGGTAGCCGTTTTTGACTACATAGGTAGTCTACCAGTTTCTAGCGACAAGTCAAATTGAGGCGTGTCGGAAAAAGGCGAGTGTGAAAAAATGAATACAGCAGTCGTGCTGGTCAATCACATCTGGCAGGGGTGGAAAACAGGGGGCATACTCTAAATCGGGGCTGTAAGGCTTGTAGGGGGCTTAGGGGTCTAAATAGACATCTATCCCATACCTAGACCTAAAACTCTCTCTACGGGGCTTACAGGGCTTAAATCTAGAATAGTAAAACTCCCCCTGCCGTGTGTGAGCAAGGGGAGTTTTTTGAGTGTGTCCGACACTCGGCGGGATTTACTTGGTCTTAACCCACTTGATAGTGGTTTGTAGCAAGTGGTCGTAATCTCCACTCGTGGCTTCTGCGTAGTAAGCGTCTACAACTTCTTTCGGCAATCCAGCAGTTTTCATTGCTTTCATTACACGCCCAAGAATAGCAAACGCATTTCCATCTTCGCCAATCAACTTGACCTTTTTTACTTCTGGATACTTCACTTCCGACATCTCTGCCCTTTCAGTTGATTACTTCTTTTTCACCAACAACATCAGTTTACCACAACTAGCCCTAAAACCAAATTAGCCCCGTGTTATCGCGTCGCCCTGTGAAAAAATGAATACACGCAAACTCATCAAAAAATTCGCCTAACTTTTCATTAGGCGAACTTTTATGAAACTTTTACAGCGTGAATAATTTTGCTGTAATCTCTCCCCAAACTTGGAGATAGACTGCCAGCTTAAATTCTGCTTCTTCTTGTATTCTGGCGTGTAGTTTTCTGCTGAACTCGGTATCACCTTTAAACTCAACTTGGGTATCTTTGAACGCTTGGTTAATGTGGCGACCAACTTGGCTATCCAAGAATAGCAACTGCTCTCTGGTGTTTCTCTGCTCTATGCTCATCTTGCCTAGTAGGTGATTAGCAAGTTCAGTTACTTTTGTGTTGTCCATTTAGGAACTCCCTTTTCTTGTTATGTCTTAACTCTACACCATAGCCCCGACATCTCGCAAAACATACACGACAACGGCGTTAGGGTGTGAAAAAATGAATACGCCCTGCCCTGCCAAGAAACCTAACCCTTTCGGGTTAGGCTCTCGGTGAGATTGATTAGGCTTTTCTCGCCCTTTGGATTGCTTCTAGGACTTTGGTGAGTTCGTTAATGTGTTGTTGGTGAATACCAATCGTAGCGTCTTCGGTGCTAGTTCTAGCAATCTCTTCTTCTACTAGGCGTTCTATTTTGATTAGACCTAGAAAAGTTAGACCAGTCATAGATAGAGCAATGGTGTAGTCGTTCTCGGCTTCGCCTGTGTATGCGTAGCCTTCTGCGAACTCGCCAGACTGGACTATCTCATAGACAGACTTCTTGTTTGTAGTTTCCATTTGGAAACCCCTTTCTGTAATCTAGGCGACTTGCCTTTCTTGATTACATAGTAATCTTACACCCTAGCCCCGACATTACCAAATTGAGCAAAGACTAGGCGTGTTGGTGTGAAAAAATGAATACACTCAACCCTGCCAAAAACTTTCCCCCTGCCAACTTCGGCAAGGGGAGAGTTCGGGGAGATTACAATCCAAAGTTATTCAGGACATAATCTTTATCCAACTTAAAAAACTCTTGGACAACTTCGGTGTAAGCGTAATCTTCATCTTGCTCCCACTTGGTAATTGTTGAGCCGTCATCTGCCGTATAGACCTTGGCTCTCTCCACATTGACCAAATAGACTTCGCCCTTGTAGTAAGTATCAACGCTGTTGATTAGGAACTCCAAGTCGCCTAGTGCCATTGAGCCACTCTCGCCATAGACAACAACTTCGTTCCACTCGCCCTGTGAATAGCCCTTGAGTTCGTGGAATAGGTGTGGAACTCCCTTGCTGTTTAGGTAGTCGCCAATCTGTTTCTTGGTGTTAGCGAAGTCGCCATAATAAACGCTGTCGCTAACTAGCAATTGGATAGCGTTAGATAGTTCGGTGTTTGACCCGAAGTGTGCCATACCTCTAGCAGATTGAACTGTGTCTAAGGCAACGCCTAGCAGACTAGCGTAATCACTAGTGGAACTATACTGCCCTGTGTGATACGCCACTACTCTTGTGTTGCTATCTACTTCATAAATAGAACTGTTTAGTGTTTCTGTTTGAGTTTCCATAATTCCCTTTCAGTTAGTATCTCTAACTACTATCCACATTACACCATTGAGCAGACATTACGCAACATCTCGCAAACTCGGTGTCGTGTCTGTGAAAAAATGAATACATTCCGAAACAAATCTGTTACGGAAAATCCCCCTATTGCTAGGGGGACTTCTCGTATCAGTTCGGGCTAGTAGTCTTCGTCTTCGTCTTCGTCTTCGTCTTCGTCTTCTTCATCGTAATCATTACAAACCCCAGCACAGCCACTCTCGCCACAATCATCGCAATCATCTTGGTCAAACTGCCCAATCAAATCTACGAACCCAGCGTTCGGGTCTTCGTGATTAGTTGCTACGCCCTGAATGAATTTCAGCCCACAGGACTTATCAAACCAATCTCTTAGCGTGTCCATCATCTCGCTAGGTGTCTGGTCGTCTGTCGTTCTAATCTCTTCGTATTCATACTTACGCATTAGAGCAACTTGCTCGGTGTCCATAAGGACATAAATCTTGTGGCAGGTATCAAAGGCAATGCCCTTACAATCTGCCACAGCGTCTTCTACTTTATCCCAATCAATCATTTCGTTTCCCTTTACTAGTTGATACGCCCCTTGGCATTTCCAAGTGGTAGTACCACTCTACCAGATAACTAGGACAAAGCAAGTTAGGGTCGTGTTTGTCGTGGCTTATGTGAAAAAATGAATACAGGTCGCCAGCTTAAAAATAATCCCCCCTAGTTTCAGGGGAGATTATTCAGCGTGAGATTATGCTCGCCAGAATTCTAAGTCTTGTGCCAGCAACCACGCTACAAAGTGGGGATTGAACAAGACCTTATCGTGTCGCTTCTCTCGCATTAGGTCTATGGCTTCTTGTGCCGTATAGCCGTCAATCATTAGGACTAGGGCAAAGATTAGGCTAGACCTGTTTAGACCTGCTTGGCAACGCAACAAGACCTTTTCGCCACGCTTCCAATCAGCGTGAGCCATTAGAGCAATACGCTTAAAGGCTTCTAAGTCAAAGTCGGTATCACCACTATCAAAGTAACCGAACCTAAACTCTTTAACCTGCCAATACACAGGGTTAGCAGAAGCGTAAAAGGTATAGACACTATCAAAGTGTCGTGTCTTGATAGACCAATCAGGTCTATCTATCTCGTGGTGTTTGTCGCCAACACAATCATTATCAGCAGTTCCACCTAGCCACAAGTTAGGCAGGACTTCACTCCAGATTGAAATGTCCAACGCACCATTTAAGAATGGCTCGTTGCTGTAAGACTTCTCGTAGTTGTTCATAGTTTCCCTTTCCATAATCTAAGTATCTCATTAATACAACCTAAACTCAAACTCATTTATTCCCAGCGTGTTTAAGGTGAAAAAATGAATACAACCCTGTTCCCCCTTAATCCAAAGTTCCCCCCCTGCTCTCGCAAGGGGGACTTCGGCAACCTGTTTAGATTGTGGTGTGGATTATGTTAATCCTGATTGCTGGACTATCGTATTTCACTGCTTCCCAGATTTCAGGATAGACGGACTTAAGCAACTTGGTATCTGCTCTTGGCGTGATTACTTCGCTAATCTTGGCAACCTTGATGTTTCGGTGAATAAGGGTAACTGGTGTTTCGCCAACTTCGGCTAATACCTGCTCTCTTAGTGTGCTTGCTAACTTTTCCAAGTCGGCAATCTGGCTCTTTACCTTAGACAAGTGGTCTAGGGTATCTACCATTGACTTACTAACCTTAAGTAGGTTTTCGGTGGTGGTAGTGGTGGTGCTTGTAGTTGTAGTTTTGATGGTGTGTCCCTTTGTTGGTGGTGCTGTTTGGTGGTGCTATCTAATCACCTGAACTAGATACTAGTATCTTACCATTAAGTTTCCAAAAAAAGCAATACCACGCCAAAATTAAAAAGTCGTGTGAAAAAATGAATACAGATTAAAAGCTTAAAAATAATCCCCGTATTTCTACGGGGAATTATCTTGGTGAAGATTATTTACCACTCATCTTCTACTTTTTCGTATTCTTCTTCTTCTTCTTCTTCTTCTTCTTCTTCTTCTGCTTCTTCTACTTCTATGCTCTCAACGCTTTCGTATTCCAAAACGGCATCTTCGCCATAATACGCTGACCACGCTTTTTCTTCTGCTTCTTTTTCACTATTCGCAACAATAGTTCCCGAATAATTAACCTGTATCTTTACTTCGTAACTTGGCACTTTGTCCCTTTTCCCAGTTGGCACTTCCAACTGATAACCCCAGTTTAGCACACAATCGCCAAATACCTAATCAAGACCTCAAAACTAATTTCTTTGTGAAAAAATGAATACAACTTCGGCAGATAGTAAAATCCCCTGCTGGTTAGGCAGGGGGCTTACTTAATCTATTGCTGGATAAAACGGGGTCGGGTCATAGCAACCTTCACAAAAACCCGTCTTACTGCTTACTGAATAGCGTTCAGCGTCAATAAGGGGATTGCTCTCGTCAATGACTTCCGAGCAACTTGGGCATACTTCCTGTTTTGTATTTTCACTCATAGGGCGATACTACCACCCGTCAGCGACATACGCAACTAGCGACCCGTCAGGTGAAAAAATGAATACACAGCAAGCCGTCAAGTAAAAACGGGTAGCAACCGAAAGGGGATAAGGTTGCTACCCGTCAGGGCGGAAAAGACACGCCCGTTGCGATTAGGAGAAAGGGGGTAATCCTAATCGCAAGCCGTTACACTCTGCTAGCCGAGCCGTCTAAGGTTTGCGAACTCCGTTATCGGCTCGCCGTTACCGAGCCAATACTCGCCGTTATCAGCATTAACATAAATGTTGTCGTTGTCGTTTGTGTCCCCGATGTCCGAGCCGAAAGCGTCTATCCCGAACGATAACTCGCCGTCATAGTTTCCTAGCCGTGCGAACTCGTAGAACAGTTGAGCCGTCAAATAAGACGGGTCGCCAATCCTACCCGTGCGAGCCAGAACTGTCCTGACTGCCGTGAGTGCGTGAGAGCCTGCCCAATGCCCGTAAAGGTTTATCGGTGTTAAGAACTGCTCGCTCTGAACCTGTATTACAACTCTGTTTCCCATTAGCTTAACTCCTGCTCTTGTAGTTTCTCAAAGTGAGCCTGTCCGTCTGTTGCCGTAGAGATGTCAAAAATCTGCTCTTTGGTAACTCGCCAGTATGCGAAGACCTGCTCGGATAGTTGTGCGAACTGCTTTGGTGAAATCTTAACAACTGCGTTCCCTGCGACAATTTGGAAATGGTCGCTTAGGAAGTTATCAATCGTTAAGTCCTGCTTTATCGTGTTTCCCATTTGTTTCCCTTTCGTGTTGAGCCTTTCCCAACAACAAGTTAACCTTACCACACATCAGCGACAAACCAAACCAAGCCAGCCTGTAGTGTCCCTTGTGTGAAAAAATGAATACACTCTCGCTAGCAAATAAGCGAGAGCAGTTTCACTCTCGCCTATTGCTACCAAACTTCCATTGGCTCAGTTTCGTATACAAGTCCAACGCTAGTCAGGCGAGCAACCAAGTCGTTTAGTTGCTCTCCTGTTAGCGTGATTGGCTCACTCATTTTGCCACTTGCCACAACTCTCACAACTAGCATCTCCAATTCCCGTATTCCAAATTAAAGGTTCGTGAGAGCAGAAAGAGCATTTGTGGTATGAAACTCCACTCAACTCCATTTCCTTTTCGGACATTTCGCCCCAATAGATTTTGTGTGTTTTATTTACGCATTGTTCGCAAGTTGTCATTTGTTCGTTTCCTTTTCGCTTTCGCTTTCGCTTTGCTCTAATCTCTCAAAGGCTTTGGTAACTTCGGGGTCGCTTAGCCACATTAAGAAACCCTTAATGTCTGGTGTATCTGTGTTAAGCCCAAAGGTCTTTTCTGTTAGTGCCTTGTCGTTTTCGTTGGTGTTGATTTGTCTGCCCTTTCCATTGGCGTTTATTTGTGTGTTCATACTTAATACAACTAAGTAAGCGTGTTATTTATTCCCACAATCACAAGATTTATCGTGAGAAATTAATAAAGAGTTTTCAGGTAGTCCCTGAATACGCTCCAATAAGTCCAACGCTGCTCTGTAATCGTGTGCCCAATAAGGACTGGTGTCGCTAATCATTTGGTGGTAATAGTCTGCTGTTGTTTCAATGATGTTGATAGCGTCTGCCAAGTCCTTAGCAGGTGTAATGTGTTCAGTCATTTATTCCCTTTCGTGCCAAACCTTTTGGCAACATCTCTAACTTACCACTAATACAAAGTTAAGGCAAACTACGCCACGAAGATTTTTGTCGTGTGAAAAAATGAATACACTTAGTCGTGTTAAAAAAATAATCCCGCATTTCTGCGAGATTACTTTTTAGTTTTTAAAGTTCTCTGTCTGCCTTAAAAAGTTTCTTTAACCAATCTCGGCAATCGTAAGGTCGTGCTGAATACTCAACTAACGCCTGACCTACCAAGTCCAACTCCAACCAAGAAAGTTTAGGCTGGTAAGGAACAGCGAACTCCCCTAAGTCCTCGCTTGCGAACTCAACCAAAAGCAAGAAAGCACTAAGGGGGTTGCGTTCGTCGTGGTCATAGTTAGTTGCCCAAGAAACTAAGCCTGTGATTGCCTTAGCGTAATCTGGTGCGTTGTCTAGCAAGTCCCAAAAATCGGGGGTTGTTTCTGTTGCGTTGTTTTCTAAATTGTTCATAGTTCCCTTTTCGGCAATACTTCTTTTTCTTGCCTGTTGTAATACAAAGATACCAAAAAGCAAGAGTAAAAGCAAGTCCATACAGCAACAAATAATTTCAGGTGAAAAAATGAATACAAACCTGCCAAACCTAAAAGCCGAACAAAAGTTCGGCTCTGGTTTTAAAGCGTTCCACGCATTATGCGAAGTCTGGAAATCTGCTGGTCAATCTCTACGAGTTCAGCCATAGTCAGTTCGTCCGTTGCGATTGCTCGGGTTATTCCCTTGTCCAAGTCCATAACTCCGTCAGCGACTTTCCACCCACTCACAACTCCGACAAGGCGTTCATAGCGATTGTAGAGTGCGATAGTTTGTAGTCCGTTGCTCTCGGTTAGTGCGTTCAGTTCTTTTAGTTCCGTTTCCATTTGTGTCCTCTCTAAGACGGTTGTTGTGTTCCCAGCATACCCGATAGGCAAGCCGAAGTCAATCCCCCAAGCAAGCCGTTAGGCTCGCCTAAGCGAGCCGTCAGACCTACCATAAGCAAGCCGATAGACGAGCCGTTAGGCTCGCCTACCTGCCTACCTTGCCGTTATTCTGCGTCGGCTTTGTGAACGGTTCGGGTAAAGGTGCTAGTTCCCCAAGTTAAATCGTGTCCGATACTACTTGCGTCAATCTCAACCGAAGTCCCAGCCCGCTCGCCATTGTCCCAATCACGCACACGCAACACGCCCGATACGATTACTCGGTCGCCCTTGCCCACCGAGCCAGCCGCATTGACAGCCAAGCCACGATAAGAAGTAATGGTGAACCAATTTGTTTCACTCTCAACATACTTGGCGAGAGTTCGGTCAAACTTGGATACCGCACTCGCCAAGCGAAATGATGTAATCGGCAAGCCGTCTGCTGTTACTAGGTGTCGTGGTGTTGTTGCTACCAGACCTGTTACTACTATCTGCTGTTCTTTCATTTGTTCCCTTTCAGAACTACTTTTGTTTCGTTCTGTGTTGTAGTTCCAGATTACACCAACGCTAATGAGAAGTCAAGTTCATACGCATAAAAGTTTTCGTGGTGTGAAAAAATGAATACAACAAAAGATTAAAAAAGAAACCACCTAACCGAAAGGGAATAAGGTTAGGTGGCTGGTCTTTATCTGGTGCTGGCTACCAAGAACTCTGGTAGTAGAAGTCCCAGTTCAGAAACTTTGGATTACCAAGCAGGCGTTCCAAGATTACAACTGTGTCCTCTAAGCCTTTAAAATACCACTCGTCATACTCGTCGCCACCAAAGAAGAAACCAGAGTGGCGTGGTAAAAGGCTCTCTGCTTTGTCGTGGTCGCCAAGAACTTCTTTACAAGTGTTATGTAGGTCTGTGAGTTGGTCAGCAGTTACATAGTAGGACTTACAATCGTCCTCGCCATCTTGGACATTATCAACGAACCACTTGTGTATCTGGTTGTCTTTACGCCAATAGCCTACTTTGATACTAAGTTCCACACTTGGATAGTTGTCATCAACATCATCAGAAGTTAATCCTACCTGCGAAACAATGTTTTCGTATTCTTGGTTCTGTATTCTCACTAGGTCGCCATCTACTTTTTTGTAGTCGCTACCACTAATGTATTTCCTTGCGTATAGATACTGGTCTAGTCCCATTTGTTTCAGCCCTTTCTGGCTCTTGTTTGTTTGTTGCTATTTGGTTATGGTATCACTTTAATCGTCTAGTGTCAAGTGGAACTCACTAGGCAGATTTTCTTTTGTCCAATCAGATAAAGCCTGTTGTTCTATCTGGATTAGGTCTAGCCTTGCTCTTAGTTCTAAGAACTCTGCTAGTAAAGCCCCAGCCCTTTCAGGTCGTAGCCCTACTTCTAGTTCTGTCTGAACGCCCTCAAGCCTAGACAGCCACCCTGCTCTGCGTAATACTAAGTCGCCCAGCGTTTCTTTCAGGTGGTATAACTTCTCTAATAATTCGTTTTCGTCCATAACTCAAAGTTACCACAGCCAGCCCTGAAAACCAAATCCATTTGGAAACTATTTTTAACAGGTGAAAAAATGAATACAAAGCCAGAAGTTAAAAAAGTGTGAGCCAGTTTAGAACACTTGGCTCAGGTGTTATCTCTCTGCGAGATTGGTCTAGCGTTTCCACTCGTTTAGAGCAACCAACAATTCCTCTGGCTTAATCTTAAGTGCTATACACACAGCGACCAAAGTATTTGCTGGCATTTGTCTTTGCTTGTGAAAGTATCTGCTAAGGCTGGACTTCTGAAAGCCTGTTGCGATAGCGAACTGGTTTAGTGATTTGTAGCCTAGCATTTGGTAGCGTTCTACAAACCACTCCCAAGTGTCTATCTGTTTTGTTTTTGCCATTTTTATTCCGTTTCTTTCTCGTCCAAAACCTTTATGATTTGGAAGTTTATGTCGTCTAGTATTCTCGTCTTTGCTAACTCAAACTGCTCTCGGTTATCAAAGTAAAAATACACTCTCGGGTCATAGTCATAGTTCTCGTCATAGGCTACCGAGCCGTCCCCGATTACTACCACTACTTCATCTGTGTCCGTCTGCTTGTCGTCCCAAGTAACTAGGACATCTACAAACTCGCCTGTTTCTGTTTCCGTCTGGTTTTCGTTCATACTCATACCTTACACCAAGCCGTCCGTATTGTCAAACTCAACCGAGTAAGTGTCGGGGATTACTTCCAGCAAGCCAGTTGAGAACATACTCTCTAAACTGTCGTAGCCGTCAAGGTTCTCGTCAAGCCACGCCTCAAAGTCCTCGGTGTATTTGGTGTCCCCGATAAGCCAGTAGCCGTCATACTCGGTAGTCATCTCTAACCATTGAGCCTTGCCACGCCACGCAAACCAAACTCTCCGTTCGGTTCTGTCGCCCTCAACCTTAGTCATCTTGACATCTGGTATCCAGCCTGTTTCGTTTTCGTCTTTGTAGAAGTCGTGTTTCATTTTGTCCTTTTCCGTTAGTGATTTGTTGCTACTTGGAGATTACACCAAGCCGTCTGCTGTGTCAAGCATTTCTTCTAGCGTGTCTGGAACGCCACCACCCATAAGTAGTCCAGCACGAATTACTAGTTCAGATGTGCTAACCCCTAGACACACAGCAATTTCAGCCAACATCTCGCTACTGGCTTCTTTACCACCTTGTTCTAGTTCCCATAGGTAGTTAAATGAAATACGCCCAGAGCCACGATTAACAGTTTGTCTTAGGGTTAATCCATTGTCGTATCTGTGGTTGTTGATTACTCGTCCTAATGCTTTTCTAAAAAGCAGGTCGTCTTTTCCTGTTGTCATACTGTAAAGCCTTTCTCTTTCCCTAACTGTATCGCTGTTGCTATTGCTGTGTCCAACTCAAAGAATACATCACCATACTCCCAAAACTCGTCTTGGTCGTTAAAAATCTCAAACCAAGGATTATTTATACACTCTAACTTATTCTTACTAAGAACTTCCTCTAAGTCTTTGTCTGACTTAATGTTGTTCTCAAAGAAGTCGCTGGTGTATTTGATTACTTCGTAATCATCTTGTTCCTCGTTGTTGTAGAGGTGGTATCTCATCTCGCCATTACGCATTACATAAAAGTTGTTCTTGCTAGGGTCAGCCCAGATTTGTTCTATCCCAGCCTCATACACATAGAACTCTGGACTTTGCTGGCTGGCACATTGGCACTCTAAATCAAAAGCACCCTCACCTGTGTCTGCCATACCAAAGCCACACATCTCGCATAGTTGTTTCTTGTTTTCATTGTCCATAGGGAACAGCCTAGCATACGCCCCTGACATTTCACAACTCATTTCAGAACTTTTTATTACTAATCCAAAGTCGTATTCGCCTTCGCTGTGAAAAAATGAATACAGCCTAGAACTTAAACACAAGAACGCCAGCAGAGAGAAAGGGATAATCTCTGCCAGCGTTCTCGCTGTGGTCGCTAGTTCAGCGTAAGAACCCTAGTTGTTGGCTTGGCGTCCTCTGCCTTAAACATAGCCAAGATTTCTGGCTGTGTCTTAGCAAGGAACGCTACCAACTCTGCTGTGTTGTAGCGAGCAGGGTCTTTTGGTTGGACGAGTTGGATTTTAACTAAACGCTGTCCCTTTGCGTTAGTTCCAAACTTGGTCTGGTCGTTACCAAGTTCATCAAGGATAATCTCACGACTAGCCTTAACTACTTCGGCAACTTGCTTTTCCAAGTTGTGAGCATCTCGGAGTTCCCGAACTGCCTTTTGCCCCTTTGCCGAGAGTTTGACCTCTGGCTCTGTGGTTGGTGTCAGCACTACTCTTGCTGTTGAGGTGGTCTTTCCCACTGTCTTTGTGTTTGCCATACCTAAAACTTACCATTAAGGAATACACAAGTCAAGTCCATTTAGAAACAATTTTTACTTAGGTGAAAAAATGAATACAAGTTTCAGAGGGTAAAGGAAAAGACAGAGTGCTACTTAGAAGTTTGTGTTTTTCGCAGCGTTGCTCTGGTGGCGTTAACTTCCACCTCTGTTACTTTCAGCCAGTTCTGTATTTCGCATTTTGCTCTGTCTTTTGCTTTGGTCTGTTTCTCATTAAGCTAATTTGATTATGCCCTTATGGACAAGTGCTTCTATCTCCACAGACCTAGTTTAGCGAGTATTCACTCGGTTTCCTTGACATAAAGGGTTCGTCATTACACTAACCCCACGCACCAAAGTTGGTTCGGCGAGTGTCAAGCAAGTCTTTATTTAGTTGTCAAATCTACTCCGTTAGGCTACCAGAGTATAGCGAGCCTGTCAAATCCGTTTCCGTCTAGCCTGTCTGTCTGCTCTATCCGATAGCGAGCCGACACTATAAGCGAGCCTGTGTATCCGTCTTGCGAGCCAGAGTAATCCCTTAGAGCAAGCCGAGTAAGTCCGACTTCTCATTAGCCAGCCAGCGTTGGATAGATACGCTTGCCGTTCTCATCAACGACATACGAGTTCATAGTTCCCTCTACGAACTCCATAAGTTCATCAGGGTCGTTGCCGTTCTCTTGGACTAACGCCCAAGCGTTCTCAATGGTATCGGTTCGGACTTTGTAGGTCTTGGTAACGACAATCAAAAACTCTTTTTCATCTTTCGGGCAATCGTCATACCAATCACTCTCGTCGTCGTCCCTAGCACAGATACAGCCGTCCTCGTCGTCCTTAGCAACATAGTCAGCGTGGCTCTGTGGTATGTCCCACTCCTTATCCAGATACAAGTCGCCGTCCTTGCCAGAGTATTCAGCACCCCAGCCCTGTTCTTCCTCGCAACCGAAAGTAAAGTCAAGTGTCGGGTGTTGCTCTGCCATAGCACGAAATACTTGTTCGGGGATAGACCAAGCCGTAGAGAAAGTATAGATAGCCTCGTTCTCGTCCTGCTCTAAGTTAACATCTCTGGCGTCCCACTTAGTTCCCCAGTTAGCAATGTTCCAGCCATACCAGCCATTAGAGGTGTCTGTGGTTGCCTGTGGTTCTTTTGTGCCATTGGTAAAGCCCACGCCCTCAACGAACCCAACAGTTCCAAAGTATTCATCTAGGATTTCCTCTGGTGGCGTTATGAAGTTCCAGAACGATAGGTCGCACTCCCGAGATAACTCAATCTCAATCTTTCTGTCCTTGTCCTCAATCTTGTTATTAGTTCCGTCCTCGTTCCTAACCCATTGTTCGGATAGCCAGCGAGTTTCGTATTGCTTTCCAGCCTTATCAACGAACGCTTGGACTTCGTGTCTGTCGCCCTCTACGGACATACGATTATAGACCCAGTTTGGCATTTGTGTTCTCCATTTCTTTTGTTGTTAGTTTCACCTTATAGGAGTTCTGATTATTTGTCAAGATAGGAACGCCTCGTATTTCGGCAGGCTTTCCAACTTTGGTAAGACAATGTGTAGAAACATTGGCAGGTGTGCGAACTCTGTCTCAAACTCTAGGCTAGTTGTCCAATGGTCATCAACAAAGAAGTCCCACGCTTGGATAGTTGTTTCATCTATCGCAACAAGAGGTATTGGATTGTCGTAGTTGCTAAGGGTTAGTTCATAGTCGCCCTCGCTATCAGTGCTAAGTTCCCAATCAAGTTGGTAGGCGATAACACGCAATACTTCGCTGTCAGTATCAAACCATAGGTTGATGTCGTATTGGTTCGTGTAAGGAAATACCTCTGTGTCAATAATCATACTCTCACGATACACCAACACTAATGTAAAGTCAAACTCATCTGCGAGTGTGTTTGGTGAAAAAATGAATACGCTGTAAAAAGTAAAAATCTTCAGCATACAACTTCGCATTAGTTAGTGTAAAGTTCGCCCAGCCTTCGGCAGCTTAAAAATCCAAGTCCCAGTTAAAAGCGAAACCCCCCGATAGGAAATGGGAATAAACTATCGGGGAGTTTCTAATCCGTCAGCGAGAGCCTTGCTGTGAAAGGGGACAACAAAAACAGCGTTGCTCAATCCCTGACGGACTTCTATCTAAGCATTACGCAGACCAACCTGCTCTAATGCTTTCGCACACGCCGAACCAATCAGCGTGGCTATGTCCTTGCCTGTCGTGCCATTGACGAATACTGCCTCTGTGTTCTCTTTGACGATAACGCCAGCCCCACTATCAGCGTTCATCTGGTCAGGTGAAATCCACATCACAGCCACGCCGTTACGCTGGCACTCTTTCATAACTTCTTTGGCTCTCTTGTATTCGGTTGGAGTGTAGTGTCCGTCAGAAACGATTACGAGCAATCTCGCACCACGACCAGAAAGCAAATCAAGCGAGCCATTGAGAGCCGACCAGCCCTCGGCAAACTTCTCTGTTCCGTCTGGTGCTGTATAGACATTTACATCTGTCAATCTCTGCCCGACCTTGAGAGTTGGAAATACGCCAGAGCCATAATAGACCATAGCAGTTTTCGCCTGAACCCTGCGACCTGCCTCTGCCAGAACCCACGCTGTCGTAGCCATAGGGTTCATAGCAGAACCCATTGAGCCAGATACATCTACCATTACGCCAACAGTTAGAGTTGGCTCGTCTGTGTATTTGCGTGTCTTGTGTTCCCACGCCTCAACTGGAGTGAGTATGCCCTTGCTCTTGAGAGCCTGACCCTGAACCAAAGTTCTAGTGCGAAGTCTGCCAGCAGGGATTACGCCTGTTCTGGTAATGACATCTCTCTCACGATACTTTGCTCGTTCCAACATCTGCGATACACGAACGCTTGCTATGCGTTCCTCGCTGGTTGGTTGGCGAGTTTCTATCAGGCGAGAACTGCTACCTGTTTCACCACCACCAGACGAACGAGAGAATACCTTTTCTGCTGTGTCCTTGTCCTTGCGTTTCTCGTCAGCCTCTTTTGACTTCTCTGCGACCTGCTCTTTAGTTTCCTCTTGGTCTTGCTGTTCTGCCAAGTCGTCATTAGTAGCAAGTGAAGTGTCGTCAGCAGAGTTTTCTACTGCCTCAATCATTTCAGAGATAGCCTTACCAATCATCTCTTTCATCTCGTCAGACATCTCACTAGCAGTTCCACCCTCACCCTGCTCACCCTCACCCTGCTCTGGCTCTTGACCTTGCTCTACTGCTTTGTCCTTGACAAGTTGTGTCCAGAGTTTCGCAAGTTCTACGCCACGATTAAAGTCTGCTGGTCTTGTGTGAGATAGAGTTTGGAACTCTGTCCAGATAGAACGAAGTTGGTCTAGTAGGTCGTAGCCAAGAACTTCTGAAACCTTGTCCTCAATCAAGACGACATCATCAGGTTCTAATACGCCACCTGTAACTCTGGCAAGTGCTAGACCTGCCAACTGGCTCGCAACTGCGACAGCAGACATCTCACCAATCTTTTCGTTGATGTCGCCAAGTGAAAGTTTGAGAGCAGACGAACGCAAGAACAATCTGTTCTTAGGCATAATGTTCGCACCCAACGCCTCAATACGACTTTCCTCTAGCAGATAGAAACTGTCGTATTCACGCTTGGTAAGTTCATTAGCCTTAAACAATTCCTCAAAGCGTGAGTGTTCCCAACCAGAGAACCTAGCGTGTAACGCCTCGTGGTAGATAACGCCAACTGCCTCTGGAAACTCGTATTGGTTCTTGCGAAGTTTGAGGTCGCCAACCATTTCAGGAGTTGTTACTTCGCCAAATGCGATTGGTAGATTGACCTCAATCTCTGCTGTGTCTGGAATAAAGCAAGCAAGAGCCTCACCCATACCTGCGTCCTTACCACCATAAACAGCGAGGTCGCTACGACCTGACCACTCGTTAGCAAGGTGTCCAATAGTCGCACAAGTTGATAACCACTCTTTAGGAGTTTCGCTGGTGCGTGTTGCTAGTCTTGATAAATGTCCCATTTATTTTCCTTTGTTTGATGTTTCGTTCTACTGCGAGTGTAGCAGTTTGGTTTGAGGCTGTCAAGTCCATTTCTCAACTTTCTTGACAGCCCCACTTTAGCAGGAACGGAACTGCTAAATCTTTGCTGTCCTGACTTCCTCACCAAATACTCTGGTAAAGACATCAGCCACAACTCCCCTGTCGTTTTCAGGCGAGCAAGCGATTAGGTTGGAAACTGCCCAAGCAGTTCCGAACGCTGTTGATACATCTCGGAACGCAAGCAACTCTCGCATTTGAGGCGACCAAGAGATTTCCCCTGATTGCTGTTTCTTGCTTAGGTTCTGACTTGCTGTTACTGCTGGAACTGGAACTCCCAACTTCTTAGCAAGTCCCCAATCAGTAGTCATTTCTGCTTGGATTGAGAAACGAGATAGTAGAGCCTCTGATAGACGAACGCCAATCGCATTAGGGTTGGTCGCACCAATCACATAGAAACCTGACTTGGCTTTTACAGTTCCTCGTTCTGGGTTCTGTGTGATTGTGATTTCATCTCGTCCGTCCATAAGACCATAAACAAGTGATAGAACCTTTGGGTCAATCAGACCAATCTCGTCAATCAACAAGACCTTACCCTGTTCTACTGCTCTGGTCAGAGGTCCGTCAATCCACTCAAAGCCACCTGACGGAGTTTGGACATAGCCACCAACGAAGTCAGAAACTTCGGTGTCGCCAGTTCCAATAATGGTTTCTAGTTCCTCTGGGAACGCACCCTCAACGAGTGCTGTCTTTCCTGTTCCTGGACTTCCATAGAGCAAGATGAACTGACTTAGAGTTCGTGCTTTACGCAGAACCTCAATGTCTGTGTGTGTTCCCCACTTGCGAGCATAGTAGTCGTGTCCATTTGGACGAGCATACTTAACTTCGCCCTCAAGACTATCTACACTCACTTTGGTTTCCTTTTCTTTAGGTTCTGATTTGCCCTGCTTTGCTCGCAGACTTGCTCGTCCCTCTGCTGGCATTAATGATACTAGCCCTGCTGGAACTCCACTTGGGTCTAGGTTCTGAACTGCCACTCCAAAGATTAGGCTGGATAGGTCAGGGAACAGAGTGTCAATCTGCTCTGCTGGCATTGGTGTTGATGTTGGTGTTATTGTAGTCATTTTAGATTTTCCGTTCTGATAGTTTGACTAGTTGGATTATACAAGTTTTTCAGGCAGACCACAAGCAACTCTCGCTTTTTGTAATCTACGCATTAAAGCCTGTGGTGTTGCGTAACTTCCAATCTCGCTAAGGTCAAGTGCTGAAACCTCAACTACAACTGGTCGCTTACGAACTACGAACTGGTATGTAATCTGCTTGACCAGAGAACTCTCAAAGCGAGAAGTCATACTAACTGCTAACTCTTGTGCTGTGGTCTTTAGGATTGGCATAGCCATTGACACAGCGTTATCTACAAGTTCCTTGTTAGATACATTAGAGAAGTTGATACGCCATTGTTTGCGTGGCGAACTCTCTGATACTGTGCGTGAGTGTAGAGCCATACGAACAAAGTTTCCCTTGTGGTCATACGCCTCTGGTGTTAGCAGGATTTGAGTAACCCTGTTTAGGTCGCCAACTGTCGGAACTAACTCTAGGTAGAGTGCTTTCCCAACGATTGTCTTTTCGTCTAGTGGTGCTGTTGTTGTCATTTCGTTTTCCGTTCGTTCGTTTGTTTTGTTGTTACTTGATGATTAAACCATTAATGATTTCTTTTGTCAAGTCTATTCGCCAAGTTTTTTTAGCGTGGCGTTTATGAAGTCGTAAGCCTCTAATCGTCTGTCCTCTACGAACTTCTTAATAGTTGCTTGGTGGTTCTCTACCCAGTAGGCAATAGCGTTAGTTTCATCTAGGTAGGTAGGGTTTCCAAAGTCGTCAGCGTTAAGGCTAGGTGCGTAACCTATCTCTGTGTATTTGACTATGTTCTCTTTGTCGCCAATCTGTATGCCATTGGCAAATGCCACTAGCGTTATGCCAGCAAATCCCCACCTCTGCTTTTCGTGTAGGTTTTTCTTGTATCTGTAATAGGTAGCAGACACGCTACTATCCCACTCTTTCTTATACCTAGATAGTTCCTCTTTGGTGTAGCCCTCAAAGAACTTAGCGTGGTCTGGGTTGTCTAGGTATGGCGAGTTGCCATACAGCCAGTTAATACCAATCAGAACCTCAAGACCCTCAATAGTTCCGAGGGTATGTTCTTCGTTTAGAACTGCGTAGTGCTGTGGTGTCCAGCGTGTAACCCTATGGGTGTAAGGGTGTCTGGTAAGCGAGTAGTCGCCAACCTCAAGTGTTGCTGTCGTTGTTGTCATTGTCATACCAGAGAACTTAGCACAGGTTTAGAAATCTTGTCAAGCGTGTCGGGAAATCTTTTTGTATTCATTTTTTCACAAAGTTTGCGTGAGGTTGTTGCTTTTTGGAAACCTGTGTGCTATCTTTGTATTAAGGAGTTAGTGGAAAGTTGGACGGGTCAGAAGCCCCTTCGGACTTAACTTCGGATTAGTAAAGCAAGAACCCGTCATCATCAAGGTCGTCCTCGTCCTCGTCATCAAGGTCGTAGTCGTCTTCCGTTGCTGTCGGGTCAAACATTGGCAACGCACACTCGTAGCAGAGTGTCCACTGGTCATCTCCGTTGAGCACAATGGCGAACGGGTGGAAGTGTCCTAGCACTCCGACTTCCTCCGAGCAGTGCTCGCAGGGGTCAATGGCGAACGGTCCGTCAAGCAGGCCGCACTCTACGGCGGCGTCAATATCGCGGTCGGATTCAATCACGTGGATTTCTATATGTTGCATGGTTGTATCTTATCCGTTAGTGAAAATGGTGTGTTGGGCAGGCCGTTTATTTTTTTTTATCATCGACTGTGGAAACTCATCCGTTGACTCTTAATGCAAAGTTAGTCCGGAAGCTGAGCTCGCAGCTGAGCTCGCCGTTAGTGCAAAGTTAATCCGCTGCCTGGTGCAGCGCTTGCCGGTCACTCTTGGACTGTGAACAAGCCCGTCTCAGAACCTAGCCGTTGAAGGCTAGCCCTATCAGGCACGCCGCTTGCGTCCTTGCCGACGTATCCGTTTGCCCGTTGCCATCTTTGGTAAGCAGACTCCGTTGATGAGTCCCAGACTCCGCGGGCCGCATCTTTCAAATCCGTCACCAGGGCTAGTGCTAACTGAACGGTTTCTATCTGGCGGTTGCGGTTGCCTGGCCGAACGGCAGCCAGGTTCACTGTCACATCCGTTGATGCAAAGTTGGGGATGGCGGCTTCGTCCAGGACTTCAGCAGCTCTGAGCTTTTCAATAACCTTAGTGAGAAGTTGGAAGCGGGCCGCTCCTTCAAACTCCAGGGGCCTGGCGAATGCGAGTACTTCCGTTGTGTGACGTATCCGTTGATAGACCCCGTCCATCTGAGTCGATGCGAACTTTGGATTACCACCCCGTGTGTTTCCTTCGACGCTCAGGAACTTACCCGTTAGGTGAAACTCACGTACGTCTACTACCACACCAACATGCGGCATCTCAAAAGCGCTTGCCGCGAATTCCTCAGCGGCTGCGAAGAACACGATGTCTCCAGGCAGCGGCTTAGTGCGAAGTTGACCATCCCGGATAAACTCAGCAAGTGCACTTGCCGTTTGGACGCATCCGGGTAACTTTACACTAGCTTCCCTGGCCGTCACATCAATGAAGGCACCAGCCCAAGGGAGGCCGTCATATCCAACCATCGCACCAAACTGATTACGCAGGCCGGCGTTTGCCTGGTACCCTACGTAACTCTTCACCGTTGCAACAAATTGTTCCCGCTTAGTGCGGGCCGGGGTATCCGGCATCTGGCTTCTTTTAAACATTAATGCAAAGTCTTCCTGGTAGCTGCAGCGCTTCCGTCTTCTAGTGCTCTCCGTTGTTGAAAGACCTGAGCATATCAAGAACCGTCTTCGCTTCTTCAGCAAGTGCACTAAGGCGAAGATGCTCGATGCGAGTCGAAGCATTCTCAATATCGCTTAGTACATTCTCGTAATGAAGGCTTGCCGCCTGGAGAATATCTTCGTAGCTGTAGCTTTGCATTAGTCCTTAGTCTCTTGTTCAGGGCTGCCGTCTTCAACAACTTCAGCATCAATAGTTTCTGGTTCAGGGGAGAGTCTAGCAGATGCTTCCATCGCTGTAGTGGTCAACCGTTGCAAACGCTCAGCAATGATGCTGGCCGCTGGTCTTACGTCAATGTTGACCGAGGTATCTACTTCAATACCACCACGTACTCCGGCACGGTCTAGTATCTCCGTTGCTGCTTTTAGCTTCACCGGCTCAGACTCAGCACTTTCCATTAAGTCTTCCAGGACATCAACGGCGTACGGGGCAGCTTGCATTAGCTTATTGCGAGCACGCTCAATGTCATCCGATGTCTTGTGTTTGGTGGAACGCAAATGTATACGGCACAGGCCGTCATCCTTTGGACGTCCGCTGGACCATAGCATACATCTGATTTGGTCGTCCTTGATTTGACGGCACCGATGGGGGAGGGCGAGCGGTTGGCGTTTTTCACTACGCGGGCCGCCTTCTTCTTGTTCCTTAATCCAAAGTCGAGAAGCGTGGATGACCCACGGTGGAACCAGGTAGTCCGTCTTCTCTTCTGCTATCAAATCCAGGCCCGTTAGGAAATCTGAGTTGCGGTTATCCGGGTCAACCATAATCGGTTTCTTTTCCGCAAGGGACATGATGCGACGCTCGATAGTGCTTTGTTTAGAGCGGGCCCGTATTAGTCCAGTAGGGATACCGTTAGTGGAATATACAGGGTCCCAGTTTAACTTAGCCCTGCGTAAGACTTGCCGGTTCTCAAATGTATCCTCACACACGCCTTTGTCAACTTCTTCGATTCCGATTTCGGAAAGGTCAGGCCTGAGGTCAAGCGGTTCGTCGATTACGTATTCAGCACGGTCGTCATCGTTATTTTCAAAAAGCTCGATTGACATTGCATTAATCCTTAATGTAAAGAAGACGACTCCGTTAGCTGGGGAGAGGTCTGTAACGGAGTCGCCTTCGCTACAAGTTTACCAGACGCCAGTAATGTTATCGGTCTTCGATTTATGGTACAAGTTGTTTACTTAAGTTCGAGGGAGAGTTTATCTCGGACGAAATTTTTGCGAGTGGAGGGGCTGACGGCAGCCTTTTCACCTCTCATAAACAACAATCAAACTATAACACCGTTTCATTACTTTGTTTTGAAGATAGTGAATCGTCCGTTTTTATCTCTAAAGATGGTTTTTATGGTAGCACGAGCCGATTCGGACTTGGCTTTCTCTGCCCATTTTTGTGCTCTAATGACATCGCCAAGCCGAACATAGCCGGGGCTTGCGGTTTCTAAGTATCCGTTCTCTATCCAGTTGTAGATAGTCTTTACGGTTACATCTAGTTGTTTTGCGGCTACTGCAATCTTTAGTGTTTGCTCGCCGTCTTGGTCTTGCGGTCTCTGCATACGAAGTTTCCTTGTTCGTCTCGTGGTTGAGTTAGGTACGCAGTTGAACTGAACGCACCCTTGTTCATCCACAGTCTATCACGAACTTCGAATAAATCCTCAAGGTAGACGTATTGGTGTGCCCCCTCGATTCGTGGAACAAGTCCCCAACTAATCCAGTTATGGATGGTAGATGGGGACCTGCCTACGAGTTTAGAACCAATGCCTACTTTGACTTTGGTTTTTTCGGGGTTGGCTTGGCAGGTGTAGGTTTTACCGCCTTTGCCTTTGAGACTGCCTTTGTTCCTGATACTGGTGGTTTCTTGGTTGCAGGCTTTATTGGTGCTGTCTTCTTTGTGGTCTTGCATAAGCACTGTTTCTTTCCGCAGTTGTGGTCGTATGCCTTATCCTCGTTTAGTTGGATAGTTTGTTTCTTAGGCTTTGGCACTGGGTTGTTGTGAATCCTGTTTCCTTCGTCAACCAGTTCTTGAGTTAGTTCAGCAATGAACTTATCAATCGAGGTCTCTGTCTTCTCCAGAATCCATCTGCCCTTGTCGTCCCTCGAAATCGAGTCCTTCACTAGTGAGACTTTCTTCGCTGGTCCGTGCTGGTTGGTTAGTGGTCTGTTTCTTTTGAATAGCTTCCGCCATACGTTTTTCATTTTCATCCTTAGTTTCGTTATTTACTATGACTGCTATTGGGACCCAGTCTGCGTTGCATTCGCAACCACAGACCCAGAGTTTTTCATAGTAGCCAATTTCTCCTCGACACCCTGAGTGTTGAGACGTGGAACAATATCCACAACTCTCGTATGGTATCACAACTCTTTCCCCAGACCAAGTACTTCCGGGAACTCCTAAACTACTTTTCGCCATGCTCTAAAGCGTTCAGGATAAGTTCAGTTCTATCCTCGTGGTCAGTGTGTAGGTATACAAACTTATCAGACAAAGCATCCGCTAACCCTAAGGTCATGCTGTCAATGTTCACATCCCACATACTTCTTAGAGTCTGCCTAATGTTTACCTTGAAGAATACGTAGTGGTCCTTGTACCCCCTAGTGTCTCCCAAAGACCAGTTGGATTCTATGACAACGCCATCCAACTTCCCAAAGTAGTTATCTACTCTTGCTCTCATAACCTCAGCCAGAAGTTCAATCTTCTGAAGATTTACTACATGCTCTCCAGAACCCTCAATGCCGCCTCTGGTCTGTGCTTGCTCGTCTACACAGGCAAACAACAACTCGTAGATAGAACCTGTTGTTGTATCTAGTTCTGGGTACACTGGCTCGAAAGTACTTTTCGTATCTTCTATAAAACCATCCCTGATGTCTTTACCTAGGTGTGTGCCACCCGCAAAATCATTTACTCTTGACATTACATTTTCCTCCTGCAGTCATCACAGACCAAAGCGTTGTAGGCACTAGGCTCACTCAACTCTGCTCCATCTTCGTTTACTGGTACTGGACTTAGTCTCTTCTCTTCAGAGCATACATCACATTTCATTTCAATCAACCACTCCATACCAATACCAGCAGCATGAGCAGCAGCCATCCCCTGACTCAAAGCATGGAACGGACCACCACCAGTAGTCTTTCTCAAGAATGCTCTAGCGTTATCAACTTTCAACACTAGTCTGATTTCAGAACAAGGGCATCTATGTCTAGCGGCTTTACACACAGCCCTATCTCGAACATACTCATGTCTCTTGTTTGGATGTCCACATAAACAAATGCGACCATCTCTTGCTTTACCATCCTCAACCTTAGCCAAGGCTTCATTAGCCTCATCCTCGGAGAAGTTCAAAAATTCAAATGCGTTTTCATTCATAGCCATATCCTTACATTAATCACTCGCAATGTCAAATCCGACATGCTCCACCAACTAAACAACTTATTTATCTAAATATCTAAACTCACTGAAAATGCGGGAGGTACGAAAATCATATCACAACTCCAGCACAACTAAACCAACTTACTTAACTAAAACACACTGAATAACAAAACTCACTAAATATCTGCTAACCCCCACGAGCAACTTTCATACGCGTAGTACAAGTTTAGTTACTTTAGTTATTTAGTTAACATTTAAGGACATACTAACACTTTTTGCAATAAAACTATTTACATTTTCCGCTAGTATCTACCCATACATACTAACACTTTTTGCATCAAAACTCATCACATTTTTCGCTAGTATCTTTTTCTCACCCCCTAAAAGATACTAACACTTCCCAGCAAGTTTTTTATTATTTGCCGCTAGTATCTAACTGACATACTAACACTTTTCACACACTCAAAACTTTTATTTTCTGCTAGTATCTTTTCACACAACCCACTCTCAACTTCCAAAAAACGAACTCAAACTCACCCCAAACACGACTCACTGAACCCCCAACGAAGTATAATTGAGACATGGAACTAGGCCAAAAAGAGCTTTTAGAAGCACTTATAGAGAGAGTGAATCTCTGCTCTGAGGTCGTCCAGAACGTCCACAAGCAACTTGAGGAACCAGAAACACCTGACGAAAAGGCTGACCTTCTTATAGCAGTAGAGTATCTCGCTAAAGATGTGTTCGCCCTATTACTTACAACTAAAGACCTTGTCTGGGGAGAAGAACCGACAGAGGAATAGTGCCAAAGCACAATGCTAACGAGGGAGAGCGTTGTACTTACAAAGAAACACCTAGAGACAGAAGAAGCAAAAGACCGCTGTTATTTTCCATAACAACGGCCTTTATTTTGCTATCTCCGACAGCAGCGACTAGCGTCGCCCTCGCTTCTTTGTCTTACGATACTGAACGTATGCAGCCACAAAAATCAGCACTAGGGCTGATAACCAACCAACAGTCAGTCCTACCCAAAAGCTATCGAGATTTACTGTTACCTCGTACATCTTTAACTCCTTCCGAGAGTGATATTAACAGGATTGAGTCTAGCATAACCCAAACCCAAAAACAACTAGACACACTCTCTCAACAACTCCCTAAGGACCAAACCCAACTCACAGCCCTACAAGCAGCCATTGAAGTAGTTCAGGCTAGACTCGACCAACTAAACGCCAACCTAAAGACAGCCAAAGAAAACTACGCCCAATACCTAAAAGCCCAGTCCACCCTATCCTCTGCCCTAGACAAATACAATGCAGCCGTTCTCAACGAGAAGAACCTTACCCTTGCTCTAACCCAAGCAACCTTTAACTATGACACTGCCCTAGCAGCACTCAACAACCAAATAGCAATAACTGCCTCTGCCAAGGAAGCACTAGACACAGCACGCTCAGCCTTCACCCAAGCAACTTCAGAACTAAACCAAGAACGCCAAGCACTCTCGCTTCAGGAACTACTCACTACTAATGCAAAGTCTCAGCTCGACTCAGCTTCCAGCAACAACCAAACACTAACTCAACTTTACAATAACGCAAGCGAAGCACACTCAGAAGCCCAGGCAGCACTAACCCAGGCAGACTTCTCACTAAGCCAAGCACAGGCAGCATACAACCAGGCACAGACTAATCTAAACCAGGCACAGTCAAACTACGACAACAACCTTATCCCTGACCCCAACTGGACAGCACCTACCTACCAAAAAGAGAACACCCGTTTAGTTCCTTACACCGAGATTCAGTTAGTTAGAACACTTGTTCCAAGAACCACATACATAACCACAGGCGGAATCAAAGCAGAGGTCTTCGACCGCAGAGGGTATAACAATGCCCCACCTCTACCTACTCAGAACGAAGTACCAATCCACACAGAAACAGTTCAGGAAATTAACTTCAACTGGGGTTCAGGACAGGTTCTAAACTCTGGACGCTCTGAGGATGTCATTGTTCGCTTTACTGGGAACATTATGGTTCCACAGGACGGCTACTACCAGTTCTACTCCCCAGCAGATGACGGAACCAAACTCAACATCGCAGGCATGGACCTAACCGAAGACTGGTACGACAAAGGCGGAGGCGGAACTATCTCTGACCCAGTATTCATTAGAGCAGGAATCCTCTACCCATTCACCCTCCACTACTACGAAAACGGAGGTGGTGCTAATGTCTCCCTCCAGACCTACAGCCCACAGCAAGGGTTCAACGTTCTACCATCTACTTGGCTAGGTACATCAGTAAGGGAAGAAACAACTTACGAAGAAGTCATTACTTACGAAGAAGTTACCAAGTACAGAGAAGAAATCTACTACACCACAGAACCAGTCCTTATCGAAGGCACCCTCCAAGTAAAGATTAACGAAGGCGGCCAAGCAACCTTCACGGCCCCAGAAGGCTCAACCTTTACAAGAAGCAACCTACGCTACGAGGCAGTTGACCGACCAGAGTGCGGCGTAGACATCAACCCACCAGTAAAGGGCCAAACCCAAGTAACCATCTCTGCCGACAACTCAGTCTGGGGTGACCCTTGTGGTGGCTGGTACAAGCACATCACAGGAACCATCTCCTACCTTGGACAGCCAACAGCCCCACTCATCAAGAACCCTGCTCTACTTGCACCTCTACAAGAAGCACAGGTTGCTAAAGACTTAGCACTACTAAACCTCCAGCAAGAACAATCAAAGCAAGAAGCGTCTCAGGAGAGTTTTAGCACTGCCACCCAACTTCTCACTAACGCACAGGAAGCACTAAACAACTCAGATGCTGCCCTGGAAGAAGCAAATCAGGCTTATTTAGAAGCTCAAACCCAACTTTCTACTAACAAATCTAAAGTTGCAGAAGCAGAACAAAAAACGAATACAGCACAAGAAGACTTATCTTCTAAAGAGTCTGCCCACACTTCTAACGAACAAACCCTACTTACTAACCAACAAACAGAGCAGTCAGCCCTAGCAACTAAAACCTCCACCGAAACTCAACTATCTACCGCTAAGTCCATAACAATAGCAACCTCCACTGAAAAGACCGCAGCCGAAGCACAACTGACTACAACTGAAACAGAAACAGCAACTGCCTACCAGACGCTCGCAACCATACCTCTACCTGACCTAACACCAGTCCAGCAAATCCTAGACATAGAGCCAACCCCAGAACCAGAACTAGAAGAACAGGGTTCAGCAGAGATTCCAGCAGTCATTGAGAACCTAATGGACATCAACCTTGAAGCCGTTGACCCTACAGAACTGACCGAAGCACAAGCAGAACAACTAGTAGCAGCAGCCCTAGAAACCTTCGAGACAGCCACAGAAGGCTCACCAGAGTACGAACAGGCTCTCGACGCTCTATTCCTTGCAGCCCAGCAAGACGACATAGAGGTTGACCCTGCACTAGCAGACATCCCAGGAGTTGGACAAGCAGCCGCTGCAGTAGTTGCAATCTTCAACTTAGTTGGCAACGTTGGTGCCGACATCTCCCCAGAGAAACGCAAAGAGGCTCAGACCCTCGTTGTAACCACCCTAGTTGTTGGGCAGATAGCCCAAGCTGCTGCAATGGCTTCAGCCACATCAGCAAGTTCATTTAGAAGAAAGTAGAACAACCCATGAAAAAAGCATTCAAATTCATAGGCGAACTATTCAAAGACATCCTTGACCAAGCATGGACCCTACTCGGTCTTGCTCTTGGTTGGGTGCTTCTTGAGGGTTCAGCCAGAGAAATTGTAGGGAAACTAATCGGAATCACCCTACTCATTTGGATAATCACATTCCCTATTAGAAGAGAGAAAGAAGATGATTAAGTATCTAAAGGCTTACTACTCCCTAAAGCAAGAAGATATAACTCCCCTTGCTCTAGCGTCTTGGCGTGAGTACATCAAGGGCAAGAAGCGTATCTACAACATGGACGTCTGCACTAGATACCAGCAAGCGTTCACTCACTCCTACCGCCACGAATACGCTAAGTCCCAACTAGCAGTTCTCAAACAGCGGTAAAATTAGACGTAACCCTCAAACGTAAGGAGACATAATAATGTCAAAAGAAATCAAGTACTTCGAACCATTCTCACCAAAGACTCGCGGCGACGAGCTTGGTAACCTAGCACCATACCGCAACGGACGTCCACACAGAGGACAAGACTGGGCTCCAAAGGAGAACTCACCAATCAAGGCTATCTGCGACGGAACTGTAGGAAAGGTATTCTGGACTGACGTTCTAGGACACTGCATCGTACATTCATCAGCAGACGCTAAGTATTGGGTGCTATACGCACACCTTGCAAAGGAATCAACCCTAAAGAAGGGCGACAAGGTTGTAGGCGGACAGACTGTTCTTGGTCTAGTTGGTGGCGGAAGAAACACACCATCAGGCTCAGCCTCAACTGGTGCCCACCTCCACATGACTGTTGCCAAGATGGGACCTAAGTTCTCAGGCGTAGACGCTCACCTTGCACCATTCGATGACCTAGTTGACCCACTACCACTCTTCAGTGCAGCACCTAAGAAGACTGTTGCAGCAAAAGTTGTATCAGCCGTCAAGAAGGTTGTTCCAACCAAGAAGCCATAAGTTTCCGACAAGGAATAAGAAAACCCCCTGCCTAGAAAACAGGGGGCTTTTCTTTTTAACTAACGTGCGTTACCCAGAAATACTGACATCTCTCACAGCAAGGCTTGTTATCCACATCAGTCAATGCACTACTGAACTGGAAATAATACACAGGGTCTTTGCGATACAAGTTTGCTTTGTGTGTAGCCATAACTCTGTGGCTCTTCTCGTTGTCGTGGAACCACATAGGTAATCCATCTCCCCAGTTGTCATAGTTTGCTAAAAACAATGTATTGATATTACGCACATTATTTATAGTCTTGATGCCACGCTTATCAGCCTCTTCAACACAAACCATGACGTAGGCTAACAAAGCCTTCTCGTGACCTCTCCACATCTTTACTGCAGGGTGATTACGCCATCCGGCTTTAGGGTCGTCATTACTAAGGACGTTGAGGATTTGGTATCCCTCAAGGATTTGCTTGTTGAGGCGTTTGTTATCCAAAACCTCTGCGGACTTGTTGAAGTCCTTGTACGGTAGAAATGTTTGCATACTTAGAACATACACACAACCAAACAACTTGTCAAGTACATTTACATATATTTATTAAATAAAAAACCCCCCACCAAATCAATCGAAGGTGAGGGGTTTCTTATCGCAGAAAGGAGCAGTAATAAAGGGGAACACAAAAAAACCTTTATTACACTATTTATTATAGTCCTTTTCTGGAGGTTTTGGTTAGAAACGCCGAATTACTTAAAAAAGTCATCGTCGTCATCGTCCCCAAAAGCATCATCATTTTTCATCTGAAGTTCGATGTTATCCATCAAATCTTTGAAAGTCTTCATGGTTTCAGCGACCTTACGGCTCTTGACTTCCATCTCTAACAGCTCAGCCTTGTAAATCAACTTAGCCATCAGCCTACGCTCACGAGGGGTTAGGTTCTTGAAGGTAACGTTAGCCAAGATGTTGAAGTTGATTTCAGCCAAGTGGCGGTTCTTCTGGAGCTTTCTTATGTAACGTTCACGCATGTGTTTTCCTAACTATTATTTATGAGACTATCTTAGCACTGACGCAAGAGTGGAATCGATACTTGTTATAAATTCCTGAATACTTCCGTTGTTGCGTAGAACTAAGTCATACTCAAAATCTGCCATACCATCCTCAGACGCATGACCATTAGCAGCCTCTACACCATCACGTTCAATCCTGATAATGAATCCACCATCAGCCCTAATCGCTTGAGCCTCGTTGAGATACCTAACGTCTGAAACAACGCAGTTTCCCTCAATCTGAGAAACACGATTCATAGTCTGCTCTACCCAAAAGTCTTCGCCAAACATCTCACGACCAACTTCAGTACCCATCCGTTGCATTAGACCACGAATGTCTGGACTTATCTTCTTAAGTTCTTCCCAACCAAATACTCCAACAGCAGTTGCTAACTTAGCCAACTTGAACCCACCAACCTCTATCGTTGGATTCAAACGAACTAATGCCTCACGCATAGGGTCAGCAAAAGCAATCTTTGTATACCCACCACCACTAACCAGATGGTCAGCAAGAGTGTCTTTACCAGAACGTGCTACGCCACTAAGACCAATAAGGTAGCCCACGACTACTCGTTCTCGGGCTTTTCAAAAGCCAAGCGAGTGATTTCCTCAGACGCAAGCAATACAGCAATAGGTGCAGATGCAGTAATCAATACACCAACCCACGCACGATAGTCAGACAGAGAGCCATCCCAGAACGCAAGTGTGTGAGCAATGTTGGCAATTACAGAAACAGACGCGAACGCAATCAGCCCAGCAAATGTTCTCCAAGTGCTTTCACCTCTGGCTTTGAAAACAACCAAAGAGATTGTGTAGGCCAAAATAGCGGCGTCGATGAAAATGGCTGGGAGCCACTGCAAGAACGGAGGTAGCCCAGTCCACGCAGATACTTCATAGATACCACTGAAAGATACGCTGAACGATGTAATCATCAGCAACGCAACCAAGATAACAGCCGTTGCCAAAACTGGAATAGCATCTGGGTTGATACGAGCAGACTTCTTTTTAGGCCAGTCGATGTCAAGCTTTGAGAGGTCATCAATAGCCTCTAGACGAGCATCAACGCTAGTCTTCTTGTTATCAAAAATCTCACGCACGCTTGTAGGTCTAGGCGGAGCAGGTGATGCAGGAGGAGGAGTTACAACTCCAAGCAGGGGCTCAACTACAGCAGCTCCACCAGCATTCAAAGGGGGCATTAGTTCCTCGGGAAACTTCTCATAGAAGTTGCGAGGGTCATTTTCTTCATATGTCATTTTTGTTCCTTGTCTTTGTATTTTACTTATTACTACGCCACTATACTACTAAAAATCCAACTGTCCGTCAACCTGCTTAGCGGCGTGGTTTAGACGACCTTCAATGATAGGCAGGTAATCAGAAGTCAACTCAACGCCAACAAACCTAAACCCTTCCAACAAAGCAGCCTTACCTGTTGAACCTGAACCAGTAAATGGGTCCAGCACCACTCCACCCTTAGGAGTTACTAGTCTTACCAACTCACGCATGAGAGAGGTTGGCTTTACCGTTGGGTGTAAGTTGTGTATCTCTAGACCTTCGTTGCGGTCTTTCTTATTAGCTTTTGCAGTGTAGAAGAATCTACTAGCACCACCAGCATCATTAAAACCTCTTACAGTGCCATCGATATCTTCTCTAGCACCATACTCAGAACCATACTTACCAGAACGGATATCTGGCACAGCCATCTTTCCTGCTCTACTTTTGCTGACTCCACTCTGTCTGTTTACTTCCTTAACAGGACAACCCTCTATGCATTCAAACACAGCAGTAGCGACTTCATAATCACGATACTCAGAAGTATCAGAGCCTCTGTCAGGGTCTCCACCAGCAAACGTACCCTGAGGTGCGTTGTGATTACTAATAATTTCTACAGCAGTTCCAACCTCTACGCAGTCTTCTGCGTGAGTAAACATGACATTTGCCGGCCAACGGCCAACGCTCTTGCGACCTGTATAAGGTTCGCCAACAGCATCTCCAAAAGGTTTAGCACCGTTATCGAAAGTATTGATAGTAACTTCCTCATTGCCAACACGAGTTCCATCGATGTTGATTCCACCGACACCCCACTTAGCAACATTCAAAGCAATAGTCTTCTCACTCACAGGCTTGCGAGCAACGATGATAGGTTCTAGGGCTGGCTTTAGTGCCGTTCCCCATCCTTCCCATTCCTTTGCCAAATCTGTTGAAGCCACTGTGACAGGGATATCACGAGCAGGAACACCAACGCTATCGGTACTACCAGCAAATAACTTATCGCCCTTTTCAGACCAGTCCTGTGCAGCACTTCCTACCATCCTTTTCGTTCCAACGACTTCTCGCTCTGCTCCCGCAGCTTTATCCATTGCCTTCGAGATATCCATACTCTTAGGAAAACCAGAACCATAAATCCATGCGATACCATCACGAATCTCAAACCCAGCCATACGAACAGACAACCCCATAAGGTCCTGTGTTCTTGAACCAGCAAACACCAACATATGTCCACCTGGCTTTAGAACTCTAAAACACTCATCCCACACAGCAGGAGGCGGAACGAAAGCGTCCCATGCTTTGCCCATGAATCCCTTACCGACGGGCGTAAAATCACGTTCTCCAGTAGCCCACTTAGTTAGCGTCTCTGCTACATGCTCAGGGTCTGTATTACTCAACCCATAAGGAGGGTCAGTTACAATCGAATCTACGGAGTTATCTTCTAATCCACGGAGAACTTCTAAACAGTCGCCGTTGTAAACTACAGCACCGTTTGCGTCATAAAACTTAGTCATAGGCTAAATCCTATCAACTATCTGAATCTTCTAGTAGCCAGTCAATTAGCCCAGGATTCTGCGAGAACACTAGTAATAGCGAGTTCTCAATGGTTCCAATGAGAACTCGCTATTACTA